ACCGGTCTCTTCCTCGTCCTCAAGAGCCTTCTGCATAGCCTCTTTCGTATCGTCATCAAGTTCTTCGATCTCTTCAGGATCAGCTACCTCCAAGTAGTCTCTTACGGGAGTCTCTGACAACTCTTGATCTTCAATGGCTTCCTTCACGGAATCTGCCTCGTCAGAATAGATCTGGCACATCTCAATGAGATCAGACATGTCATGTCCACCATGAACCTCAGCAAGGTGAGAATATGATTTCAAGTACTCAGCTGTACTCTTTACTTGATCAGCAAGATCCACAGAAGGATTGTTGATCATCTTATTATAGTCTCCCTCCAATTCGTTAGCCTTATCTTCGATAGAAGCTACTTCCTCGTCAGAGAACGTATACTGTCCGAATTGAAGGCTATTGTCGTATGCAGCTGCCTCCTCAGGAGAATCGAAAGGTCCATACTTAAGAGAGAAAGTTTCGTTTCCGTCTTCGTCTTCGCCCTCATCCTCTACAGCTGCATCTGGTTCGTCGTCGTAGTTGGTAAGGATATTATTTCCACTTCCATCAGGATCAGCAATAGTAACCTCACCATCGTTGTTAATATCCTCAATAGCGACCTTTCCGTCACCAGCATGTGCAAGTACTAGATGATTGTCGCCGTCATTTATTTCGCTCTGACCGTTCTCTCTAGCTTCTTCAATGGCATCCATCAGCTCTTTTCTTTCGCTGTCTGAAGTCTCATCACTAAATATGCGGGTCATCAACAGAGTATCATTCATATTTTAGATATTTTATGTTAATTTACAATTTTAAACTTACTTCTTTGTACTTTGGGTTCAGCTTGATTCTTCTCCCCATACTCTACAGCCTTTGTCATAGAATAGTCTGGATTCTCATCCGTCATATTCTTGGCCATAAATTTATTGAAGTATCCCAGAAACTTTCCTGATCCATCAGATACGGCATATTTCCTATGGAATTTTGAAAATACCTTTAAATCTCCAGAATTTCCTTCACTATTAAGGAATTTGCTATTGAAATCTTCTCTGGATAGCATTGTCCAGTTTGGATGGGTCTTCAATAGTGGTCTTATCATTCGGATAGAGTTTATCGCACGAACTTTTCCTTCGTCATCTATGAGATAGAATTTCTTATTGCTTACATAAACATTTCCATCTCCCTCATACTTATCTAACTTTATTCGAGATCCAGCGTCCTCCGCAAGCGTCTTTTCCCCATTCTCGGAATCAGTGATAACCACCTTCCCATTCCCGAGATTGTCTATCCTATACTGAGAAGTTTCGATCGAACCTTTCTCTCTTGCTTCCTGTATATCATTTGCTATTTGATCAAGGACAGGAGTCTCCTGATTTTCCATAGCAGAGAATATCCTCTGAATTAATCTATTCATTAGTATATCTATTTTATTTTTATCAGTGTATTAGACCAGAGGAATTATCTCTTAGTATCTTCTTTTTCTATCTTCTGAGAAAGTTCGTAGAGCTTAGTGGTAAGATTCTCTATTGTTTTAATCTTATCAGATAGATCTTTTCTAAGAGATGCAAGCTCCTCACGGTATCCTTGAATCTGGAGCTCATACTCCTTCTTCTGATTGGCGAGCTCAGCCTTATACTGACTTATCTGATCTTCATAGCTCTTTTTCTGCTCATCATGTATTCTCTTCTGCTCTTCCAGTTCTTCCCTGTACTGACTTAATCTTGCATCGTACTCCTCGATCTTTGCCATGAAATCCTCTTCTTTTTTCTTAAAGAATCTTTCATGTTCCTCAGTGTACATTCCATACAATTGAGATACTTTTTGAGCAATGTCAGCGTCAACAGAATTAGCAGTAGACTCTTCCCTTCTGGCCTCCGCCTTTAGCTTTTGATTTACATATCTTTGGCCTAATATACCTACTATACCTCCACCAACTACGAAAGAGATGATGGACTGTATTAGAATTGGAACTACATCCATACTTTATTGCCCTCCATTATAACCTTCAGATTCACCAGACCCTTGTCCAGACAAGAAACTGTTTATAGTCTCATCGGTGATGAGGTCCCTCAAGTCTGGGTCAATTGTCTTTATCTGATCCCTAGTATATTCCAACAATTTCTTAGAATCTATGTATCTAACTTCAGATGCAGATTGCTGGGCTATCATAAGGGCTTGCTGAATACCATTCATCAGCTGGGTTAGGATGTCGAGGTTGACCAAAGAGACGTTATAGTCAATGTCAGTCTTAGTAAATAGATTCACTTTGATCTCGTCGAGGTCAATGTCTCTATTGTAAGTTTGGCGAATTATTTTCTTTGCTTCATATTTAAGGCTTTCAGTAATGTTCATCTTTATACTATGAATCTTACTATTAAGCCTTTGACTTGACTTAATGGCTTCCCACTTTGTTGTATCACCATTATACAATGCTCTAGGGATTCCATTATAAGTAAAGATGTTCTCTCTCTTCAAGTCTTGCATATTCTCAGCCTCAATTATCTTTTGAGATATTCTACTGAGATCTATATCAGACATGTTTCCGACTCCCCCATGATAATCTGGAATAACTTTTATGTTATTAGAGATTGAATTCATTATGGAGTTTATGTCGAAATTAGCTCCGAGCACCATCGAGAGATCCGTGCTCTTATTTATCATATTCTCGACATTTATTGCAAACTTAATACCTTCATCTTTAGGGGTATTATTGTCGAGACTTATGGACATAATATATGGCTGGATAAGATCTTTTATAGAAATAAGAGATATAAGTTGTTCCTTTAAAAGATACTCCTTAATCTTAGCCATTATATTGTAGTATAGGGGGGTTCCTGCGTATAGGGAGCTTGTCTTAACCAATGAATAGTCTTTATCAGACCCAAAGATGACATCGTTCTTCTTAGATACATCATCTATAAGCGGCAAGTCTGCCTGACCTATCCTGAAGATTGAATCTGGATTAACTACATATGGCTTTCCATTAGTTCCTATTACAATGTGGGATTCTTCATCCCTTCCCCTAAACTTAGTGACTACACTGTTTGGATTCTCAAGATCATACTTCTTGAAAGTACCATCTGATTCATTCCTGACTATCTTAATACAGTAAGATCCATTATATATTATGGAACTTAAGTTTGCCTTTACTTCAGAAATTATGTCAAGGTACCTAAATATTTCATTTACGCCTGTCTGCAAGAGTTCTCTGTCAGCAACAGATTCCTCTATAGCTATCAAATCATCAGTCGTATTGAAATATCCTACGAGATAGTCACTATAAATACTAATTATAGACTTAGTAATCTCGTTGTTTTCATACATGGTCAACTCCCCGATCTTACCATAATACGCACTCAGGGTTTTAGAATTACCGTCTATAGAGTTTATTGACTTATCTCCTCCTGGTAATCCTGGTTGACCAAAAGAGCCACTCATTCCACTGTTATAGGTTGGAAAGAGTCCTCCACCTATAACCCCTCCGGATACTGAAGACTGAAATGAGAATGATTTTAGTGATTCGATTAGTGAATTGAGCATGATTATATATTAGAATAGCTTTATTCTACCGTCCTCGCAATAACTATACGAAAAGGCGGTATTTACTCTAGTTTGAGTAAGATTTTCTATTTTATCTTCTTTTGTCAGTTTGAACTCAGAAGTAGATCCTCCGGACTTTACTATAACCTTAACGTCATCTTCTCTTCCAAGATTCTCTCTTATGGAGTTAAGAATACTAACGAGAATGTCACTCGATCCAGATGGCTGTTCAAACTGAATAAGTCTAGTTCCCGATTCTGTATCTGAATGAGTTTTTGTTTCAGAGATAGCCTCTACAAGTCCAGGAAACACTTGTGGGATCAAGGCATCCATGAACTGATTGTAGTACTTCTGTAAGTTCTGTATATTTACCCTTGAAATCTGTCCACCACTTCCAAGTTGTGATAGGGATCTCTTATAGGCCAAAGAAAGATCTTTTGATACAGTAGCCATATCCTTGGATACAGTTCCTAGTCCGGTAAGTGCGATAAGCTGCTTACCGCTCTTCAGCTCAGGCATAATATCGTTGAATACTGCCATGAGATCGTTCAGGAACATATTTCTTAGATTAATGGCCTGAGTACGATTAGAGAGTATCTTTCTTCTGTTTTGAGTATAAAATCTCCTATAATCAAGGATAATATATCTGAATCTCTGTTTGATAGGCATTCCGCTTATCCGGACACGCTCTTTTATAGATGCAGCACTAAATCCTTTGTCTTCAATAACTACTGGATCGTCAGGTATATTATCATCATATGAGTATCCTGCTCCAACAGAAGTAAGATAAGATGTATCCAGAAGAGCATCCCTGTCTATAGTTGCAGTAGCATATCCAGAACTAGGATCTACCTGATAATTGTAGATAAATTCATCTGGATCTCCTTTAAGTCCGCCAAGAGAAACGAGCCTTCTAATTCCCTTTATCATCTGAAGAACTGCACCTTCTTCATCCGTCTTATTAACATCCTTTAGTTTAAAGGTTATGTCTATAGTATCTGTCATATATTCTTATATAGAAGAAGGGCAGCCAGTAAAGACAAGCTGCCTTTCAATGAATTAATAATATTCGTCAAATTTAAGGGAAATCATTCCAAATCAGAACAGTTTATTGTACATCTCCTGTATGGTGTTCTGTGGATTATACGCTGCTCCAGAAAGACTTCCCATATCTGAGTACAACTTTGATATATTTTTAGTAGATAACTGCCCTGCCTTATCTATATTCTGATATAAGTGGAATACTGCTCCAGATACAGCATCAGCGATGTCCTTAGAGTTGTGTACTACTATGTTAGTTCCAGATACGCAGAAATTATGATTATCCGACTCTACCTCAATATCATACACAGGGACTTTGAATCTTAATGAGAACACATCTCTTCCAGTAACTTCTGTATCAAAGGACTTCTCTCCGAATCCTCTGCATATAGCTGTAGATCTCAGTTTGAACTTATCTGCATTAAGATACCCATCACTTGTTAGTATCTGATGGTCACGAGTACAGGTAACTTCGAACCCGCTCCCAAACCTAAGAGTTATTAGCTCAGACTCTTCTTTAGTCTTCCATACTTTTTTGATCTTAGATCTCTCAAACTCTTTTGTAGACTCATTGTAAGTCATTATCTCGTAGTCGGAGTATGAGTCTACCAAGTCTTTTATCTTGACTAGTCTTTCCTTGTTGTACTTATCTATTACAAGTACTAAGGTGTTACCTACAAAGCATCCATTCTTTGGGTGATCTACCTTATTATTTTGTCTTTTCAATTCCTTAAGTTCTTTTAGTAGTAGTTTATTATTAGGTAGAGATATTAGTCCATTATTGGATAACATTTTGAAGTATATGTATGCCTCATCTGTCTTATCAACAGAAATCTTTTTGGCAGTGATTCCTTCTCTTTTCAGGTCCTGAATGAGTTGAGCAGATCCAAATTGGTCAGCTGAGAATCCTCCAATCTGAAATCTCTCGTTGAGATCCATTACAAACTCATATAAGTGATAGATTGGGGTCTCTGATCCCTCATATCTATTTATTCCAACTGCAAGAGGTATGATCAGTCTTGGCTGCTTAAGGTTCTTGCTAAAATTGTAAGTTTTCCAAGAATCAAAGTAAGCTATTGCCAATCCGGTGTTATCTCCAGTTATTCCGACGTCATACCTAATGTAGATTATCTTATCTTCTGGAATAGAGTCTATCGTCCTACTGAACCTATAGATTAGCTTATCCATCTTATCGTAGAAGTCGAACTTAACTACATCTGGACTATTCTGAGGAAGATTAAAGCACCTCTCCAAATTCGTTGTATTGAGGAATAGTTTGTCTGAAGAAGTTGTACTTATACCAGCGAGATCTTGGAGGGCCTTCTCTAAACCGAACCTAAAGTTACTCTCAAGTTCCTTGGGTACATCTATAACCCTGTCAGGATCCATCTCATCAGTTAAGACATTGTAGCTATCTATAATAAACGGGGAGTGTATACTATCCCCAGTATATACTTTGAACCATCCTTCACGCCCATACTGATTAAGCCCCTCTCTTACTTTCCACTGATTAGTGCTTATGGTGATGACTTGATCCCCGAACGGATTGTTCTCTATGAATTCCTCTGCTATACTATCATCTTCTCTTGAAGAAGTATCGAGAATTATGTTTCCAAAGTAAGGTCTTACGAATCTGAATCGAGAGTCCCATCTTTTGAATCCACTATCCAGTTTTTCATAAGCTGCTTTCTTCTCTACGAAGTTAATCTCAGAGAAGTTATAGAATAGTACGTCAGATCCAATAGTTGCATTTGTCCTAGTACTGTCAGCAACCTGCTCTATCCATTTCATCCTCCCAGACTCCTTACATTCACGAAAGAATGGTGATAGTTCAGATTCCCACTCTCTCAAGGTGAGTAGGAAGTCAGTCTCTGCTAGATCTGCTTTCTTATGAAAGAATGCGAACTTAATGTTCTTACCTGGAGTTCTACCAAACGTTTTGTCAATGTCGTCTAGAAATAGAATCCTACACTTCATATACTCTGCCATTACTTTGGCTATAGTAGATTTTCCAGTTCCTACACCACCCTTGAATACTACGATAGGGTATCTGGTATGGATAGCTGTAGGATATATTAACCTAAGTTTTTCTCTCCAGAATGGAAATAAAGTCTTTCCGATCTTACCAAGATAGTAGTCGTCGTCTAGGAACTGATCTATCGTTGGAGGGATACTCTTATATCCAATAAATTTCGCAAGTATTTCTATTTTCGAATCATCAGACATATTTTCAATTTCGTTCATCACCTGAACCCTCTTGAACTCTTCTATATCTGACAATGGCTTGTTTTCGGTATCAGTTTCGGTCATTTTTCTAATTGATTTTTTTTTCTAAAGTAAAGATTTATTATATATCTTAAGGTACTCCATATATCCGGACCTACGACCAAGGTACCCTGATCCACTATGAGCTGTCTGTTCTCCAATGAGAACTTCGTACTCCCTTATCTCCCCGTGATTCGACATATTATCTACACTCTTGTTAACATTTACGCCATCTAAGAAAGTATTTACACGAAAAGTATTCATGTCTATGACTATCTCGTGAAATATGTTATCATTCGGAATAATCCCTAATGATGAATCTGGTGTTACCCAAGAAGTAGTTGTAGTAAGATACACTTTTCCATTGTCAGAGAGGAGGGTGCATGGAACGTTATGTTCTCCGGCTCTACATGATCCGAAGAAAAGTGTTTGTCCAGTGACATTATTTAGATTAATCTTAGTCTCTATCCTAAAATTTCCATCTATCCATGCCTTCCTTATCCTATGCGGCCTCTCTATCTTGAAAGCCCCTGAATTAAGATCTATGCACTTAACTCCAAACTTATCTACAACTTGTGGGTTTCTTATCTTTGTTAGAGTATGGTTTCCGGTAAGATCTTTTATCTCATTGTTTACTATTCCAAGATGAAATATCAGACCATCATCTTCAGGTTGTGGGTTTGCCCCCCCCCTATATTAATAATATGAATCATTATATATTCTTAAATATTCTATGTATCCGAACTTGTGTCCAGCTGGTCCTATGTTAGAAGACTGATCCCCGATCAATACATCATAATCCCTTACCACTCCATGATTTGAATAGTTATCTAGTCCGCTAGTAACTAAGGATCCATTGAAATAGATGTCTGACTTGAAATTTCTCATTATGATATCAAATGAATTCCATTTCCCATTAACTATCCTAGTTTTTATGGTTGTCATAGTATCCCAATTCGTATTGTATATGAAATACATGTTACTAGATCCTCTTGAGAAGTATAAGTAAATGGTCATCGGACAATTCTTATCACCTCCATAGCATGATCCAAATATGATGTTTTGTGGGGTTGGCTGATAGATAGAGAATCTACACTGTACTCTTAAATTCCCTCCTATCCATGCTTTCCTAATCTCATGTGGTTTGTCTATTTTTATCGCTCCCTCATGGATATTTACGCATCTTACTCCATCATAGGTATCCGGACTAACAGTTCTGAGAAAAGAAACTGGACTTGTATTTGATCTGTCCCTTATCACTCCGTCAGAGTCTACTCCAATGTCTAGAATGAGTTTGGAGGGAGAGGAAGAGTTTACTTCCTGCCCCCCCCCTGTCACATGAACTCCTTTGCTCATAGTTGATATGATACTAATAGATTTATGTCTTTAGTTGGCTTCTTCTTAGCGTATATAGTAACAGTATTTACTGTAGTATCTCCGCTCGGAGAAGGTTCTATCTTATTCCACTCTGAAACACTGTCAGAAGAACAACTTACCCATACAGTTCCATCAGGAGTCATTCCATTTATGGTGATGTTGTACTTGAACTTGTAAGTCTGATCAGTGTGGTCAGTCCAGTTTGAAACATTCAAAGCTATTGACTGATTTGAGATAAGATTTGGGTGTGCCTTTGGATCATTCTTGTGAGAAGCAAGATCATCAACTATCGGCTTTATCTTGCTCTGATCTATCTCAGTCTTATTGTAATAGTTCGTATTGAGGAAGGACTGTATGTCACTAACGTCAGAACCTATCTTTCTCCATCCAAGATCATATCCCCAATACCAAGCTGACCTAACGTAGACATTCTGACTACTTCCCTCTCCGTTATCATATAGCAGATATATTTTGTCCTTCTTTATATCTGATCCACTTGGGAGAGACTTAGTCAAGATAAATGGATTAGCTTCGATTGTACTCTTTATCTCTACAGTCCCATCACCTTTTATATCTATATTTATTCCATCTTTTGCTACTAACTTATTCAGTTTTACTGTAACATTAGATAGAGTAGTTATAAGATTCTGTATGTATGGGTGTGCAGATACATCAGCATTGTGATTATTAAAGTCATTTGATACGTATCCAGTGGTAGCTAAGTCTGTTGGCTTATTTGCTATGTCTGTATCCCAATTAACTTTATCTTTATAGGCAAGTCTATCTAGCTTTCCAAAGTAATTCTCTATCTTACCAAAAAGAGTTGGTAGAGTTTCACCTGAGATAATATTACTGTTGTCAGTGGCCTTAGTAAAGCTAACTGTAGTAGTATTCAAGTCCGGAGTGTTTCCTTTTGGTCCTTGGACTCCTTGGGGTCCGATTGGTCCTGTAGGTCCATCTATACCAACGGGCCCTACTCCTCCTGGATCCCCCTTTTGTCCTGAAGCTCCTTGAGAGCCTTTCTCTCCTTTTGTTCCTTGGATACCTTGTGGGCCATTTGCCGGGCCCTGAATCCCTTGATCACCTCTTTCTCCCTTTGTACCCTGAACTCCTTGGATTCCTTGTAATCCCTGTAGACCTTGTAGTCCTTGAACTCCCTGTACTCCCTGTACACCCTGAATTCCTTGCAATCCTTGAGCTCCAGTCCATCCAATTTCTCCTTGAGTACCTTGAGTACCTTGGACCCCTTGAAGTCCTTGTAGGCCCTGTAATCCTTGAAGACCTTGAGTTCCTTGGGGACCTACTTTACCTTGTAGTCCTTGAAGTCCCTGTGGTCCTTGGATTCCTTGAAGTCCTCTTACTGTAGGGATAATTAGTTTGTTTGTTGCTGGATCTATCGATAGAGTTTCACCCGTATCCATCTCAAAAATAGCGGGGAGACCGATCGTCTCAGGACCGATCTCCACCAATACTTCACTTAGGCCTGAATACCTTTTCTCTATCGAAGATCCACCTTTCTTCAGTTTTACTACAAGTTCGGAGTTAACTCTCTTCGCTGTTCCCTGAAGATAGGCATTTTTAATTTGGTTGTTGTGTAGGTTTAGGTCACTTAAAATAGGTATTTCAGTTGTAGCCATACTTTTAAGTGATCGTTATTTTTATTTGTTATCTCCTGACCTTTGGTTTTGATTCTGGTTGTTGTTATTCGAACCAGATCCCTTAATACCAATCTTCAGGTATTCTTTCATTCCTGATTGAACTGACTTCTCTCCAGCTCCCATTAGATCCTCAAGAAGTTGCTTGAAATCAAAAATATTTCTGGACTTATTCCTAACGTATACTCTAACTTCCCTAGAAGTCTTGAAGTGTTCATCAGGAATTGGTTGTTCACCATTATTGAACTTTTGAACAGCAGCTTCTTCAGCTGAAGAAGAGATCTCCTTCATAAGAGACTGATCACTGAAGGTTTTGATTGAGAATAGCTTCTTACCCTCCGATACTCTCTGTAGCTTGAAGATTGTTCCCTGAATGTCAGTAGCTATCTCATCTATTATTGATCCATACATGGAGTTCTCTTGAGTGGCTTTTACAGAACTGCAAAGTTCCAGAAGATTACTCAAATAGTTTTGAGGATCCATTCCTTCAGGATTTACAATAGACTCGAATCTAGCCTGAGGATTATCCTTAAGATATACTGAAGCCAGCTTGTAGACTTGTTCAGGGAGTTTATCGTAGAACTCCTTCAACACAAGATGATCTGTATAGTCAGATGAGAAGATCTGATAGAGATTACAGATAGCAGGTGCATAAGCAAGAGTTCCTATCAACGTATCCATAGATGGAACGTTATTTACTACATTAAAAGCAAAGTTATAGGGACTTGGCTGTGGCATTTGATCTGGAGACATTCCCTCTTCAGGCATTCCTTGCTGTTGAGGATCTCCTCCCATCATATCAGGCTGAACAGGTCCTTGAGGTCCTGCTTGAGCCTGCATTTGTTGCATCTGTTGCATTTGGTCCTGAGGTACGATAGGGGCACTAGATCCACCATCTTCAGAAAATCTCTTATCTCCTGCAAGACTTTTCTTTAGAATACCAATAAGTTCTCCGTAGTTTCTTCCCCTTTTATGGTCTTTTAGGATACCATCAACTACCCTATTAGTCTTTTCTTCTAAATAATCGTCTCCGTGAGCTTGCATCATAATATTATGAGCATAGCTTCTGAACTGCTGATCATTCTCGATGTCTCCAGCACTGAAAGTCCTATTTACCTGTTCAGTAAGTTGAGTCTGCTTGAAGACATGGGCTTTCTTACCTTTTATTATTACTACTACAGGGGTAGGATAAGAAGTAGATACGCTGACACCTATCCTAATCTCTCCTTCCTTATATTCCACCTTATCTCCACTCAATGTTCCAACGTAGATACCATCTTTAGTATCTGACATGATTGGAGAAGAAACCCAAGGATCTACTGAGAAGTAGAAAGGATTATCGCTCCATCCTTGAATAAAGTCATCTCTCTCAACTACCAGTGGAGCACTCGGATTCAAACTTCCATTGTTAGACGGTCTCCTTCCAGGGGCAGGTTTTCCATCTATTCCTGAGATGATAGAAGTATCTTTTGAAAGAGGAATGGTATCTTCTCTTACTACTTGGTTATCAGCAAAAGCTCTTGTTCTAAGAGTCTTTCTTCTCCTCCTTAGTATATCGTCAAAATTTGCATTCATATATTCACTTGTACCTGCATTGATTTCATTTACTCCTGAGAATCTTCGCAGTATTTTGTTTTTATCCATTAAAATACTTCTTTGGTAAATTCAGCTTTAACATAATCACTGAAAGCCTTATCTCTCTTCTTATCAGCTTCCTCTATTTCCTTGACTAACGTCTTGTAGTCTTCATCAAATGCAGGAGAGAAGTGATACTTAGTTCTAGCTTTATTTACTAGTTCAACTCTTTCCTGAGATAGCTTATCTAGTTTATCTTTTATCTCCCAAGTATCTTTCTCAGTGAGATTCTTCTTGGTATAAACTGATAGGAACTCTCTAAGTTGATCTTTCTCTCTGGTAGTTTTCCATCCATAGTATCCATCCATAGATTGAAACTCTATCGTTTTAGTATTAAAGTCAAAATTTCCATTTGCATCTTCAGGATAGACTCTAATTACACAGAAATACTCCATATATAGTTCAATTTATTGTATATTTTATTTGATTATGGTTAGGTTATTATTGTCATTCATTAACTCTCCCCCCCCCACTAAAAAAAGGAAAAATCTCATGGACTACGCACAAGTCTTTATCTTGTGTGCTTCGGACTTCACAGAAGATTGGCCGATCGAAAGATCGGCTCTTACATCCTCTCCATCCGTGTAATCGACAGTTCCTGCCGATAATAAATTATTTAATCCTAAATTAAGGATATTTATAGCAGCGTTTACATCACGATTGTGATGAGTATGACAAACAGGACATTCCCAATGACGAATAGATAAGTCTTTTGTCTCCTTATTAACATGTCCACAGACATTACATGTCTGTGAAGAGGGGTAGTATCTGTCTATCTTTATAACTTCCTTTCCATTCCAATCAGCCTTGTAGGTAAGCATTGAAACTAAAGTACTCCAACTTGCATCTGCTATAGATTTAGCAAGGTGGTGATTTCTAATCATACCCTTAACATTTAGGTCTTCTATACAAATGATATCATATCTCCTTATAAGAGAGATAGAACACTTATGAAGATAGTCGGTACGGCTATTGGAAATCTTTTCGTGAATTCTAGCAACTTTGAGTCTTTGGTTTTCGAACCCTTTGCTACCTTTCTTCTTACGAGAAAGATGTCTCTGTGCATTAGCTAGTTTTTTCTCATATTTTCTTGTATATCTATTATTCTTGAAAATTTCTCCTTCAGAAGTGATAATTAAATCCTTCAATCCCAAATCCAAACCCACTGACTTATTAGTCTTTTTAAGTGGTGTTTCATATTCCTCTTCTGTAAATATAGAAGCTAAATACTTTCCACTTGGAGTTTTGGAGACAGTCACCTTCCCTATTTTCCCGACTATCTCTCGATGAACTCGGCATTTTATACCTCCTTTGAACTTGGGTATGAAGAGCCTATTATTTTCGATAGAAGAGCATTGAGGAACTGTAAAACTATTCTTAGATCGCTTAGATTTGAATTTAGGGAATTTTGCACGCTTCTGAAAGAAATTAGTATAGGCTACTTCAAGGATTCTAATAGCAAATTGCAAGGTTTGAGCGTTTACTTCTTTAAGCCATGCAGTTTCTTCTTTCTCCTTCAACTTTGTAAGAGTTTTACATTGTGCGTAAAAATTATCACTCTTACCAGTAAGACTATATTGCTCTATTCGTTGATTGAGAAAGTAATTGTATACAAATCGTGAACAACCGAAGTGCTTTTCTAGAAACTCGACTTGCTCATTGTTGGGGTATAATCTGAACCGGTATGTTCTATTAATCTTTCTCATCATAATAAAAAAAACGAGGATAGCGACTTACATCCTACAAGATAAAGAATTGTGGGTTTTGACGTGCATTATGTAAAACCTCTCCGAAAAGTCATTCGAAAAGTTTGACAAAATTCTACATCATCAAGGGCATGCGCCCTGAATCTTATATATTTGAGAGTAACTTTATTATTATCAATACGCTCTAGAAACCAATTTATGTCAGTTACTATTACGTACATGAACTACTAATTGGAGACAAAAAAAAAGAAGTCATGGGAACTTTTACATTCCCATAACTTCAGTATTGAATAGTTTACCTCCGCAAGTACATCTTGCATTTGGATTTGTTTTTTCTATGGTACTTCCTTGGGATAACCTACGTCCCAAACCATCGTCAGCTTCGACAATGTATCCACATCTGTCACATCTTCTTACTGTGTTTTTCATTTCAACTCATATTAAATATCTATCTCTAATTCTATAGGAACATGATCCGAATACCTTATATCGTCTCTTATTTCCGATCTAATTACTTTATCGATTATGTTCTCTGAGACTAGTGAGTAGTCTATTCTCCACCCACGATTGTTCGAGTATGAATCATTACTGTAACTGAACCAACTGAATGTCTTCTGCTCTGGATGAAGGTGTCTGAAGCTATCTACCAGTTTTCCACTAGACAAGTAATACTCCATATCATTCCTCTCATAGTCCTTAAGTCCAGGCATAGTATTCCTATCCAGATCCAAGTTATAACAGTAGTCTATCTGACTCCTGACCACATTGAGATCTCCCATCACAACTAATGGCTTATCTCCCATTCCATCAGTAAGTTCCTTAAACTGGCCGTCCCAGAATTGTCTAAGTACGTCTTTATTTCCGGAATTCAAAGTGTAGACAGTAATAAAGTGGAATGTATCAAACTCTAGATGGATTATTCTACCGCTCCCGTATGTATTCTCTAGAGTTGGGGTATCTGACTTAACTACACGACTTAAGAGCTCTCTTCTAAGTAGGATCCCTACTCCAGCATATCCCTTCTTGAACTTGTTCTCGCAGTGATACCTTACGTATTCTGGAGTATATTCGTCAGTATATCTTCCGAATCTATCTCTATTAGCCTTTGTCTCCTGAAAGCACAAAAGATCGGGATTAAGAGTCCCCATTAGAACTCCTAATCCCCCTTTCTCGCAGAATGCTTTTATCCCGTTTACATTGATGCTTGCTAATCTCATATCAATTAAATAGCATCTTGTAGTTCCTGACGAACTCGTTCAATGTCTTGCCTTGTGGATATGTATCCTTTATCTTCATTAGTAATAAATAAATATCCGTAGACTCATTTCTATCAAGTAAGATTCCTTCTCTTTTTCCAAGTTCTCCGTGTATAAGTACCATAATTTTATGTATTATTTCTTGTTTTTGTTATTGCGTAGTCATATACTCGTACGTGATGTAGGTATGCTGGCCATCTTACTCCAGCAGGCCTTGTTGCCGAATTAAATTCGTAAGTCCGTCCTCCGACTCTTAGTGGAGAGCTATTAACTATCTGACCTTCAATCTTGGTGAAGTTATTTCTTCCGTCGAATATATAGTTCGTATTGACATAGGAACCTCTCATAGTCACTGCATATTCACCTTCTACGCAATATATAACATATTCCCATTTACCAGCGGCGTGACCATATATTTGGGTCGTTTGATTTAGCCATCTGGTTCCATATACTGTCCTAGTTTTTAGGTCAGTTGATGTCCACATAATGTTTCCTGGACAATTGTCACCTGGAGTATCAGATCCGCCCCATCCTACGCACCCGAAGAGGACCGAGTTAGAGGACCCAGTTATTGTATTAAAAAACAATTCCACAGTAAAAGGTTTCCTATTGTCCCAATGATCCTTAAACCAAGGTTTGAAATCATTCAGATCAATGCACCCATTTCTCATGTCCATGCAGTCCCCATAAGTTCCATCATAGTAGGAGGGAATGCTATCAACCACTTTTGGGTTGAAGTTTCCGGTAGTGTCTACTACATTTCCATCAACCATTCTTATGTCCATCACTACTCCACTATCTCCTGAGGAAGGTGACAAGCTATATACATGTACCATAAGTTACATTTTATATACAGTGTGATAAGTACTCCAAGTTCCGGTATGTCCACCATGAACGTGAACAGTATCTTCAGTTGGGTCATATATACTAGCGGCAAAGCAGGTCGCCATTCCATTTTCGAGTCTTACCCACTTATTCTCCTCTATATAGAACATTTCTCTATATGGAGTCCCTTGTCCGCATGCATAATGTATTCTACCTTTCCCCACGTAATTTAGATACCCTCCAAATCCAGTGGCCCCATGACCTGGCTTAGGAAGATCAACTGACTCCTTAGTTCTTATGTTAAATCTAATGAACTTGTCGGAGAAAGCTGTTCCAGTGTTAATAGATCCACAGGTAATGTATACGTTCTCTACACCATCAAAAGTTACATTTGGATATCTAAGAGGAACAGGGAGTGTGGAGTATTGAGACCATGTAAACTTATTGTCTGTTGGGTCTATTTCATACACAGTACTTGTAACTCCACCATTAAATGTACCACCAAAAGTATATATTTTGGAATTCCAAACTATCGGATAGAATTGTCCAAGACGGAATCCATTTAATAAGTACCATTTATTAAATCCTCCATATGTCTCAATATTACTCAGTCCACCACTTAGAACATATACATATATCAACTTACTTTCGTCACCAGTAATTGAGTAGGCAGTGTTATTAGGAAGATCTATTACTAATTTGGAGTAGTTACCGTGTAAACCAAATCCCCCAGTATTTAGTCTTTCATATCTTTTATCCTTTACATGATATTTCCATATGTTATCAGTGGTGTGTTGAATATAGTGGTTTCCATTAAGGAAGATTCCGCTAGAATGCTGAAAAGCCGGTGAATCTGGTGGTGAAGAGTACCAAGTTAGTCTGAGCGAGCTCTTGAGGTCCCCATCTCCTCCCTTTTGAACGGTATTAACTATCGCTGGCATCTCGGATCTCTTTTATTCTTTTGTATGTCATAGTTACACCTTCTATTAGTTGATCGAGTCCGCTATAAATACTTCTTCTGTTTCCTAGTAAAATAACTAGTTCCATGAACTTCCCCAATCCTATGTCACTGATCGCCTCTTTAATATCTTTATTACTAATCATAGTTTACTTAAATCTATTATAGTCAAGGGATGATACTCCAAACTTAATTATAGCATAGTCATAATCCCCTGGCTTATAAAACTTCTTCAAATTTATCTCTAATATATGTGAGTCATTTATCTTGCATGCATCTGATATAACATCCTGAGTAATCTTGTGAACATTGTCCAAATCTCTACTCCAATAGTTATTCTTGAATAAATAATATATGGTGAGATAATATATCTCACCATACGTTATCCAAGGACAATTCTTTACAGGATCTGCAAATATGAGCTGCTGCTTCAACTGACTCTTGAACCTTACTGTCCACGGATTATCATAAACAGTTTTAGTTCTTGTATTCATGCCATGAGCTGTATTGATAGATACCAACTCATCGCACTTAATCACCATCTCTAACCACTTCTCATCATTATCGAAATTGAAGGACGCTGTTGATATCCAGTCGCTAACATTACTCATATTATTCAGTAATTTTTAGCTCAGACTTACTCCAGCCAGATATTTGAGAGAGTTTTCCAGATTGGCCTCAAAATTCGGTCTTAGTTCATCTGGTACCTCTATAACTTTCTCTTTACTCATTTCATCAGTGATTGGGTGATCGTCGTCAACTATGAACGGAGGATTCACCTCGTCTCCAGTGTATACCTCAAACCACCCTTTCTTACCATAAAGATCTGAGTACCCCTCTCTAACTCCCCAATGATTAGTGTTTATTACGAGAACCTTATCTCCAAAAATCTCCTGAATCTTTTCTACTACACAATCACACTCAGACGATATAGCATCGATCACAAAACCTCCAAAGTACTTACTAATTGATCCGAATTTCGATTTCCACTTCTTCGCCTCACCAATCAGCCTTTCACATGCAGTTTCATCTTTCGAAAAGTCCATTTCAGAAAAACTGTAGAACAGAGCAGGATCAGAATTCAATTCACCAACGTACATTCCTCCGGTAATCTGATTAATGAGATTTTCCTTTCCACTTTCCTTCATTTTATTGAAGAATGGGGATGAATCTTCCCACTCATTGATCACGTCAGAAAAACACTCTTTTGCGAGACTAGATAGTCTGTTTAGATATTTAAACTTAATACTATCTCCAGAAGTAATTCCTAGGACTTTATTAGGATCAGATAAGGACAGTACCCTGCACTTGTTATACTCTGCTATGATTCTAGCTGCAGTGGTCTTTCCAGTTCCATATCCTCCTTTTAAGATGACTACTGGATACCTCGTTTCAATTTGATTGGGAAAAATCTTCTTAAGTTTATCTACCCAGAACGGAAACAATCTATCAAAGAAGATTCTCTTTAAATAATCATTCTCATTGATGAATTGTTCTATAGTAGGAGGATAGATTTCATATTCAACTACTGGGTTCCCATATTCATTTCTTTCCATATTCTCTTATATTTTATAGTTATTCCATTATAATTTTCCACCCATTTACATAGTCCTCAAGACTAGATCTGTCGATCTCTCCGAAAATGGGAACTGCTTCAGTATATTGTTCCATCATTTGTTTTCTATTAGGGTATCCTTGAATTTGTTTATAATCTCTGTTCCGGCTCTCCCCTCCTTCTCCTCGTATTCAGCGTACGAATATACATAAGATCTTTCTACATTACTATATCTATCGTAGAAATCTTTAGAGGGTACATAGAAGAGTCCCTCATTCGTCCTAATCCAATAGCATCTTCCAGGCTCTCCTCTACGGCTCTTTGCTATGTTAATTGTCCCACAGGGGACTCTAGAAAATGAAGCGTCCTTATCAGGCTTCTTACCTAGAGTAATGACTAAGTCCGCTACCTGATACTTTCTTCCACTTTCTGCAAGGGCCTCCATAGGAATAAGCTCAGAGCTTGCATAGCTGGTCTTAATCTGTGATGCTATGAACACTAGCTTTCCCTTATTGGAGATCTTTGTCATGTTATCATATATTAGTCCTCCCTTATTATACATGGACTCCTCATCGCTTGCCCCTTGGAAGTTACTGTCGTAGTCAACCATGAATATGTCAAACTCGTCAACCCTACTCATAATAGCCTCTACATACTGCTCAGAGGTTATGGAATTGGCAGGGAGGATTGTAATGTTTAGGTTGCTATAATGGCTCCTATACTTCTCCAGATTCCCCAAGACATCATTCTCTATCTCCCTCTTTGACTTCCTTTCTAATTGACACATTGCTCTAACCATTATGTCATCCTCTTGGAGGTCTCCTAGGACTAGATAGTGAACTCTCTTTCCTTGAGTTATAAAATTAGTAGCCTCAGACATAAGAAAGAGGCTTTTACCAGTGGCGGGGGCCCCAGCTACAACGACTACTGCTCCACCTGGATACCCCCCACCAGTAAATGAATTGTTTATTACATCATACCTACTCTTTGCGCTAGATAGAAGTTTACGGGCAACAATGTCCGTCAAATCCACCTCAGATCCCTTTAGAATAACGAAGTTATCCGCGTAACTCGTTTTGTACTCAAATTTCTTCGCCTCTTCTAGATACTTGATCATACTGTCAGGATGCTTTGATCTACAATAACTATCTATTCCCAAATAACAAATTTCTTTCAAATTCTCTACGAATGGCTTTGATTGGGTGATGTCATAATCCTGAAATTCCTTTATTTTAGAGTATATTTCTATGGCCTCATCTAAAGTCTTACCATCACTCTGTAGAGTGAGTAAGAATCTAGCTTCTGTTAGGTCTTTATATGCATACTCTTCAATAAGATTGATTAGTCTTGTTATTAAGGTGTTCTTTCCATACAGGAATTTCGATTTATAGTACATCTTCACTAAGGAGATATTCATCTTAGCCTCACTGAAAACGAATCTATTAAACATTCCGTACAAAAGAGTAGTGTTTGTAAACTCCATACTATACTGATAGTTTAGCTATGTTCTTGATTTTTTCTACTTGATTATTCTGGATCTCATTGATCCCATATTTTGCCTTGATGTATTTCTTTACTTCACTTATTTTTTCGTCATCACTTCCACCTACCGAATTAAAATAGGAGGCTGCATCACCAAAGACTGCGTCTAGTCCATATTCAGTCAGTTTATCTCCATTCTTTACTTTATGTAGAACATTAGTTTGTATTGGTGTGTAGGTTATTAGACGAATCTTTCCAGGTATAGATTCTTTCATCTTCCTCAATCACTTTTAAATTGCTGTCTCCGTAGTATTCTTTTATCAGCTTGATCCTCTTAAATAGATCTGCTGAATAAATTGGAGCTTTTCTAGCGGGGAAGATATTGTAAACTTCAAATTCTTTAGATCTTGTGGCTCGACCTATTGCTTGGAAGACCACGTTTGCAGACTTTGAGTATAAGGTTATGATCTTATTGAGGGATGGAAAGTCTAGAGAGTTATAAGATGACTTCGTTCCGATTATAAGTCTGATTTTTCCAGACTCAATTTCTTCTCTAGCCTCATCCAATTTCATTTCTCTAAGTTTCTCTCCATTCTCAAACACCTCAAATCCTCTACTACTAATACACATCACTGTATATCCGGGCTTACGAAAGTAATTCTTTATCCAATGATCTATCACAGTAAGCCTAGGCATTGGAATGTATATGAGATCCTTACTAAAGCATATTCTCTGTAATAGATCACAAAGTCCTTTATCAGTAAACAAGTCATATACTATTTCAGAATAGTCATAGTACCCTTCAGTATCATCTAACCAGTCGAAATTGAGAGTAGACTTTACATGTACCATCTTTACTGAAAACTTATCTGGCTTAGAGTACACTGATGTGAACGAGTAGAATCCGATTAAATCTTTGTTTCTTCCAATGAGATCAATGTACTTCTTCCATTCTTTGTTATTTCTCATGGCAATCATTCCATCATCTACTCTTAAGGGAAGAGCCTCTTTCTTATCGGTAGTTGCAGAGAATCCATAGATATACTCTACTCCAGTCATACATTGTGTAAGATGAGTCTTGAATGTTTCTGTCACACAGTTTTCTACCTCATCTGCAAGTATCCATTTTACACTCTTCCAGTAGTCGTTACTCTTGTCATATTTTTTAGACCTTAGGAATCCATTGATATTTAGTATGTTTATGTTCGAATCATAGTCGAACTTATTGATGTCTTTTCCAAACAAAGATTTTATTCTACTAATGACTGTATTTTTAGATAAGTCACTAGCAGTCACAATTAGTATATTTTCTTCTCTCTTATTGGATATCCAGTCACTAATCGTAGCAATTATCTCTGTCTTTCCATAAGATGTATAACACTGAAACAATCCTCTCTTACTCTTAAGAAGATTGTTCAAGTCATTGTTCTGAGTCTTCGTTAGGTTATTAAAGAAGAACCTTGGAAAGTCTGTTTTGAAATAACTCTCAAGTATTTCCACGGACTCTTTGATCATACCATTCCGAAATACCTCCAATATAAAAGGGGCAAAGCCAGACCTAAATACAAACTCATTGTCTGACCTTATCCTTTCAAATAAATAATCTTCAGTTTTCTCAGACACGAACTTCTTAGCCCAATACTGATACTTAACTGACTCCTTGAAGAATTTGAATCTACCTTTTTCGTGCAGTGGAAGTTTTATTACGAACCTCCACTGACTAATCTTCTCTACTTGATAAAACTCCATTATTGATTAATTTATTGGATTCCCTTAGTCTTCTCTGAATCCTCCATTCTCCGATATATCTCCATCAAAGTAAGTGCTTCAATATCCGAGGATTGTGGCTTGTCGTTATTTACAGAGAATCCTTTGTAGTTAGCTATAAAATTAGTTAGTCTACTATTATTGATTAATTTAAGTGTCTTGTCACTATTCTCAAGTACAAGAAGTGCTGCATAAAATACAATCTTCCTATTTCCAACGTTATCATTTAGTCTGTTTATTACATACTCCCTGAACTCATCGTATCCACCGATAGTTATGTGACTAGAGAATCCTGCGCTCAAAATCGGCGTAAAGTTAGGAAAAGATGTCGACTTAATGTAGAAGGATGACATCTTGAAGAGTATTTTCCTGAAGAAGGCTGAGAATGAATTTACGTGAGTAAGTCCAGTCAGTCTCCTCAGTGTATATATCATCCCAGCTGAGTAGAAGATATTTGATGAGTTCAGTTTTACTGGCACTTTCATTCTGAATCCCTTGTCCCTAAGATGCCTCTTAGACATATTCATGGTCTCACCTATTTCAGGTTCAACGTCTTCTTTTACTGTCTTCTGGCTATTGTAGAGAATCTTACTGAGATACGGATTATAAACTGAACAGTGGTTTCCAACAATAAAGTAGAGTATGTCAAGTACGACCTTAGTATACTCTCTATATTGAGGGTATTTCATGTAGAGATAAGTAAGTGGACAGATTAGTACTCTGTACTGCATCAATCCAACGAATTCAGATCTATTAGGATCTTCATCAACCTTCTCTACATTAGATGAGTAATTGCTTACTATCCTATTAGTGAAGAACATGTCCTTAAGATCCTTCCCTACATCGTCTTTTAAGAGGAATCCTGGCTCTAATTTTAGGGCTGGATCTACTCCACTATAGATCTCATAGGCGCTCTTAGAGAGCCTTCTAATAGCCTTAAGTGAGTCTATAAGCCATCCCTCATATTGTTGGAAATTCTCGTCATTATTGGCCTTAAGGTTTTCCATCCTTAGGGCAAGGTAAACCATATATTTGCTGAGCTGTACGATACTCGTATCGAAAATCGTAACATCAGCAAATTTACCTGACGAGTTCATCTTGACTGTACTTGCTGGAATGAAAGACCCCTTAGCATCTGGATCATCCTTGTTTATGAAGTACTTGTTGTAGTTATCAACTAGGTACTTGAACTTCTCGTCTAGTGATGGAGTCAATACCATTCTTAATCAATCCAAAAATTAGTGCTACTGTTAGTACACTTACGAGATTTACTGTAGCGTCTCGCAGAAAATCCTTTACTTTCATATCCTTAGTCTATCAAAAAATTCTTTTGTCTTTTGATCTAGTGGAACTAGAGTCGCTGACGATCCATCAACTGCAAATTGATACCTTAACTTCTTATTTGTATACTTAGACATCAAAGTCGAGAAGTCATCAGCTAGCTTCTTAGCATCTCCTCCATTAGTTGCAAATTCAAATAGTATCTCTTTGAATCTAGTTCTTACTAATGCAGATACTTGAATACGACTCTCCTTGTCAAATTCATGTCTGTTTTCTAGGACTTCAGGAGTTATCTCTTTCTCAACCTCAGCCCTCTCATCTTCGTTAGGAGCCATGTATGTTACCTAATAAAAGTTTATTTATAAGCGTCTCCTCAGGATCCCTACCATCAGAAGGAACTATCCCAATATCCGCATAGTTAACGAAATTTCTTATTCTCTCTTTTATACCTATAGATAATTCAGTCTTATCCATAAATATCTTTATCTTATCCGGTATGTATGATCTTAGCATCCAGATCTGATAATCAGTTATGGATGATCCAAGTACTGCAAAAGGAGTATAGTTCGGGTATAAAATAAGACATGCAATAGCATCGAATACCCCTTCGCATATAATTATATTTTTGTTTTCTTTCTTTTCTATGATGTAAGCTGGCTTATGATCTATTGGAGGAGAGAAGTATTTTATCCTGCTCTCACCATCTATCAGTCTTATTTGATAATAGATCATCTCTCCCTTAAAGAAAAATGGAATTACCGGATTATGTCCTGAGAATCTGATCCCAAGAGGTCTATAAAGACTTTCAAGGAGATAATGTCTCTTCTTACAAAGATAATCTACTCCTTCTTTATCATACTCAGGAAATGAATTAAATAGTTCGTATGTCCAATATGGATGGTTTAGATGAGATACCTTCATACTACTCATATCCGGAGGACCTATAGGTCTTATAACAGTCTTTATCCTATCATTATTTGATATGAATACACTATTGCATACAAAACATCTCCCAAATTCTAGACTTTTATCTATCCAAAACTTTAGATTCTTATAGTTAGGATCTTCTTTTTGTTTTTCTTCTCTACATACAGGACACATGACTGCATAGTCATCCTTCTTCTCCTGAAAGAGATTTTCATCCTTCATAGAGTCTACATACGACTCAAGGTCTAGGATATATAAGGAATTTCCTTTTCCAGTCTTTCCAGCACTTACTAGTCCATCCATGAAACTTGATTACTTATAATAAATTAAAAAAGAGGAGGGTTATTTACCCTCCTCGCTTTTTGGTTCTGACTTGCTTTTCTCAACTTCAGCGATTAGCTTTTCTAGGCTTTCCTTCAATCTCTTATTGTCTTCCGTCAGCTTACTGTTCTTAGCTGTAAGACTCTTAATCAACTGATCGTTATCACCAATAGTCTTCTTGTACTCAGTGTTCTCCTTCTCGAGTTCTGCAAGACTATCTCTAGTCTCCTTACTTTGATTGTCTATGATACTGAGTCGAGTCTTAAGAGAGTTGATTTCCTCCTCTTTTGCATTGATGATCTTTACACTCTCAAGATCACTCGTCCTCTTATCCAGTTCTTCTTGGTAATCAGCCTTAGCCTTTTCGAGTTCCTTGGTCTTCTTCTTCAGACTCTTTTCCAGATCTGCGATAGTAGCCCTTAGCTTCATAGTCTCTACGTCTTTAACTATGATCTCATTGTAGTCCTTGTCTGGATCAATCAACTTCTTCGTAGCTTGTTCAACTGTAGAGAAACAGTATTCAGATGCACCAGGTACTCTCTCAACAATCTGAAGATCATACGGTCCTTCGATGATAAGACCAATCTGATCGTTGTTTCCAATACTCATAACTTTCTGTACAAGATCCTGTGTAGCTGTCAGCGCTTTGTCACATACCTTTCCAGGAAGTACGATGATACTCTCATTGTCCATCGGGATGTTTATAGTCCCGCTCATTGCGTTTAGTATTCTCATTATTCTTATTTAGCTAAATATAGATAACTTCATTATATTCTCTCCTTTCTTGATTGTTTTGTTAGGTCGCAATGTAAGAAGAATTTTTACATCCTCCTTATATTCTCCAGTGTAGTTGAATTTCTTAGTCAAGTTTCCAAATACTGTATCCATTAACCTAATCTTTATTCCCTGATCAGTTAGTTCTGATAGTATCCTATAGAATAAATAGAACACATATGAAAAATTATAACTGTTGTAGAAACTAGATATATCACTGTCTCGAAGAATGAATCCATTTTGGATCTTAATGAAAGATAGTGTATCTCTTAGTCTATACAACTGATAGTAATAATCATTCAGCTTAACTAGATACTTCTTACTAGTAAGGAAAACTAGTGGAGGCTTTACCATGAATAATGGATACGACCTCTCCTTACAGGAAGTTCTCATTGGAATAAAATACTTGACCTTATCAATAAAGAAATCCTTGAACTTCTCTTGATTTTCATCAAGTAATTCAAAGAATGTCTTAAGTCTAATTTCCTCCGTACTGTCTAAAATCTCTTTTCCACTCATATTTCCATTTGGAATGTTTCCAATATAGAGGGAGTAAGCCCAAGTAGACAAGAGTGTAACGCGTTTTTCATGTTTGGGAAAACATCCCCACGGGTCTTAACTATACGAGTATATCAACGTTTGACTCTATCCGTTGGTTTTGAGTTTTGTTACTCAAAACACAACTACTAGAGTTGTAGCGTATGTATAGCATACTAATCGTATACTATATTATACTAAACGCGTTTTTATAGTTAAGGGTTTTAGCCCGGGTATTGCATGCATTTTTCAACGTAAATGATTGATAGTCTTGTAGTTACCGAAATAATCAAGTGTTAACCAGAACAACGTTCTAAAGTATGTAAAAAAAGTAACCAAGGGCGTAAATGTACCCTTGGTTTGGTGATTATTTTAGGAGTTCCTTTATTTTCTTGTCGTTCTGAACTACTGAACCATTGCCATCTGACAGTATAAGTTCTTTATCGAATAGGAGATTGCTTATAAACTCCCTCCCCTTCTCAGTAAACACTAGTGATTTGGCATAAAATCGTAAAGTTCCATCAGGATTGTACACTGGGATGTCCTTTAAGTTTCCGTATCCCTCATTTTCATATTTGTATGTGAATCCGTAGGAACTCCCTCCTCTTGACAGCTTTCTGATGATTCCAAGTTTCAAGAGGACTTTGTTCAACTTCTGGGTAGTCATTCCAAAGCTCCTTGACAGCATAGTAGCAGTCATCATCTCGTTTTTACTGAGTATCCTGTCGTAGTGCTCTATCTTAGGCTTCGACTCCTCAAGTTCCTTCTGGGCAGATTTTCTAAGTTTCCTTTCATTAACTAGGTCTGTAAGGATTTCAATCATCTTCTGGGGATCACTTAGGACCTCTTCTAGTTTCTCCCCAGTAATATATGCACCATGCTTACGAATAGATGGTATGACTTCCCTAGTTACCCAATCTCGGAATTTTTCAGCTTCAGGCTTTCTACTTTGAAAGATGCATGAATACAGGTTCCCTTCATCTACATATGTTCCAAGATAATCTTTAATATGTAATTTGTATACCCCCTGACTGGATAGTCTACTTATTAATGATGATTGGTTTGATAATCCAAGTATTCTTACTATGTCGTTAAGTAAGAAAACTACTGTTCCATCCTCTAGAATTATTGTCTCTAATTTAGAGAATTCTTCGTTAGAAAATGATTTCTCAATTACGTCCATATTTCATTATATTTATTAGAGTGTTGAATATTTTTTTATTTCTCTCATTTTCCTTTTTATTCCTAACCTTCATAATAATTTCGAGTACTCCTACTGTTCCAGTAAACCAAGAAAATCTGTCTCCGGTCATTGAGTCCATCTTTACCATCTTTTCTCTGTTCCAAGTGCTTATCTTACTAAGAAGTTTTTCCGTAGGTACAGAGAATGCATTTGATAGATCTGTTACACTAAATAATGGGAAACGATCCTCTGTACTATATATAAGTATATTATTTTCTCCTACACTAATAATACCTGAAAGAGTTGGGAGAGAGTTTCCATTGAATAACCCCATGTTATACCGGCTCTGATACCTAAGTGCTACTTCTAGGGGGGGGTCTAGGGTGTAGTCCAAAAACCCTCCCTTAACGTAGCTTTTTCCGCATATATATTTGAAAACCAGATCAGAAGATCCCCTTGATAAGTCCTCATTCCTCGACTTGACGAAGATAGATGTAAGTCCGAAGCTGTCCACGAACAGCTCTCTATGTCCGTCAATTGTCTCTTTTACTATGCCATCTTTATCTACCCACTTGACTAAGTTGCTAGGTTTGGGGTTCCCTATTATTTTTGATAAGTCCTTTACGTTAAAATAAGTATTCCCATTTAATTCTATCTTTCTTATACTATCTAGATCCTTTTCTTCTAAGTTCATTTCCTTTATCTCTACATATTTTTGGAAAGTGTCCCTGTCACATCATCCTAGTCGATTAGATGAAATCTAGACCTCCCCCCCCCCTCGTTTTGTATGTACCCCACTGTGAATGAGATACTTACTTACCCTTCTTCCCAAACAGGGACTTATATAATATCTTAGTGTTGTTATTATAGAACTTGCAGTACAACTTAGCTATCCAACTAGAAGTTACATTGACCAAAACAAGCTCCTTAAATTTCTGGGGACCAATTAAGTTTGGATTAGAAATCCCGAAATACTTATAAAAAGTAATCGACATCTCACTCAAGCTCAGGTTAATCTCTCCACTATTTATCATGCTGTCAACAATAAGCTGCTGAGCATTATACATGAGAGAATTGAGACCTTGTTGTGTTAGTATTCCAAACTTAAATCCTTTCTTAACTAGAAAATACGGATTCAAATAGTCTAACATAAGAGTTAGACCAACTTGACGGAATTCCAACCCATTATTATAAGTTACTACGGTAGGTTCATTCTTATTTAATTTTGTAAGGTCATTGTTCAACCTTATAAGTAGTTCTTTGATCGTCATAAGAATAGATTTTAGATAAAAAGATAGTCACCCACCCACAAATCTATGTGAATGGGTGACGTATTTTACTTATTTGTTAGGACCTTAATATCCTTCCCTAAGTACTTGACCATTTGATACAAATACTCCGTTGTTCCTAGTTCAGCTGACTTATGGACTATTTCCTCAGAGTCTTTAGCTAACTGAATCATTCTAGACATTGGATTATCTATTCCATTGAAAAGATCTCCTTCGAAGAAGTCATAGTCTCCCTTTATCGTATCATAGATCGTCCAAGACCGTGCATCATCAATCGACCTTGTCATCTTGGTTGCAAATGGTACGAAAGACTTACTGAATGATGTTGTATCTTGTAGGATGTATTCAACCATCCCATTCGGAAGATCGAAACCATTCTCTTCGTTGTCAGATACCTGATAGTACCAAATATCGATCCCAGCTAAAGCCAAGAGGAATTTAGTACACAAAAACTCGGTCAGAGTGAATGTGTCTTTATTCCTAAGTTTATTAATAAATACCTTATCTGAAACTGCAATGGAGATCGTATCTAAGTTATCCTTCAAGAACTTTGTGAGATAGGACATCGCTTTTGAATCATCCTCCACATCAACGAAACGTGCCCTTGACAAAAAATCCGCTATACTCGTATCTTGGATAGCTTTTACCTTTACTAATGTTACTTCTAAGTTCATTATATTCTTTTATTATTGTTATTATTTTCTTAGTGTCATCATTAATAAAGGGTTTTAGCCACGGATCTGTGCTCCCTCTTACTTAACTATTCGGGGTCCTGATGGAATTCCAGACTCAATAACAAGTCTATTCTCATGTTCTTTATCTTCTAGGACGTAATAGATTCTATTACTAACTTCAACTATATAGGACAAGTTGTAAGTCAGATCTCCACAAATGAATTCATTGTATGTAGATATGTCGATGTCCTCTACGGATAGTATGTCTAGTAGAATATCTTTAACTTCTTTCTGCGTAATCTCCAGTGAATATACTCTTCTTATTGATTCTCGGGGTACGATATCAACCCTTATATCATTGTTATATATTACAACTGCACAATCGTGATTCCTCATATCTAATATTTGGAATTCTTCACATTCCAGTATCGTGTCTATTCTACCTCGATCATTTCTCCAAGGGTTTATTATATAATTCCCATCATCGTCGTAGTAGTCTTCCTCATCATATTCCCAGTTTCTGCTGCACCTCTCGCTATCTGGATCATCAAAGTAATATGGATACTCCTCAAAAAATATCTTATCTATTCCAACCCAGATCTCATTCAGACCATTAAGTAGAATGCAAATGAATAGTCCATTACTTCCGTTTATCGAAATATCCCGACAATAGTATAGAAGCCCACCCAAACTCTCGTGAGTTCCATAAGGCTTAAATACAGCCTCATCTAATCCAAAGTCAAGTTTTGCGACAATGTTCTTTCCGTCTCCACTCAAAAACTCTAGAGCTTCATCTTCTCCATCTTCTGATTTACTTTTTACAACTAACTCCTTGTCAGTGAAATCTGGAAAATCATAAGGAGAGATTTCTTTTCTAAACGGTTTGGCGTACCTCTCCGATAGTAAACTACTATCATATATAGCATTTAATTCTATCTTTTCTTTTTCCATTTTCTTATTGTATTATTTGTTATATAAGTATTGGTAACTGATGATAATATCCAACTAATTTTACGGGCCTAGGAGGACGAGTTGACTCCATCCCAGTATACTCCCCACAAAGTAGGCTAGTAAATATCCTTCCTACATAATCTCTTGCTATAACTTTACTCTCTAATTTAGATGGGTTATACTCTATGATCGCCCCCTCATCTCCATTTTCACGAGTAACTACGTAAAATATACTTCTCATATAAGGAATAATTCCCTCTAAGCGTAGACCCTTTAGGTACTCCGGATCACAGTACTCTCCTCCAACACCCATAATGTTTCCGAATGCGTTGACATATTCACTGAATTCCATTTTAGTCTCATCCCTAACATAGAAATTCATCTTCTGATTTGTTTCTTCATATTCTATGAATCCTGGCTTTTCTTTTAGTTTTCCTATAAGATACCCGTCCCTCTTATTTCCGAATATTTCTAAGTCACCCGTTCTAAGGATTGAATTTCTGTCCTCGCTTTTGTCGATTATGAATCTAGGAAAATCAAAATACATAATTATCCCGGACTCTCCGATAGAAAGTGAGAGGAGTCTTCTCCTTCCATTAAGGTAAATATCCTCGCATACATATACGTAGATATTGTAGTCTGGGTTGTATCCTAATGGCTTAAACCTGGCCTCTCCCATTCCATAACTAAAGTCGAGAACTAGGTCCTTTCCATCAGAGTGAATCCAGTTCACTCCGTATTCATTATTGTACATTGGTGAGAAGTCAAGGTTCTCTATAAATCCCGAAACATCTCGGTCATTCTCATTGAGGAAGAAATATCTCTTGTCACTATCAAAAGACATATTTAGGCATCTTCCACCACTACTAATCTTATCGAACAATTCTCTTCTGTATCTCATACTTCCCCCTGACAAATGTATCATAATCAATGTCCTATTCATCATTTCAATCGTATTCAATGAGGATATAATTTCCTTACCTACTTTGAAATCTATCTCTGTCCTCATTATTTCTCCTAATTTTGACTTTAGATAATCAAAATCGAAATCGTACCCAATTTTTTCTAGAACGTTTTTGCAATGGTCGACCATAAATGGGAAGTTACTTCCTACTCTCAGTTCTGACTCGATAAGTAGATGTAGATAATATACACTACATAGAAGTAGAAAGTTACGACTTACCTCTCTGGATAGTACCTCTGAAACTAGAATATTTCCATCTCGAACTGAGGCTATCTTTATTACAGTTCCCTCTCCGTGACCTTTTATCGTTATCCTTTGTGTAAGGACTAACTCAGTCCCACTATTCGTCCTAATTTCTCTCTCAGTTACACAAACATTTCTATCTTTACTAGTTAGAATATCTATAGAGTCCTTGTATAGACTGTTACACCCTTCCAGAGTTTCTAATGCATTCATCATCACATCCCCTCTATTAGGGTCATCTTTGAACTTATACATTATAGTCTGGACGGACACTAGTCCCCCATAAAGAATTTTACTGTTCATTATTATACCTACCCCTTAAAGCTAAAAAGTTTTTTGATTCTCGTATCATCTCTGTTCTATGTTATTTCTTTCGTTATACTTCTCTCTTTCTTCCTTGTATTCTCCGTATATGACATCTTCCATAATATCGCTAAAATCCATTGTATTGGCAAATTTTCTCCTCGATTTGTTGCAGGTGGACGTTAAATTCTCCATAATAATTTTTCCATTATTCTCATTTTCACTCTGGAACTCATAGTAGGAAAATTTATCTCCTAGCTCCTCATAATACCTAAGAATATTTACGTTGAAATAGTTTACTACATAAGGACTTACTGTAGAGAAGAATACTTTACAATTTGGATTGTCGAGGACTATCTTAAATATAACGTCCAACTGATCCATCTGTTCATATGGAGACTTCATAGACTCGATATTACTTAGGTATAAGTAAGAGTTCTCTATATTACCTCCTCCAGAACCAATCTTATCCAAGTCACTAACCATTACGTCTCCATTTCCAAAGTACTCTACCTTATATGACCCAGATGCACTCATGTCAGTCCCGTCAAAGTAATAGGAAATATCCTCACCATTTCTCTTTATAATTCTACCATTCTTATTTAGGATTATTGTGTCATTACCATTTATATAAATAAACTCACTATTTCCCAAATAATCTAAGTCCCCTCCCTCTTTCGGATCATCAACAAATAGTCTGGATGTACTCCTATGAATCCTCTCCAATTTATCCATTATAAAGTCACAGAGATTGTACTCACGTAAGCTGGAGAACATATAGATCCTCTTGCTGAGATCTATTTCGTATTCATCACATCCTTCTACCACATTTCTAAGAATCAACTTCTCTTCCATAACAATTCAAAATTTTCCAGTTCTTTGTTTGTAATTCCGCTCTTCTTCATCAAACCTATCACAAATCATTTCCATAGGCTCACTTAGTTCATAAGTATCCGCAAGATTAAATGTTTCTGATCCATCAAATACATCCAAATCTTCGCAGTCAGTTCTATTCTTTAGTCCTATTCTATTAGATCCTTCTTTAGGAGGATATACCATATAGTATGCGAATTTATCCCCAAGCTCTTCATAGTGCTTTAATATCTCAACATTGAAATAGTTGGCTATATATGGGCTCACAGTGGATAAGAAGACTTTACAAGTTGGATTGTCGAGGACTATTTTGAATATTTCATCTAATTGGTTCATTTGATCTAACGGGGCCTTCATTGACTCTATATTCCTAAAGTACAGATGTTTATCCTTGACATTACCATATCTTTCATATAAGTTACGCAATCGATTATCATCTAGTTTATGCCCATTTGTAAGTTCCTCGATCGATATCCTCCCATAACCTAGATACTCAACCTCATATGAATTGGATAGGCTGATGTCTCTATCGTCTCTATTCCTTCTATATGGAAGCCTTCCGCTGCTATTATCTAAGGTTATTAATTCACCTTCACCGCTATCATAGGTAAGTTTCCCTCCCTCTCCCATATCATAAGACCAATCTCCATAGGGTTTTCGAAGCTGGTCTAACCAGTCGATTACATAATTACATAACTTATAATCTCTTAGACAGGAGAACATATAGATTCTCTTGCTTAGATCGAACTCATATTCATCATGTCCTTCGATCATGTTACTTATAGTCAATTTTTCATCCATACCTCTACTGTATCTGTAATGTTAAATGAACTCATATCTTTTACAATAAATCTTACGTTTGATTTCCACTCCTTATCGGATTCCAAAACACTAAGGAATAATGTAAATCCATTATTCACATTCCCAACCTGTCGGAAAACCTCGGCTGTACAGTCATCACACAGTATCAGCTCCCTTGGGATGGGTGATCCATCTATTTTTCCATACAGTGAATCTCCTACGTTGTTTTTATAGTAACATAAATTCAACCTACTTCTATCATAGTGTCCAGTTTCGAATAATCCAGTGTACTGATGTGTACGTTCACCTAACATCTCGCTTATTACAGCTGCCTTTACTCCATCCCTGATACAGAGGTAGAATTTCTTAATAATAGATTCCTCCCCAAGGATGTGAAATTCAGTTACGTCCTTGAAAAGTTTTTCCATAATCTTATCATAGATTTCTATGTTGTTTTCCATGTCGTATTTCATACTTTTATCTCGTCATAAAGTTTCCAAATATATTCCATAGGTTTAGATAACTCAATGGTATCTAATAATACCCTATTTGTTTCGTTACAAGTGCTGTCAAGACATTGGACGAGGTCCTCGTCTACATAGTAGGCTGATATCTTCTTTGCGAACTCTTGGTCCTTAGCCATTATGACATTCATATAATTTAATACGTAAGGGCTATGAGTTGAAATCAGGACCCTATCTGGATCTTCCTTCCACCAGCTCCAATTTTCAAGGAGATTCCTAAGGTATCTAATTTGCTGGTAAGGGGATCTTCCATACTCGATGTCTCTAAAGAAACTGTAGTATGTTACTCCTGACAGTTTCGATCTGGTAAGTCCTATCCCAGCATTCTCCATCTCATCTAATGGGAACTTGTAGGTAGCATCTCCAATGCTTTCCTCTTTTAGATCTTTACCCGGTAGGTAGTAATCTAACTTAAGTGTTAGAGCCTTGTCTACGTAGCTTTTATTTCCACTTCGAAAATCCATTATGAATTGGGGAATCAAGTTAGTTAGGAAATAATTATCTCCAGTAAATACGATTACCTTCTTATCACTTAAATCTATCGTATATCTCTTATCACTGTTTATGTGGATCTCCACTCTTTCTTTCAAATTCTCTTCCATTTTATTCTCTATTTTTAACCTTATTATCTAATACTTTACTTTCAATTTCTGTATACTCTTCAAAAATTTGCTCCATAGGATCAGACAAGTCAATAGTATTTAGTAACCTCATTTCGGTCTTATTACCAATGCTGTCTAGGCACTGGACCATGTCATCGGATATGTAGTATCCGGATATTTTCTTTGCAAGTCCCTGATCTCTGGCCATAATTACATTCATGTAGTTTAAGATATATGGACTATGAGTCGAAATTAATACCTTGTCCAATGATATATTCCACCAGTTGAACCTTCCTATGAGATAATCTATATAATCTATTTGTTCATATGCGGATCTCCCATATTCAATATCTCTAAAGAAACTGTAGGAAGTTTTACCAGACAATATTGATCTATTTACCTTTGATATTGTATTTGGGAATTGAATTATTTCATCCCCGGAACCTTCCTCTTTAATATCCTTTCCAGGTAAGAAATACTTTAGACTGAATGGAGGTATACCCTCACTGTCACTGCATATTCCGCTTCGACAGTCCATTATAAACTGAGGAATTATATTCGCTAGTTTGTATGTATCACCAGAAAATATGATTACCCTCTTCTCGCTGAGATCTATGGTGCATTCTTCTTCCTCACCATCTATCTGAACTTCTATCCTTTCTTTTAAATTCTCTTCCATTCTCTTTTAATATTTGGTTCTCGTAAATTATCCAATTATGTTTTCTATCCTTTGGGTCTTGTATTACGTATCTCATTCTCCCAGTTCCTGTATACTTACAATTATATCCAGGGAACAGTCTCTTTACTATTCTTCCGGATAGAACTTCTCCCTCACCAAAATTGAACTCAACCTTATCGTTGTGATTTAGTATCGGGAAGAGTATGTTACTTATCTTTTCCATACTACAAAGGTACGAAGAAAAGTGGAGAACTGAGTCTCCACTATTCAATTATTATCTCATTACATTTTCCACAGGTCTTTAGTATCGATCGGTGGGTTAGTGTTGTTTTTTGGGACCTCTCCTACATAGCCAAATGAGTATCTATTTTTAAAAATATATAGAACCTTTTTTGTCATTTCCAAAAGACTTCTCTCTATGGGGTAATTATTAATTATTTCAACATCTCTAGGAGTCTCATAGTAATTTATGGAGTCATTGACAAGGTCCTCTAGACTTTCCTCATGTTTCTTTATTTCTGATAATAGCTTATCATTTCCAAGAATTTTTTCCTTCTCCCTCTCTATATAGTTATCCGATTGATAGAGATGATGGTCGTATAGTAGCCTAGTACCGACAATAACTGCCGATGCATTTGTTGTCAGATATTCACCAGACCTGAGAGCGAACATCCACTTGATTATTTTATCTGCAAATTTTGTAGTAAGTCCTTCGATTCTATCTAATCTCTCCTCAAAATCACTCTCCTCCAATCTTTCAATCGCGAAGTCAATGTACTTCTTTGCCTTGTTAAGATCTTGGATCGGATTCTCTTTTCGATCCCATCTCCAGAGATATTTCCAAGTATTACCCAGATAGAATGCAAGAGTTCCGTCCTTTACCCTAGATAGATTTTGTTCAAGAACATCTCTCAGTTTTATCTTATCCGATTCATAGTATGAAGGAGATATTGGGTTGTCTCCTTCAACCATCTTCTCCCCCTCTTTATTCTCTTCTGAAACTGTTCGAACCTTTTGTCCTGAATATCCGTCCCATTTTTCTATGATGAATTTCTCCATAAGTCCCTTTACTCCACTAATTCTAAGATATTCGTTCGGAGTATGATTACTACGGTGGATTAATCTATAGCATGTTTTGTCCCAATATCCTTGGATAAACTCATATTCAGATAGATTTATTATGTCACAGCGTTTAAGGGACGATCCTTCACTGTCAAGAAGTTTCTCTAGCCCATATGCATCCATGATCTCTTCTGCTAGATAAGTATCCCTATGGAGCTCCTTCACGATAGAATTTGATATTTCATCCTTACTAATTTCCTCTGTCTCTAGGCCAGGAATCTTCTCTATGCCTACTACTATTTTATCTCCATGTAAGTAGAAATGATCTCCTGTGTATGTATAGACTATCTCTTTATTTTTAAGCGGAGATCCACTAACCCCATATGAAACTGAGTCGACTCCAAAGTACTTTTTCAATTCCCTTACAGACACTTTCCCACCCACGTAAATATGGCTCTTAGGATGTTGCTTTAGAATGTCCCTAATATCCTCCCTACTAATTTCCGGATATAAGCCATCAAGTTCCTCATCATGGACGAGTAAGGCATTTTCAACAGTACTTCCGACATTGTAGAAGTACGATTCATCTATGTCAAATACAGTCTTATTGTCGTACTCGTCTAGGTATCTATTTACAACTGATGGGGTATTGAAATATTCCTTCAGTTCCCTTACAGATATTTCATTCTTATTCATATCACTTCCTCTTCTCAATTATATTTTTACGTATTTCTTCCGGATTTATCATTCCTTTGTGGATTACATTCTCCATTACAAGTTTTTTACTGTCCCAAGAATAAAAGAAGTCTCTTTCTATATCAAATATATGGTCATATGGGTACCATTCATACAAGTTATCTTTTAGTATGCAACTGACTCCATAATAATCAATCAACTCCTTTGCAGATACCGTATTTCTAGGTGGACAAGTCCTTTCTTTATCCATAATTAAGTCAGCATCCAGTTTTGGGAAAGGAATGGTTTCCGTTTCCATCTGATACGACAATATCTCTACGGACAGTTTCATTTATTTTATCTATTCTTTTATAGTTTAGACTAACGTACTTTATGCTTAATGATGGACTGCTTTCTAGAGTATCTGACGATGTCCAGTCAATCAAATCCATTTTTTCGAATGGATTGAATCTTGTATCTGACTCGAATTTTCCATTTATTATGGAGATATAGAATCCATACATTAGGGGGAGAAATAGTTCGAAGATCTCTTTACCACCAATAACAAATACGTCAGTATATTCTAAGGTCTTGTATGACGTAACCCAGGCCCTATGTATGGCATCAAGATAGTCTCTCTCTACGAAGTAGCTTCCATCTCCCGGATCATTCAGTTTTTTTGATAGTACGATGTTGGCTCTACCTTCCAATGGAAACTTGTTCCCAAGAGATTCCATTGTCTTTCTTCCCATGATTACTGGATGCCCCATCGTCTTCTCTCGGAAGAACTCCATATCTTCTGGAATCCTACTCCAAGGAAGTCCGCCTTTGTATCCTATGCCCCAGTTCCGGTCTGCGGCCATTATTCCATATACTTCCATACTTTAATTATATGTTTCTTCAAAAATTTCTTTTTTACATGGGTAAAACTCTCCCCTTACTCCTTTGATAATATAGTCTCCAAACTCGCAGCTCATTTCTCCCTCTAGAGTCTTTATAGATGCACCATACTTATTGAATGTAAGTGACTTACCAGCAAAATTATGTACTTCCTCTTGATTATCCTTTGAAAGCTGAATGGCTTCTACCTCTATTGGTCTCTTAACATACTTGGTTACAGAGGTACTAAGAACTTTCTTAAAGAAATCGCTTACTATCTCTCTAGTGTATATGTCCCCTATTAGTGATAGGATTACGTTAAAGGTTCCTTTATATATAGTCTCTCCTAATTTTCCAATATCATCTCTATTTTTCAGGTAATCACTTATAATGTCCAGAGCTTCTAAGGATGATCCATACTTATCCTTCAAACTTTTCCTAGAACTGAATTCCATAATTGCTTTGTGGAGAAGTTTCTTATCATCGATATGTTCCTTCGAAATGCTCCGGATCTCCTTTTCTGTTTCTGTCAAGTTAAACTTTAATCGACTCAACATGCTGTGGCTACTTGAAAGTCTTAGGTCGATATGTGTAGATAGGTCTTTCAAATCTAAAAAGAATGTTGCCACATCAATTGGAACATTTTCTACCTTGACATTGTCACCTCCCCAGTTTATCAGATTAATATACCTACATACATATTCCACTAAGTCATTTGATAATTCCTGAATCTTATGGATACTGCACTCAATTGATCCGTCAATATCTCCAGAGAGGAATATAGATAACTCTCTATCATATCTATCAGTGATAGAGGACAATTTTTTAGTACTGTCAAACTTACCTATTGTATTGAAGTCCTCTCCCGGAATAAGGTCGTTGAGGAATTTCTTTGTTGACAGTAATAAACACCTTCCCACTGATGCTGTATATTTTTTATCCCCAGAATATAGGTCCCCGAAAGAAGATTCAACGAAGTACTTATCTCCCCCATTCGGAAATCCTATCCCAATAAGTTTCCCTTCCTCGTTTTCAAACTTTTGAAAATTAAGATCTACAGTGAGAAGATCGTTTATTAATTCTACTCCATCTTTTTCAAATTCTTTAAGCATTTTAATAATGCCCCGTCTTTCCTCTATTTTTCTCATACTTTATATTTATTTGTTTTGTATATTGTATTTTCCCCCTAACAACTTAGACAGGATGGTTAGGACTATGATCTGTGAATTCTCTCTCATCGGGAGGCTTTTATAGTACCCATTTGGATTGCAATCAATTACTTCTAATATTGCTCTCATTGAATTTGATAAATCTTTATACTCATTCAAAAGGAGATGACCAAAGTGAGATCTAACTATAGTTAAGTGCAAAATCTTTAAGTCATTACCTCCGAAAACAATTTCAAGTTCTTTTCCGAATTCTGGGACATCCTTAGATAGTTTCTCCATCCAAGGATTATCTTTCAATATTGAGCACACTTTTGCAGAGATATCGAGTTCTTCAAAGAAATTTCTACTAATCTCTGCTGAGCAATTTTCATATCCTATGATATATCTTTGGTATGGATTTAGCTTTTGGATGAATCTTCTAACTACTTCATATGCTTCAAATCCTATCAACTCCCACTTATCACTGTCCAATATTTTATTGTTAGAGAAAAATTCTATTAAATTATCATAGGATCTGGACATCTCTCCAGATTTGTCCCTACAAAATTCTTTGCTCTTAATCTCTCCATTACTGAAATACTCAGCTATAGACATCGCTAGGCATTTAGATACTCTTTTACAATACTCCTTATTTAGTGGTTGTTTTCCATATGTAAAAGTTTCTCCAAAATAATTAGCTACCTGATTTGAGAATTTATTCTCATTTATTCCAATTGAATTCTCGAAGTCAATTTCAGGAATACATAGATCTACTACAAAATCTTCCTCACTTACTTCCTTACCTTCTCCGAAGATACTGTACATGTCTTCGTATGTCTCTACTTCTCTCATCTATGATAATCTATACTCAACAGGATTTGAAATACCATCTTTTATATTGTATATCGATAGAAAGTTCTTTCTTACCCCTTTATCTAGACCTACCATCTTAGCCGCATATTCCCTCACTGCTAACTCTACATATGAGCTATTAGACGAAATTATCAAATCTACTCTATCGTTGCAAAGCCTGCTAATTGCTCGGTCTACTATTAATTTTTGAAAATCTCTATCAAACTGATCTATGTCGTCAATTAGGATTTTTAATTTTTCTTTCTTTTTACGTTTCCCCCTTAGATAGTTATTTACGGGATAAAATAAGGTTTCAATCATATACTCTCCACTAAGTTCAGGGTCATACCCAGACGATATTTCATATGGAATGTGATCTAGCTCTATTACATCATCTATGTTCTTCTCCGATCTATCTATAACAGTGCTTCTATAGTCCACTTTCCAAATTCCAGATGAAATCTCTATTTTCTTATTAAGATTCATCATCGAGAATAGTCCATCAAAGTCGCATATCCAGTACTCATTTTCATCGGATATATACCTAAGTGTTCTGGATATTAGTTTTCCTCTGAACGTATCCTCACCTTTTATGAGAGTAATTCTACTAATTAAGTCTAAGTCTACGTTCTTTATGTATCCTAAGTTTTCTATTTTAATCCTCATCTTCTTTCTCCTTTAGGAACTCTGATATTTTATCTCTGTTTGTTGTCACTGATCCGTCCTCGTTTGTCTTTATCAATCCTTTATCAAGGAGAAGTTTGCAAATCATTTCCTTCCCTTTTTCTGTGTAGACTAGACATTTCGCATTGAACTTCAGACTTCCATCCTTTCCGTAAACAGGAATGTCCTTTACATTTCCATATCCCTCATTGTTATATCTATAGGTAAGGCCGTATGCCGGATTTTCCTTGTTCTTGCTAAGATGCATTGTCACTCCTAACTTTAGAAGTATCTTATTCAAACATTGAGCTGTCATGTCCAAACTCTTAGCAACATTAGTTGCAGTAAGCATATATTTACTATCGAGGATCTTGTCGTAATACTCAGCCTTTGGTTTAGCAACCTCAAGCTCTTTTTGAGTAGCAATCCTTAAATCCCTTTCGTCGGCCAATTCTGTAAATAGTTTGGCCATTTCCCTTGGATCACTATATATCTCTACTAACTTCTCCTTAGTCATGTATGCTCCATGCTTCCTGATTGATGGAAGAACTTCTTCTACTACCCAATCTTGGAATTTCTCAGCCTCTGGCTTCTTACTTTGCATTACACATCGATAGAAGTTTGGTTCTGAAATGTATGAAGACGGAACATATAACCCATTTTCATCCATCTCTATTCTATCATATATCCCACTCTTAGTCAGCCTCTTTTTCACATCATGTGGATCTAAATCAAGTATTTTAGACACATCTCCAAGGTTGAAGATTACATTTCCATCGACCATTTCGACTTTGATCAACCCGAACTCTTTTTTCTCAAAAATCTCCAAATTCTTTTCCATATTTACTCTATATAGAATGTTTTTACTGTTAATCTACTTATTAAAGGGGGGGTCGTATTTCAATCCGGACCCTCCCTTGAATTAATGTATTATATATCTATTTGGTATTGAAGTAGATTGAATCTACATCTCCTACCTAATTCGTAGTTCAAATACTATTTACGTTGTCAACAATGAATTTTTTTAGTTCTCTCGAATTTCCTCCTCTCATCTTCATAATTATTTCTACGAGGCCATACCTATCAGTGAACCAAGGTATTCTCTTACCCTTTGTTGTGTCTCTCATCATCTGAACTCGAAGGATTTCGTCTCCCTTTACGTCACTTACATTTCTTACCTTTCCAATCGCCTTGCAAATATCTCCGATATTATACAAAGTCAATTCGTCGTCATACTTGTACCCATTAATCTTGTTTCCATTGGGAAGGGCAATCTCACTCGTTTTGTGTACTAATTTTATTTCCATCTTTCTACTATTATTTATTATACTGAAACTTCTCCTTTAATTGTTGGATGAGGATCATATCCTACCAACCTAATATCTTCATATTTGAAATCAAAAATCGAATCTATTTCTTTGTTCAACTCTACCCTTGGAAGTTCTCTTGGTTCCCTACTAAGCTGCTCCTTAACCTGATCTATGTGATTCAGATAGATGTGAGTATCTCCAAATGTGTGAATAAACTCATATGGTTCATATCCAGTTACCTGAGCCATCATCATAAGTAGTAATGAGTAAGAAGCAATGTTGAACGGAACCCCTAGGAATAAGTCTGCACTTCTTTGATATAGCTGCAAACTTAGTCTATTTCCATGACTTACATAGAACTGGAATAAGATGTGGCATGGTGGAAGTTCCATCATGTCCAACATTCCTACGTTCCAAGAGCTTACTATATGTCTCCTTGAGGTTGGGTTATTCCTCAAACTATTTACAACTGATCCAATTTGATCAATGTAAGTCTGACAATCATCATACTCATAGTCATAGAAATGTGATGGTAGATGATTTGGACACCTTCTCCATTGCTCTCCGTAAATTGGCCCAAGATCTCCACGTTCGTCTGCCCATTCGTCCCAAATATGGACCCCATGCTCATTCAGGTACTTAATATTTGTGTCTCCTCTGAGGAACCACAAGAGCTCGTACACAATCGATTTGAAGTGGACCTTCTTTGTAGTTACGAGCGGAAATCCTTTCGACAAATCAAATCTAAGTTGTCTTCCAAAAACACTTAACGTACCTGTTCCAGTACGATCCTTTCTTTCTTCACCGTTCTCCAATACGTCTTGAAGTAACTTCAAATAAGTTTTCATATACTCAAATTCAAATAATCCCAATAATAAGTCCGTTTGCCCAAAAAAAAAGTAGGTACGGAAAAATATCCGTACCTAGTTTGATTATGCATTTTCTGTTAACTCCCTTAGAGCCCTTGCTCTAGAGTTGTCTGTAGATGGAATCAGGTTTCCTTCCGGATCCCTGAATATGAACCCAGTTGCAGTGACCATATTGATCATTCTCAAGTCATTGCTTCCATCCTTTTCTACGTTCTCAATGAATTTTTCTGTTCCCATTGCGAGAAGGCTATCGAGCTCCATTTCTCCAATACTTTGTCCGCCACCTTTTCTATAACGTCCTCTACCAAAGATAGAATCTTCGTCTTTAGTGTCTATACTTGAAGTGACTTTACCAGTATAGTCAGCAGAGTGTGATAGCTTCTTAATATAAGAAAGTCCTGTAACAGACTCTCCCTCAACATACCCCAACTCGTGGAGTCTATGTCGATCTCCAGCCTTTGGAACATAGTCTTTTGGGGAGAACCCTTGAATACCTTTATCAGTCTCAGCAATGATTACGTCTGGACAGAAGATTACGTCAGTGTCCTTGACTCCAAGCTCATTCATCCATTCAACAAGAGTATCATAAGAAATCTTAGAGTAAAAACCTACCTCTAACTTAAATCCAAATACGTCAGTTGACTTAAAGTATTCAGAGAACTCCTCGTCAGACATACTTGTGAACTTCTTTCCATAATACTTTTCAGTAAATTTCTTTGCTTCTGAAACCTTTCCAAGATCCATCTTGCTCTTTAAGATACTATAGATCTTTAGAACACACTTACTCAGTGAAGTCTCATAGAGCTGAGATATATTCTTTCTACTGATTACTGCTGCGGGATTGAGAAGGATTTCAGAGGGAGTTCTTTTTCCGTCAGAGCTCTCTATTTGTGGCATACATTCGTCAGGAAGAATCAGAGAGATTACTCCCTTTGATCCATAGTTATTAACTACCTTATCACCTAGCTTTGCCCTATTAACCCTAAGAACTTTAGCACTGATGTATCCAGCAGCTCTCTCATCCATTTCTACCTCATCGGCCTTCAGGTCTTTATACTTCTGAGGAATCCAATCGTAATCAGAAGATTTCTCTTGAGACTTCATAGATTCAAGGATCTTTACTGTTTCTGGATTAGTAAACTTAATCCCATCCCTTATCTCTACTCTAATATCAATAAGGAAACCTTCATCGACATTATTAGGAACGAGTAAGTTAGCTTGATTGTAGCTAATTCCAAGTCCTTTGAGAAGTCCGGTAGTTAAATTCTTACCTAAGTTAGGATTAATCCTAAGTTTAGATAGGTTATTTACTATAATATCCTTGCTCTCTACAGCAGACCCGATCTTCTTAACATAACTGATTATGTCATCAGGATAAATATCTATACTGAAGTTTATGAGAGAGAAGTGCATCAATCGGTCTGAGTGAGACTTGCTGATTACAATTCCATCCTCGTGAGTATATCCAAGGTAGTTCATATAGATTACTCTCGAATTGATTCCAATATCGAAAGATCCTCTCTTCATTACCTTTGGAACTACTACAATATCTCCTGATTTAACTGATTGACCGACCTTAACCGATGGATCAAATGAGATAATTGAATCATTTGCACCCACAATAGGACTGGAGATGTCCGTGAAATAAACAGATCCCTTGGCATTCTTGAAGAATATCTTATTCTCCCTTATCCCTACTACAGTAGCATCCTCCCCTTCATGTCTACTAACAAGAGTTGAGTTCTCAAGAACTTCCTTATCGTGACCAGAAGAAATCAGGTTAGGCTCACCATTCGGCAGTTCTATGGCCTGTTTCAACATGGACGCAGTACCCATAGAGAGTCGAATAGAGTCAGACGCATTACCCATAGGAATAAGCATGGAAGTTATTGATAGCTTATGATCGGGCATAGGCTCAATAAGGTCGAACTTATCCGAGCTTGTTCCATCATAGTACTTGAGCCTAAGTTTATATTTTATATCCTTAGACTTAAATTTCTTATTCTCATAGTCCCAATACTGATTAATAAGAACTTTCTTAGTACAGTATTTTGTATATGGAATAGTTACCTCCTTCTGATCTGGGAATGTATAGCACTTGATGTACATTTCATTGTCCCTAAGCTCTGCACAGTAATTCATCTCATTGATCTGGTTCGTATTTCCGTTGATAGGAGTATTTACGATGTCAATGAGATCCGTCATCGAATCATTTACAGCAACATTCTTAGGAATAGTTACCTTAAACTTCATCGAATCGAATACGAGCGGATTAATTGTATTAGGGATGTCAATGTTCTTTTCATTGGCTATCTTGAAATACTGATCGATACACGTCTGAATTGATCTTAAGAATATTCTTTTATATTGATAGTATTTCTTCCTAATATCTCTAGTTACCCTAGGTCTTACATCTCTTCCATAAAGATACTTCAAGAAATTGGATTCAGTAGACCAGATCTTTTTATCGATCATGCTGTCGTACTTCTTATCCTCTCCCCTCTCTATCATCTTAAGGATAATATCTTTAGTCAAATAGTTACCTACATTATCGGTGTCTAACTTAACTTTGATCTTATCCACCTCGTACTCAGTTAACTTTAGGTTATCCTTATACTTTGCAAGATTATCATCTGTTGCAGGTATCTTTACTTCGTTGTCATCTGAGTCGAATAGGCTTATGGTTATGTCGTATCCGTCTGGATTAGATTTGTCTTCCGTGAATCTTACATCAATTTGATCATTTATAATGATATTGTTACTGTATACTGTACACCTATCATCTCGATCAAGAGTATTTGTAGGTATTCTCAGAGCACCTCCAACTACGAATACGTTATTGATAAGTTTCGGAATCTCAAGATCTGAGCTATACTCCTCTGATTCCCCATCAACAACTGTCCGGAAGTTGTACCTTACAGTCATAGAACCAGTCCTACCAGTCATTCTTAGGTAGCTTATATCTAAGTTATTAGATTCTACTACTTGATAGTTTAATAGGGAGCAATAATTCTTATCATCTGAAGAATAGTTTACCTTATCAACCATGAACTCGACGTACTTACCAAGCTCTCTAACCACATTTTCATTGAATTTATTTACCATCTATAATTGCTCCTCCTATTTTATTCCTGTCGTCGAATAGTATCTGGTATACAGTAGTATCCTTAAAGAATTCATTTATATCAGTAAAAATCCCATCAGTAACTTCTTTCCAGTTTTCTTTAATCTCTCTGTAAGGTTTTACTAGTAACACGTAAGACCAAACTAAATTCAAGTTAGGAAATTCTTTTTGAACGATTTCGTGAGATAGGACGCTATCCTTATTTATATTGTACTTTGACTCTATAGAGTCTATTAAGTTATCTAGTTTTTCTTCGTCTATCTCATCAAATGGAGTCTCTACTGCAAGACAGAAGCTCATAAGACCACCATCGGCTACAGTAGATTCACTGATTATTTCTGTTCCCTTAAGAAAATCCCTCATATCTGATGATATTCCTTCCTCCATATCTGACCACTCAGATTCGAAAGTGTCTGGATTTGTGAAGTTATCATCGATTCTGGATAGTAGGATGTAAGTCCAATAACTAGAACTTTCCTCGTACCCAGTCGCTATCTCATTTACTATTACATCAATTGAATCTAAGCACCTATCAGCTATACTTTGTCCGAGGATAATGGAATCCTCCTCACTGGGATTGTGAGGAGGAGTTTTGAAAGATCTGCAATAGCTTCTCAATCTCATATCTTGTTGCTCAAAATTAGTGGAAGAATTACTGACGTGATAGGATCAGATCCGATGTCCTTTCCTTCATAGGTAATCTCCTTCAGAGTTCTACCAGCGTATCCAAATGCAAGTGACTTGAAGAACGATGAAGACCCCTTTACGCTCTTTACGAGAGACTGTACCTGGACCTTGTCCTCTCCTCTCCTAACAAGTAGTGAGAACAAGAACTCAATAAGCTCTGGAGATACTGGAAGAAGTTCATCGAACTGGATCTTAAAGTATTTATATACTTCGATATAATCTTTCTCCTTGTTTGTAAGATTCTTTAAGTCAAGAGTTCCTGAGCAGATCCTCTGATACTTCTTGACCTCAGTACCATCTGGAACATAGTACATGTTTTCTGGATCATATCTATACTCTTCATCTCCAATCATAACCTTGAACTTGTTATCCTCATCCTTAATATACCTAAGTATTCCGGAGTCTCTTGAATAACAGTCAGACAAAATCTTTTTGTTATTCTGGAAAGTCTTGTTACCACTGACAGGATTTGCTGAGCAAAGTTTGATAATCCTATCCAGACGATAAGAAGGAGTAACCATGAGATAGTGCCTTCCAAGAACGTCTCCCTTATCGTAGGCATCTCCGTTCCTAGGTAGACTCTGAGCGAATCTATTTCCTTCTGGCCACTTATACTCTTTTCCAGTTTTAGTTGTAAGAATTACCCATCCATCTTCGATCTTGAGTTTTCCAGAGTCTGGAGACAGAATCCATTCCGGATACTTCTCGCCACTTCCTGGGAATTGGAATAAGTTACCTGAGTGCTTAAGAGCAAGACCGGATTGAGTAAGAGTTTCTGTAAGAGAACTGATCATGGACATACCTACCTTAGATCCCTTAGGATAGTTAACTACATTAGATAACATGTCCAAAGTAATCTTATTTGGTCCAAGAGTACTTGTAAGAATAGATCTTACTTTTACAGGTTCATCAGACTTTGATTTTCCTACTACTGTTCCATTGACTCGTGTCCTACCTTCAGCTTCACTTTCCTTGAGATAGATTCCTTCGTTCTTCTCATCCTCTCCATCAATTAGTAAGTACTCAGAGGCTAAGTAGTTGAACTGTCTTGTAACGTATCCAGACATAGGTACAGAAAGCTGCTTTATGTCCTGTACTGCACGGTTCTCTATAGCATGGTTCTTGTAGTCAAGAGGAGACATACAACCAACTAGAGTAGTCTCAGATAAGTGGAACACACCATCAGGACCTACGTTTAGCTGCTGAACAGACATGTCTCTAAGCTGAGGAAGTTTTGCTCTTGAAGTCTCTGTTACCCCAGTCTTAATGTGATCAGGGATCTCCTTGAGAACTTTCTTTTGGAACTCCTCATAGATCGTACGAATCGTACTGTCCTTAGTTTTCTGATCTAATTTTTCGTTAGCTTCTATAGCACGAATCTCATCAAGATATTTCTTATCTATGTGAACATATAGCTCAGATATTCTAGGGGCAGTTGATCCACTAAGAGTAGTTACTTTAAGTGCAAACTCACTGATGTCTCTGATTCTCTCAAGTCTGTCAGGCTTACCTCTAAGCTGCTCGTACAAGAAGATGCAATTATCAGAGTTGATATTCCCCTTGAAGTCGTCTTCCAGATAAGCATTTACGTCCTTATCGAAAAGTTCAGATAAGATCTCTCTTCCAAGGGTCGTCTTCTGTCCGTTGAGGATAACCATTGTCTGGTACTTGAAGTCTCTATTCATCTTCTTGTGATCCTTAAGATCTTGAAGAGAGTCAAATGTTTCAAGTTTATCCGGTACGTATACCTTAGATGCTTGGATAAGGCCATGCATCATCTCGTGAGTAGGGACATATAAGGGCTTATGGTTCTTCTTATACAGGAAAATGTTCTTAGGACTCATAGCTGAGGTCATAAGTTCATTCATCTTCTTAGGAATACTATAATAAGTCATAGCATCACCATCGAAGTCTGCATTAAGAGGAGGACACAGAGCTTGAGGTATCTTCATAACATAGTCGTTAGTAAGTTTTACCTTACATACGGCCATACTTAATTCATACAAAGTAGGTGCTCGGTTGATAATCACATACTTCGCTTCAAGATCATCGTCTCCAGCGATATATTCCTCAAATAGTCTCTGAGTCTCTGGATCATCATACTCATTCTTGTAGATTTCCTCAGCTTTCTTAGTTGTAGTTCCCTTCTTGTCTGCAATGTACTGTACGAACTCATCCATACAGGTCTCATACATCAAGTGCCTAGGAATTACAACCTCATCAGCTTTCAATGTTGGATCTGGAACAATCACTGCTCGACCTGAGTTTGGAACTCGGTTTGAGATAATTGTTCTAGCCATATTCTCATCGGATGGTCTCATAATCTCAGAGATAGACTCTAAGTCTCTTGAGATAAGAGCCCTAAGACTTCCTCTAAAGTATGCTTTAACAAGTTCAGAGTTTATCTTAGGGAAGGTTGTCTTATAGAACTGATGGATGCAGTAGATAATGTTCTTATATACTCCAGTTATCTTATCGTTCTCTAAGACTCTCTTACCATCCCTAATCCTAAGCATTGGTCTCCTCATTGCTATTGGGAGGACAATTATGTATTGGTTGAGATAAGCTCTAGCTTCCTCAAGAATATCTGGCTTGTTAAGATGAATAAGACTAATTAGTCCCTCGAATGAGCATTTTGTAAAGTCATCAATCTTATCCGTTACAGTTAGAGTATCCGAACTCTTATCATATTCAAACTGACAGACATCAAGGACAGCTTGGTCATACCATCTCTTACCTTCGAAGTACTTACTCTCAAAGTCAGTTACGATCTTCTTGAAGTTAGTCTTTATGAGTGAGATGAAGTTGGTTATCTTATATTTATTGTAATAATACACTGGACTTTCAATCCTTCCGAATCTCTTGAAAGACTCTTCCTGACTTAGGACGTTAGTTCCGCACCTAGGACATCTGATCCCTGGGGTACGTATATTACCACAATTACATCTGTTCACCTGTAATGCACCAAAGATGGTAGGGTCATAGACTCCTTTTTCGTAAGGGTCTAGCTTCTCCACCTTAAGATTAATGTCCCTATGCTCAGTAAGGACATTATTCTTTGTAAGTTCAACGATTTTCTCGTCGGTAAGTATTTCTATTCTTATATTTTTCTTATCCATCGTTATGACTCGAATATAAGTTTCTTAGCAGCAGAAGTTTCTTCTGGAAAATTCGTCAGTATCTCATTGTATACAGTTCGTCTTCCCTTCTGATAAGCGTCCTTGGATAGATCAAAAATCTCTAGAATCTTAGATGGGAGTACTCCTCTTGTAGATTTTCTGTACTCTCCCCTAAATTTCTTGAACGCGTTATACGTCTCAATCGGATTGACAATCTTCTCCCTTATCTTACCAAAATGTCTTTCGTAGATAACTGTAGACTTGGTTCCGTCAGTCCCCCAAAACTCCTTGCTTCCAACAGATTCCGCAATGTCTGCCATATCCTCGTTACCAGACTTTCTCAAATACTCTACAAATCTATCTAGAGTATCCTCCCTTACACTATAGAGTAAATCATTGACCCTTCTTATGGGGCTATAGAGATACTTAGGGAGATCCTGAATCAAAGCAATCACGTCCATTTGGTTAGTAGTGATTAACATGATTATTAGGGCCTTTGCTTTAGTCATTCTTGACTTAGCCAGCTTTTCGTTAGCTGGAAGCTCCTTCTTGTCTGCGAGGTAAGATTCTACGATACTTACCATTACATTAAGAACTTTCTCCTCCATGACCTCATCATAAACTGACTTTGGTGCAGAATACAATTGTAATTTATAGGTATCAGACGATGCATACCTATTCTTTCCTTGACGATCGTTTATCTCGTTTGCGATATTCAAGGAATAGTTATATTGGTGTAGGAAGGTTAGAAAGGCCGCTGTTCTACTTGCGGCATCTTCAGTTTCAACTATCTGCTTATATATCTCAGCAGCCTTGTCCAACGATGTAATGACCTCCTTGTCCTTTTCTTGCTCGTCACTAGGTTTTACTTCCTCCATATGTTCTAACTAAGTATAATCAAGCTATTCTTTTTCTCATTTCCACGTTTCACGGAAATACTTCCGGACTCTTTGTATACTGAGAAATAGCTTTTAATAAATTCAAACAGGTTAAATTCAGAGGGATGCTTTTTGTAGTACCCCTTCAGTTCGTTTGGAGTCAGGTCTTTATTATCTAATAGGAATCTATATATAGACTCCATGTCTTCACTAATAAACTTTTCTACTACAATAGCTGACTCACCACTTGATAACTTACTAACTATAGAAGATAGATTTATCTTCATTATTGGATCTTAATTGAGTTTACCAACTTTTCCCTCATACGACCATTACTGAGGACTTCCTGAACATTTATGTCAGGGTCCTCGAACATGTTTCGGAGAAGGTCAAGTGCTCCAGACTCAGAGAATGTCCCGTAGTACTTTCCTCCAAATTCTATTGGTTCTTGATCTTGACCGATCTCACTTCCTTTTCTTACGCTTACTACTCCAGTTATCTTATGAATAACAACATAGTACCAAGTAGGCTTAAATCCAGTAGTAATCTTGTCTAAAATTTCCTTTTCCATATTCCTTTCTATAATATAAGGGTATTATAAGTCAGGGTAATCTTTCCTTAGGTGGTTTATACTGCTCTCCAAGAAGTTCATATATGTCTTCTTCTGATTTTGGTATGATCTGATTACCGTCCTTACCCGTTATTCCGTGCAAAGATAGTTCATATCCCAGACAATATGCGGAGTTTATCAACCTAAGGATCTCTTTTTTCCCACTATTATGAAATAATGACCTAGTATATAGCTCATTAATTGGGACATTAATAATATCGAAGTTTATTCTCCTACCTATTGAGAAGGATGATCTATCCTCCCCACAATAGGACTCTTCGGAGAATGTCATGTACCTGAATTTCTCAGATACCTTTTCAAATGGGACTTCTGTACTTATAAAGAATCTGACACCGTCTCTTATCTCATCCTTACCTAATACATAATCTCCTATTTGACTATATGAGATTTTGTCTCCATACATAGACAGTGCATACTTAGCCAACTTTACGTATGATGAGATTTCGTCCCTATTTATCGGAAACTTTTCTGTATCATACTCCAACTTTTCATTAGAGAATGGTACCTCTGATGGCTTTATTTCTGGATGGTCTGAGTAGATCTTTACCAGATGTTTGCACAGTCTATTCGGAGAGTATGTCTTATTAAATGATCTCCTGTATATGAAGTCTGGACATGTACAGGTCACTTTATCAGAGTCTACGCAATACTCATTTCCATTAGATCCATATACTTGAAAAATCATTGTTTACTTGAATTATTTTTCCTCTTCTTCTGCTTTTACTGGAGGAAGATTCTTTGACCTAACTCTTCCTTGAATATCTGTATTCTGGAATGAAGCAGCATTCTTTTTGAACTCTTCTACTAGATCCAACTGATCCTCGAAGAATGGATTACTGAGGGATTTATCGTAATAGATCTTCTTTGTTGATCCATCCGACAGTACAGTAACTCTCCATCTCATATCTCTACCATCCTTCTCTGGTAGCTTATCGTCTATCCTTACAGACCTTACTTCTACTATATGATTGGATAGGTCCATTACATAGATAATCTCAGGAGAGTGAGAAGCCATAAGCATCCTTCTCCTATTCTTTATGTACAAATAAACCAGTAATACAGATACCAGAAATACAGCTGATATAATTATTTTTAGTAACATGATTATCAACAAAAATTATGGGGAAGATTACTCTTCCCCTATTTATTTATCCAACTTTTACTATCGTCTTGTCTTTTATCCAAGGACGAGTCTTTTCTAAGAATTTCTTTGTAGTAGCAATAGATTCTGTCACCCTACCCTTTTGCGTATTACGTCCAAGAAGTACACATCCATGAGTATCCTTCTCAGTGTTGCCGTGATGGAATAGAACTTGACTGAATCCATTAATTCCTTCGATATAAGGCATATACTTATTATCGAACTTTGCACTGAAGTTTGGAGACCTCCTCCAGTCTACCCAATATGTTCCGTTAGGGATAGCTGTCTGACCCCAGATCTTCTGCTCATCTCCATCAAAGATTCCATTCTTATTTGTATCTCTGTCCGTATCCTCGAGACTATCGCAGAAATACTCTCCATCCAAGTACACATTACTAATAGTGTAATTCGGTCCCCTAAAGATCCTTTTGATTTCGATAGTGTGCTCTTTCTGAGGAGCTTGAATCACTGGGGGCTCTACTTTGATGGGATTCTCCAATGAGTCTTTCTTTACTGTGTCTCTCTTAGTGCTGAACGTATCCTTATTAGCCAATTTATCGAGCAATACGCTCTTAGGAATATCTACTGGCTTTGGAGGCTCTATGTCTGGCTTCCTAATTGAATCCTTAAACACAAATGGTTTAGGTTCAATAGGAGAGGATAGTCCACTGACCGAGTCTATGTTGCTGAGGGGAGTTCTTGGCGTATTTATCTCACCAGAGCTATCTCCGATCTTAGACCTTAATATCTCGTCAGTAGCATCACTCATTTTTTGTACGCTAGACTTAGTTAAATAGGTTAGGAACGAATCTTTCTTAGCATCGAAATCGCTCTTCTTATTCCAAGCTGAGTCCATCCTTGGAGTTTCCCACATCTTCTTAGGTTCCTCCTCGGTTGCACTGTCCTTGAAGATCATTGGCTGATTGGGAACTGTCGTCTTTGTTGGGTCAGCCGCCTTACTGTCCTCTTCCTTTTTGCTCGTATTTATTTTTAGTTTGGTTAGGATTCCTGTAAGTAAACTACTCATTTCTTATTTCTCCTTATTTCCTAGTTTTGGAAATACAACTCCTACTCCAAAGAAAGGTTTTGTATCTCCATCCTTCTCCACTTCAACCATTTTTGGATACGCACCTGATACCTCAAATACGTTTTCGTAGTTCATAAGAGTCTCGTTCATATAGAGATCGAACTTGTTATCATTTTTCATGGTAACAATGAAGTGACTCTCTTCTCCAAGCATCAATGTCGCAGTCTCAATATTCCCGGGGAGATACTTAAGAATCCCCATGAAATCTATATTTGGAATCAAGTGGACGCCTTCTATCCCAAGAAAAATCTCACCAGAGAAGAGTAGAGACTCTGATACAATACTTTCCTTATTAGTTACGCTCTCGTGCTCCATATTTCTAACCATAAATGGAGCGACTGAGATCATTACGTTAAGGAGATCAGAGTTGTTCTTTACTGGAGGTGGAGTGTTATAGCTATATAGCCTATCATCTGCCCAATCTACTAAGAAGTGACCTTCTACATCGGTAATGACTAGCTTAATTGGAAATCTTTCATGCGTGTAGTTAAGATCTCCCTTAGTAAACCCGAATCTATTAAGCTCTTTCTCGTCGAGATTCTTGATAATATTTTCCATATTTCTTTTACTTGAATATTTTCTTTACATTATCTCTATGTCTGATTAGACGGAGATTCTTTGACTTATTGTTTGATTTATTATTGTCTATGTGATCTATGTCGTAGTCACCCCTGCTATCTCCACGAGCTTCTACGACTAGTCTATGAATGCTTCTCGGATATTTCTTACCATCCTTGAACAGTTTTACTTGTTTGTATCCGTTTCCTTTATCATAAGGATGCATTCTTTTACCGTCCTTACCATAGACTACTCCATCTTTCGTGACCTCGTAACCGGGGAATCCTTTAATTCTCATAATAATTCTGTCATGTATTCCTGAAGAGCCTTATCAGTGGAAACGTATTTACGAGTCTTCCATACTCTCTTTAGCTTAAGCATATTGTCAGTGTCCTCTTCCACATGAACTATGTCAAACATTAGGGGGCTCTTAATACATTCCAAATCTATTTGCCCGAACTCAGCTTTAGAGATTACGTCGGTTATCCAGTCATTTAAGTACTTATACTTACTACTGATAAGCCCATTCTTAATTTGGGTGAATATAACTATTGCCAAATATTCTTCGCCCGATATGCAGTAACTCTTCTCTCCCTTATCTTCCATAAAATCCTTTCTATCAGGGACACTATCTTCTTTATTAACGGAAACTTCTCCATCTCCACTTATTATCCTAGTCTCCTCTACTAGATCTTCCTCCTTTTGAACTTCTTCTTCATTCTTACTGAGGAGTCCTTTGAAAAAATTCTTTATTCTTGAAATCATATCACCCTATTGATAAATTCGTCCAAATTCAGTATGAGTCCGTACTGGCTAAAGGATACAATTGTTACTCGTTTCCTGATAGCCAAAGTAGAGATAGGAATAAGATACTCGGATTCACCTTCGAACGTTATCTCATTCCTTAGGGTATCTATCTTTATTGAATACCTTTTCTCAGACTCATCCATATTTATAGAGAGGTTCTTACACAAGAGTTGGTGAATGTGCATAGGATCACCAAACTCTCGTATAAGATACACTCGATCAGGTATTAGGTTGTCTAGGAAATTTTCGTAGTGCATTTTCTCTGTATACTGAGAACTTATCTATGATCGCATCAACGTCGAATTCTTCATTTAAATCATACATTAGGTCAATAACCCAACTTATGATTCCTTTCTTGTTTAGCCCTGCGATTCCTTTCTTAATTCCTTTACTGAGCTTATCGTAATCACTCACCTCTTTCTTCTTCATTTTCTTCTTCTCCTTCTTTTATGATTCCCATCCTTTTTCTAAGGACTCTAATTATATCTTCATTTATAAGATCTCGATTATTATCTTTATTGTATTCATCGAGATGTTTATTATCCTCACTATGTCTATCTCCCCACGTACTGAATCTCAAGATGCCGTTGACAGTCTTATTCTTGATATTATCAATAGCCCAGTCAAGCAAGGCAGTATGCTCCTCTACCCCAAGGATCTTCCTAGACCCATCAACAGATACTGCGAGCCTATGTCTCTTAGACTCGATATTCATTTCTTGGAGAATCTCTTGTACTCTCTTCCTGATTTTCTTCTTGTCCTCGTCGGAAGATTCTCTGAATGACTCAGTAAGATCTCTTAATTCTCCTCTCTTTGGGACAGGATTTCTATTATCAAATACAGTGTTTAGCTTTGATCCAGATAAGCTATCCCTCAATGGACTCTTACTAAACAAAATGTAGTAGGGCCTTTCATTGAGGAAAAATGTGAGTAAGTAATTAACTAGCTTCTTTTTTACTGGATCCTTGTAGAACTCATTTAGGTTATTATATGCCTCCGAATAAGCATCAAACCTATTAAGAATCGTCTCTTCCATTATTTCCATTGATTATTTGTACTTTTCTCTTCTCTACTTTTAGATATGCTTGGTTTGTAAGTGGTTTATACATTATCTTATATTCGAATCCATTAACTTCACAGAACTCTTCCATAGAGTCTCTGAACATCTTATTCCATCCTATAAGAATGTATAGATAACCTTCCCACCCGTGATCCGGATCCCTCTTCAACTCCTCAGCAATCTTCTCGAACTCATCATTAACTATACTCATATCATACGAGTTTGCTAACTGTTCGATGATTATCTCGTAAGAAATCTTGAAGGTTACATACCTAGATATTCTCCAAGTTAGATGAATTATAAGTAAGATAGCCAATAAAACTATCAATACAACTTTCGTAGTTAGAATTATTGTCATAGAGACATTCTTAATATTTTGAATCTATTTTCTGCTGCATATATGACTACTGGACTGTCCAGAAATTTCCTTAGACTGTTCGGATCGAAATTATCCTTGTTTACGTCATCTATAGTAACAGCAACTGTAGGGATACTCCTACTCTCTGGGTAAAGATCAGACTTAATTACAGTAAAGAAACCATTATCAGACTCGAAGTATGTATTTATGAGATCAGTAATTTCTTCATAACTTACATTTATCCCATTGTCTGACTCCTCCTTCAATGAGATTATCTTACTCAAGATTGATCTCTTGTACTCTGAAATTTCCCCAATCTGATCCGGAGTCTTTATCTTATGAGACTTCTGCCACTCAATCATTCTTTGTGCATGAGATTCTGCATCTCTAGCCATTCCTGGATCACCTCCAGAAATCCTTAGCTTCATTGCCCAAGTTAGGAGTAGTTCTGGTGCAAACGGGTCTTGTCCCCTAAGCATGAATACCGGCTCATCCTCAGGTATCTTACCTTCCTTATCTACAATTCTTCTATTATAATCTTCTCTTCCGAATAGCATTTATTTTATTTCTATTTGACCAAATGAATTTGTTCCTCTTAGGTAGTGAATTAGCGCGTATTTAATTACTTTGGAATTATCATTTTTAGGAGATAGGACTAGAATGTTGTACTTCAAGTAGTAGTTACAATCAAATTCTAGCTCATTTCTATACTGAATCTTCTTAAATCTCTCTGATAATCCCTTGCAGAAATACTCTTCTGAGGAGTTATCTCTATTTCTGATCTCATTAGACTTGACTTCCTTTATATGCTCATACAGATTCTTAACGTACTCTTTCATAGAGTCAACTGTAAAAGCTAGGATTCCATTGTCTCTCACAAAATTCTTAATCTTCCAGTACTCTTCTGTAGGAGAAACGTCCGACCTAGAAAAAATTACTGGAACACTGTGAGGGAGATTCTCAATATCACTAAACTTAGTGACAATATTTACAAGTGGTGTAGGAATTCCTAACTCATTCACATCGTAAATACCAGAGTTCTCATCTTTGCAAATAATGCTAATCATCTTGATTCTTGTTATTGTTTGGTTTGTTTCTGTCAACCAATATTTTTGGGTCTACTGGGTTTCCTATCCATATGTCTGGTTCGTATTCGTCAGGGGTAAGATGAACTAGCATAAGTCTTCCATCAACTATAAACTTATCCCACCATATCTTCATGTCCTTATTGAATTTACCTACAAATAAAGGAAGGGATTTGGAATTTACCAAATGATCGAACATCTCCTCTTTGGATTTCTCACTTGGAACAAACTCATTGAATACGTTATATCTCCTAACTGACAGTGACTCTAAATATTCTAAGTTCTCCCATATCTCATGCAGACCTTCTTTAGTTATAAAGTCCCTATCTGGATAGTAGTATAATATTTCTGTCTTACTGATGTCTACACTATGATCTTTCTGAAACTTGTCTATGAGAGTCCTAACATCATGCCAATCTTCATCAAAGAAATTTATGTACAAACCTACCTTATTGAACTCGTACCCTTTACACTTACAAAATTCCATGTCAAAATCCAATTCTATAAAATACCCCTACTCCATGATAATTCTGATTGTACATCCTTAGGTACTGATAACCAATTCCAAACTTATCTTCTGATAGAATAACTTGACCATTTATGCCTCCTGAGAAGTTAAGACCTCCACCTAACATAAGAGATCTAAATTTTTCTTTCTTGATCTCCTTGACGGATTCTTTGACTTCTTTGTAGATTGGCATAAACTCATAACTAAGGTTATTTGCCCTGTTTTTATAAACTTCGAATGAAACACTGCATTTTCCGACCGTATCTACATCAAAAAGAACCTCTTTATAGTACCTTCTCGTCAGAAACTCTCTCAATACTGTGAAAGAATCTACTTTCTGTACATATACAATAGAATCAATGACTACTGTGTCTGTATATACAAGGAGGTCTGGTATAGACGGAATTTCCACTTTAATTGGAGTCAAGTCCTTTATTGTTCCGACTATCCTCTTTCCCGGAAAGTACTTTATCTCCTTCTCTACTACAGTTACTGTCTCTACTTTAGTCTTCCCCTTCCCAATGAAGTAGCCGACTATTCCTCCGAGAATAAGTGACAGGACTATCACTGATATAACCAAATAGAGATTTATTTTGCTATTCTCCTTCATATAAAAAGAGTTAGGCTAATGAGAGATTTTCCGCCCCTCATTAGCCATTATTTTAATTAGTCTTTATCATCTTCGTCTTTGTCCTTAGGTGCATCTTTACAGATCACACACTCAGTAGTCAAGAACGTTGATGATGCTGAAGAAGAGTTCTTGATCGAAGACACAATCACCTTGGTTGGATCAATGATTCCACTCTTAATCATCTCACATTTCTTATTTGCATTGAAGTCGTATCCATAGAACTTTCCTGCTCTCTCTTTGATCGTTCCTATCCTCAGGTCTGGGTGGATTCCAGCATTAAAGCTGATTGCCCTAAACGGCTCCATAAGAGACTCAGCAATTACCCTTACTCCGTCAAGAACATCCCTATCGAATGACTTATCTTTAGACTTCTTATCGATGAATTTCTGTAGGTATCTGGAAGCCAGAGCATAAGAAACTCCACCTCCTGGAGATACTCCCATTTCTAAAGCCGATTTAGTAGCGCTTAGAGCGTCATCTACTCGGTCTCGAACTTCCATTCCCTCAACATCAGACTCAACTCCAATACGAATAACCGCAACTCCGGGATTAAGGAGCCTCTTCCTCTCTTCAAGCCTATCCAAAGTGTACTTAGTAGTACCTTCTTCACCGGCCTCTGAGTTGATCATGGTCATTCTCTTATCTACTCTTTCTTGGTCAGATTTTACTCCGAAGAAGATAGTACTATTCTTATATATTACTACCTTATCCGCCTCTCCAAACCAACTCTCCTTAAGATCTTCGAACTTAGTTCCAGATTCTTTCGATATTACTGTAGCACTTAGTGAGGCTGCAAGGTCTTCCAAGCTATCGGCCTTCACCTGACCATATCCAGGAGACTTTATAGCAGCTACATTGATTCCCTTCTGAATCCTGTTTACAACCAATAATTCGAGAGCTTGATCTACTACGTCATTAGCAATTATGAGGATAGGTCTTCCAGAATTAATCGAGTTCTGCAAAATACTGATCAAATAGTTAGACGCAGTTGATAGAATATCATTTACGATAAGAATCTTAGGGTTCTGGAACTCTACAACAAGCCTACCATTCTCGGTCTTATTGGCGAAGTACTGAGAGATCATTCCGCGGTCGATCTTGATTCCGCTTATTTTCTCAACGTACGTGTTGGAGTTTGATTTATCTACGTAAATCGTTCCATCTTTACCTACTTGCTCATAGGCTTCCCTAATCAACTTACCAAGATCAGGATCATTGTTTGCAGAGATAGTAGACACTTGCTCCAACTTATTCAGATCAAATCCAATCTGATCGCTCATCTTTTCTTGGACATAGTTAACTGCCATGTCTGAACCGATCTTCATTCCTCGGCTCATCTTGACAGGATCTGTCCCATTTGAGATGTACTTTTGGCCTTCATGGATCATCTTGTGGGCAAGTACGATCGATGTGGTTGTACCGTCCCCAGCCTCCTCATTAGTTTTTATGGATACATCACGAATTAGATTAACTCCAATGTTTTCAAACACATCAGTAGAGATCACGTCTCTTGCCACAGTGACTCCATCTTTTGTTACATGATTAGATCCAAAATCTCTCCCGAGGAGGACATTTCTTCCTTTTGGTCCGAGAGTTACTTTTACAGCGTCTGCAATCATATCGATTCCTTTGATTACAGACTTTCTTCCATTTTCTCCGTACTTAATCTTACTCATATTTGGTTTGGTATATATTTGTTATCGTATTTGTGCAGTACCTACATATTGAAATATTGGTCTCCACTGTTTGAAGTAGTTATTGTCTGGACTCGTATAGTCCTGATCTGTAATTCCATATACGTAAACAGTTCCAGGGTAGGTCATAGTTGCATTAACTTGATTATCGTTCGGTCCCATAGAAAACACTCTTAATTTATTTGAGTACCTTACGTCCAGTTGTCCGTTAGACTCCTTCTGGAACATATATCCACTCATACCACTTCTGGATGTTCCAAGTCCAACTTTACCTCCCGTATCAAACTTTCTAGTTGAAAATACGAAATAGTATAGATTGGATGGTACACTCATGTTAACTCTGCCACAAATAGAATTTTGTGAACTCCTTGTGTACTCTACAGGACAGAAGGATCTCATAAAATCCTTTTCTGTATATCCGTGATGATTGCAAATATTGACGAGACCCATCCCCATAGGAACTCCCCAATTATCTCCCATCTCAGCGAATGTAAGGTACCGGTCTCCATCACTACCTATTTGATAGGCACTGAAACCGAGCCTCCTCATATCACTTATCTTTACTACATCAAATTCCCTAGGATTACTACCCATATTTTATTGCATTATATTTATTACGGTCTTAGCCTCTTCGTTTAGAGAGAATAAGAATCTTTTGTTATACTGGCTCATATTTATATCGTGAGTAGAGATCATAACAATGTTCGCCTTAATCTCTTTTGTTAAGACCTTACAGATTCTATCGAATGCTTCTGGATCCATAACTCCGAGAAATTCATCAAGGGTTACGATTCCTACTGGAGACTTGAAGAGCATCTTGAGAAAGCTAGCATCACATACGACCTTCTGTCCGCTCGATGCAAACTCATACTCTCTCAGGTACTTTCCCATTAGGTTATAGTAAATCTTGAATTTCAAGAACCTCTCTCCACGAAATATCCCTGACTCCACCTTATACTTTACATCCTCATCTGAGAACTTATGTGCAAGGTTTTTCAGAATCTCTTCCATTACTATACCATTCAACGAGACCACCTCAAGGTAACTCTTGTATTTTGATCCAGTTGCAGTAAGATCTTCTATCTTAAACTTTAAACTGAGAAGCTCTGACTCCTTTATTACCTTATCTGAATTTAGTTTGTTCAATTCATTAGCTACGGCAATCTTCCCTCGGATTTCATTTTCCTTACTGATAAGTACACTGATCGGATCAGATGATTTCTTAGGCTCACTTAGCATGGTGTCTTTTAGCATTGCATCATACTTCATCAACTCTACTTCCAAATCCAGTACCTGACCAGTATACATCTCACTAAGGGAGATCTTATTGGTGATTACCTCTATGCCTTTCTTCAATTCGTCGAACTTAGACTTCAGCTCAGACAGAGCATTTACATAGAAAGGTTTCGAATCTTTCCCGTTTGGATGTTCCTTAAGTCTAGTTGAGATTACCTTGAAGGACTCTCTCAAATTATCAATCTTCTTCTCGTATTCTGACAGAAGTCTTTTGTGATTCTCATCTGACAGAATGGAACCACATTCAGAGCACCTACCATTCTTAAGAGACTCATATCTGGACCTCAAGTCCTTACCAGTCTCAGAGATACTATTGAGTTCCTTTAAGTCAGACTCAAACTGAACTGACATCTTGTAAGTCTTCTCATACAGTGCATTAACCTCTTCAGAGTCCTTTTTCAATCCTTCAAGAGAAGCTCTATCACCTTCAGGATCCTCTGAAATCCTTAACTTAGCATTCTTGAGCTTAGTCTTACAGTTCTCTAAGTTATCCTCTATTGTCTTTACCTTGTTTTCCCAGATTTCTCTTTCAGTCACAAGTTTCTTACTCTCAACAATACTGCTGAGCTCGGATTCGAGTGAGGGTAGACTAAATTCCTCTGCATAGGTTATCTCTCCAATTCTTTTCTCTATGTAAGACATCACCTCGTTCTTAGACTTTAGGTCTGATTCGAGTGACTTGACTTCAGTCTGTAGATCTTTGTACTTCTTTTCACATGTATTGAAGTAAGACTGTATCCGATCTAACCGATAAAACCTACTAATCAGGTCAATTCGTGTAGTATCACTGAACTGATCTGACAAATTGTCGCTCCCTTTTCTGATAAAGAACAAGCTAATGTAATTCATAAATGGGAGCTTAGTTGGGAGGTCCTCCTCAAACTCTCTTACTCCACCGTAGTGTTGCTCATTTCCGTCTATTACGAGTCCCCAGTCGTTTCCTTTGGTTATCTCGAACAGTCGATTCTGATAGTATAGGGATACCGTTACATTTATCTTCTCACAGAAGTCGGATTTGTATCGCATAATGTCCCTATTTCTCTTCTTGAATACATCTGCGATAGCATTTAGTACGCTAGACTTGCCTGTACCAATGTTTCCCATCAAAGCAATTCGATCTCCATTTGAGAAACTGAGTTCTTGATCTACTATAGAAAGGTATCCTTGAATACGAACCTTTGTAATGTTGAAATCGAAGTCAATTTCTTCGAAGGATCCACTTGTAGATTCAATCTCTCTATGGATTTCTGGGATACCTCTCTCATCACATACCTTCAGAATCAAGTCATCCACGTCATTCCACGTAAGTGTCTTGGTTTTCTGTTCGTCTTCCTCTAAAATAGGAACTCCATTTTCATCAGTCTTTACAATATCAATGTCAGGTTTGTACACATTGTACTGTAATTCCGACTCAAATCCTTCCTTATTCTCATCATTTGTATACGAAATCCGCAAGAATCTCGTATGATCTGGATCTGTTCGTACTCTCTCCCATTTAAGGGTATTAGTATCAAGAATTATACAGGATCCATTAGACATTGACTTCAAATCGTGCTGAATTGGGTTCCCAACAGACACAAATTTGCCAATAACTTGGTCATTATGAATATCTCCGTGAATCATAAGATCGAATTTTGAGTCATCGATCTCCTGACCAAACATTTCTGACTTTGTATAATGTCCAAGAAGAATGTCTAGATGAGTATCTCCTAACCAAGAAAGATCTTGAGTAGATTTCCAGTTCATAAATCCGAACTTATGTCCGTCTAACTCTAGGATCTTCTTGTCCATGTATGTCATATCGTCAAAATCGAAGATAGTTATGAGTGTATCTTCCTCAGATTGATCGTTCGATTTACATGACATATCATGCTGACCCAAAATATACCTTACCTCTTTGAAATTAGAAGTCAATTTACTCAAGAATCTCTTTAGACAATGGTTTACTGGGTGACTTGAGTAAGGTTTATCGAGAATATCTCCCAATAACCACAGTTCCTCACATCCATTAGTCTTTCCGATTTCTACTAATCTTTCAGCTAACTTATCAAATTGGGCTAGTCGGCTTCTGTATGAGTAATTATACGACGAATAGTCGTTTATATGTATGTCTGAGGATATTAAAACTTTCATTCTATTAAAAATTAAATAGTAAATAAAAAATGGCCCAGGTTTCCCTGGGCTCATTAGTGTTTATAATAGTATTAGAAAGGAAGTTCTTCGTCCTCTGATTGGTTTGGAATGTTGAGGTCGTTCTTATTTTCGTAGACTTTACTGTGATCTTCAGGAGCTACCTCTGGAATAAATACTCCAGTCTTCTTCTTTTGAGCCTCAATCTTCAGCAGAAGGTGATCCCGAAGCTCCTTGAAGGTCGTAACGTTGAAAAGTCTTTTATGCTCTCTGTCGTAATTGAATCCCAAGAATGTAGGAAGAATTTCATCAAAGCACTTTGCAGTATCTTCTGAAATGTTCTCCAGATCCTTAGGAACTCCACCTACCTTAAAAGTAAAAGTAGGCTCTTTAGTTACACAACTTACCTTTAGAGATCCCTTCCGATTAGTAAGTCCTGTATCCATAATGTCATACAAGAATTCCTTGCACTCCTTATCGCTCTTACTAGGATCTTCTGTCTTTTCCTCCAGAACCTTAGAGTTAGTTGCGTTGTTTAGGCTCTTAATTACCTCTCCTCGACCTCCTCGATTGAAGATAAATAAGCATGCCTTTCCTCTACAGTTATCAAATTTGTTGATTGCTGGAGCTCCTTTCGGATAAATTGCTGAGATGAGGACTCCCCACATCAAAGTAAAGTTCCGATACGCAACTTCCTTCCAAGCGTCAACCTTCTTATCTTCCTTATAGAGATTGTATAGCTCGGAAATCAATCCAGAAACTTCTTTGTGAAGTGCTTCCTCTTCGGGACTCAGATCTCCATATACGCTCTTTGGCAATACCATGAACTCAAACGAATATCCACCTGATTGACTCGAAACACCTCTAAATGTAGGTACACTAAGAAACTCTTTCCAAAATCCCGGATCGTTCTTATCAAATACTGGAATGAAATTTACTTCTGCTCCACTACCACTCAAATAAAATCTTCTAAGTCCGTCCCATGACTTCTTTCGTTCTCCACTCTGATTGTTATCATCTACTCTTGACAATACTTCTGCTAATGCTTTCTCGATGTTGTAAATTTGTTCTGACATAATACTTTACTTTTTTCTAGTTATAATGAATCTGATTTTGTTGTATATAATTTTTTGAAACTTATAGTTTGAGTCATTCTAAATATAAGGGTATTTGCCCTAATCTAGTCAAAATCTGGATCAGTCATAAGCAATTTGACTCCAACTGATGTGAGATCTTCCCCAATCGTATCACAAATACCAACTAAATAGTTATTCTTATGAACCTCTTCAACCAAATTTGGGTCGCACATTGCCTCATTGGTCAATATGCATAAGCAATAATCCTCTTTCTTGCACTTCTTTCTATTCTCTGGAACCTGATACGGATCCTTCTTTATGTCCGGATGCATATCAAACCTAGATACTACCGTATTCTTATTTCCCATCATTTCACTGATAGGGAAGTCACCGATGTTATTTATTACGATCTCCTTACCCATCATAGATCCCCAACTCGGATTCACTACTACATCCGAGTCTTCTACAGATAGAGTAATACCTTCATCGGAGAACTTCAAATTCTTATCTATTACACTATTGTAATCTGACAAGAGTACCTTTTTCTTACTTGAACTCATCTATAATGTCCTTTACAAATTTCTTTCCACTTATCCCTTTGTAGTACTTTATCTTCTTGTCCATTTCCTCTATCTTACCGGAGGAGTCTGTCATTCTAAGAGCTGAGATTGGTTTACTCAAAACCCCCCGAACAACCTCGAGATCAATCTTTGTGTACTCTGATACCATCTTAGGATCAAATTCTCGATGCTCAAGCTGGCATTTTGCAACAATAGGCAAAACTTCATATACTCGCTTTTCAAACTCATATTTCTTTACCTTATTCTCTTTAAATACTTCTATTAGACTTAGATAGTTATTATATGTTAGGTTAAGCCACTCTCTAAGCGGTATGATTGATGTCTCTTTTCCGAAGGATACTGTCAGTCGATAAGGCTTCGTCTCAGTAAATATCTTCTTACATTTCTCATACAGATCTTCAACCGTGAATTGTTTGATACCCCAAGACTTTCCAATGAATAGTTTAGTATCGTCCCCAGATGTCTGATCAATAAAGTAAATCTGACCCTTATTGATTTCGTCTGCAAACTTACTATCAATGTTTGGTTTGAACAACTCTGGTGATCCTGACACCATGACTCCCTTACCAGATTCGAGTTCATCCATCTTTACTACGTACTCATAGGTCAGCTTACCCATACCCTTAGTCCACAACTTCTTCATTTCTGATTTATCTTTATTTAGGACCATTCCATATGGAGACTCTAACTTGAACGGATCATCATTTATAAGGGCTTCGTACATACTCTTCATAGTGAACATCGGATATCTACAGTTCACTCCGAATCCGATTCCACTTCTTGGGAACAAAAGACCAATTGGAAGAGGTGTTGGAAGATACTGAGGCTCCATTGCATCAAGCTCACCCTCAACATAAGGAACGAATGGCATAAGATTCTCAAAGAAATCCCTATACTTCTGAGAGATCATAGCTTCGGTGTACCTCATGGCAGCTGCTTTAGCATCAACTCCACGAATTAGCTTCTTACCATGATTACCTTGACCATCAAAGATCCCAAACCTAACTAAATTATCGACCACTTCCGCTACTGAGCTATCTCCGTGAGGATGGAGTTCTCCAATACAGTCTCCAACAATCCTAGCAGTCTTAATCATTTTATTGTACCTAAGAGCAATTGTAATAACCCTTCGATACACGGTCTTCAATCCGTCATATACATAAGCTATCTGACGATTGTTGTTTACTTCACTTCCAAATATCTTTAGGGACTCTTCTACGTAGTCCCCTATAGATTTCTTGATAATCATATAATTCCTGTATTGTACCTATCTTTCAAAACTCCCATATTGATCATAAACTCTTTCCTTGCACTAGACATCGTAAGTAACTTAAGTGTCTCATCAACCCTATCTAAAGTTATCTTTACTAATCTCCTAGTATTCTCATCGAAGAAGATCTTCTTGGTCTGATGTGAGTTCAGCTCACCGAGACCTTTTACCCGAGTGAATGGCTTATTTCTATTCAACTCTTTCTCTATGTTATCGGTTGGAAAGATATACTTATCTCCTTGGATATATAGAGGGGACAAAGCTACGTAAATATTTCCATCCTCAATAGATCGGGTAATCTTCTTAGCGAACATTCCTAACATAAGAGAAGCAATCCTACCTCCATCAGCATCAGCATCAGCAGCTATAATCACCTTACCATATCTTACAGTATCTGGATTATACAACTCATTCACTCCTCCACCGTATGCCTTGATTATGGATTCCATCTCCCTATTACTCATAAGTTGTTCCAAGTCTGCATTAATTGCATTCATTGGAACTCCTCGAAGTTGAATGATAGCGTGATGCTTAGCGTCTCTTGCTTGAATTAGAGTACCACCAGCAGAGTCCCCCTCTACGATGAACAGCTCATTCTTCTTTACATCATTAGATGAGCAGTCGATTACTCCCTTTGGGATCTTACTTCTAACTTGTCTGCCGCCGGAAGATGTAGTAACCAACTCTCTTACCTTCTGCATTGCAGACGTCTTAGTAACTGCTTCGTTGAGGAGGTTTAGCTTAGTAACGTGGTTCTGGAAATACTCCTTATTTGCTTTGAATATCTTCTTGAACTCTGGACTTAGAAACCTTGCAGCTTCCTCAGGAGAAATTCTGGATACATTTGTACATCTAGTCTTAATCTGAGAGCTGTAATCTACCTCTGGGGACACTACAATTACATTGAGATAGAGTCCATCGAAAAGCCTGTTGTGAGTTATTCCAAAGAAGTCCTTAAGAGATCTTGAATAGGATGTCACCGCACTATCAATGTGCTTACCCTTATCAACTATCAATGAATTAACTGATCCCGTGATTTCCCCTTTGTCCAGATCACTGTCTACGTCAAAGTTTATGTAGTAAACTGCCGACTTTGGTTTCTTTCCTTCCTCGTTAATCTCTATCTTCTTTATGAACTCAAACTTATATGGAGTTAAGGTGTCGTCCACTACTTTCCCATCTACTACAATTTCTACCTTCTTATTGTAGAATTTATCGAGAACTACCTTAGTGTATGCTAGATTTTTCTTACTATAAGAGGATACAATATCATCAAAAATAGTTTCGTCAGGTCTGAATGCTACGATCGTATGCATGCCGTCTGGGAAACTGAATCCAAACTTATTTGTAAGGCTTTCTTTCGTGTTAGACCCCTCTTCTTTCTTTATTCCCTTCTGATAATATACGTAGTAGAATATCTCCTTATCCTTACTATAAGCCTCTCTTACACTATCTATTGACTTAGAATAATTATCTTTATTTACCCAGGAAAGAAGAACGAAATCCTTGCTAAGAGCATTTGTACAGGATACACCTACACCATGCGTTCCAGTGGAAATTTCATCCACACTATCTTTTGAGAACTTACTTCCAGCATCAAGGGTTGAAACTGCAAGATCTGCTTTAGTCTTCCCGGTCTCCTTGTCGATAGCGATGGGGATTCCTCTACCATTGTCAGCTACTACATAATACCCTCCAGATCTACCATGCTTTAAATCAATGTAGATCTTCGTACACATACTGCTTCCAAATGCCTCATCCTTCGCATTATCGATTGCCTCGCGAAGTATGACATCTGGATTGTTCGTATCACCTACTAGCTTCCCAGGCCTCATTCTGACCGTGTCTGGAAACTTTAGTGCTACGATCTCAATGTCTTTGTCACTGTTTTTTAATACTGCCATCTTTACCTTCCTTCTTCTCTAAGTAACCTTTCTCTACTAACAGGTTGTACAAGAAATTTCTTCCTTTCTCTGTCCATACCAGTTGATACGTAGTTCCTACCAGCTTCTCCTCTCCATCCGAGGTGATGTTGGTATTCACTCTTACGTACCCAAGATCTGAGTATGGACTGCAAAGAACGTAATTATGTTTGGTTTTGTACTGTACACCTAGACCAACAAGGATACCATTTAACTTTTGTGGACTTTTCATTCCAAAACTCTTGGCGACTTCGGTAGTAGTTAACTTTTCTGGAGATAATAGTACCTTGTCAGTGTAATCTGCTTTGGGCTCTAACTCCATAATTTTCTCCTGTTGATGAACCGCAAGTTTTAGGGCTTCCAAATAATTTTTAGGGATATCAAATCCTCCATACATTTTCCTATCAAGATTTTCTTTTTCTAACTGTTCCCAGCGAAGGACTAACTTGGCTCTTGCCTCGTCGTTGAATTTTGTTGCTATGTATAGAGTCTCTGTTTTATTTAATGAGTAACATGGCCTCTTTTCCCCCTTATTATCCACGTAATAAATGATCACAAACTTACTCCCATTAACTTTTTCCCAAGAGGATTCCATAGATCTAATCGACTTCATTAGGTCATTGTGTGGTTTTCCTACTATCTCAGAAATTTGTAATGAGGTCATTCTTTCCATATCTACATTATTAGATAATTTAATTGATTCGTTTTGCATACTTCTATTTGTTAAGTTATTATAATTACTTGTTTATAAATTTAGTTTTGATACTTGTATTTAACGAGGGAAATTTCTCCCTCGTTAAGGATATATGTGCAATAACTAATTGATTTTCTTACAGTTAAACGAGGGAAATTTTTCCCTCGTTGATTTATTGATATTCCTCCTGTGATTGTCGGTTCATCTCCAACCATTGAAGTAAGAGTAGTCCATACTTTCTTCATTTCCAAGTGATCCTAGTCGTGCCATTGGGTATTTCTCCTTAAGAACCTCATCCAATTTGGACCAATTTTCTGTAGAGGACAGTTCCTTTATTTTATTGAATTGACTTTTATTGCAGAATATGAGATTATCAATATCTTTTATAGGTACGTCTAGAATTCTTAGCACAAAACAGTAGAACCCAGCTGAAAGTCCGACAAGTCTGTTAATATACTTCCTAGTTATTTTTACTGTATTTACATACTTAAAATAATCCCCAAACACTCTTGCTGGTATATTTTCATAATTACCTGATATATCAGAAATAATTGGTTGATCAAATCCTTCACCATATATGATACTGTCATCAATATGTAATCTATATACTGAATCTTCGAACATTTTTATAGAATCCATTAGAGACAGATTTTTGTCCAAGTTCTTTGAAACTATTCTATCATCAGAACCCAAAATATTCTCTACGCACCTAATCGATCTCTTGAAAAAATCCACGGAATGCGGATACGATCCATTTTTGTCACTATTCTTTCTGTACGTGGTGATCATTCTATATTGACCTGAGTCCATATACCTGTATCCAGCCTCATCACTATTATATTCTTCGTGATTTATAGAGTCATTATCAGGGGTCTCATTATACTCAAGAATTTCTGATCGGACCTTTCTTCCAAATATTCTATCAAATAATTTCATATTATCAAACTTTGAATATAGTAATCTTTTTCTTCTGTATATTTATTTATTATCCTTCATTTCCAAAATTACCCTTCTCTGAGTGAAGTCACAGAGAACGTCCTCTATGGACAGTCCAGTTACTTCAAGAGAAGTCTTTTCCATGTACTTTTCAAATTTACTACACTCCCAATATACGTTGTATTCTTTTTTGAAATTAAGATACTCTTCATTCTTTTCCTCACGAATATATTCGTCCCACAGGTCAATTCCCATATTCTTCAAGTCACTTACCTTGTAAAGGATCGATTCAAATTCTTCCCTCATGTATAGAAAGTCTGGAAGATAAAATCCTGCAAGATTATGTGGATCAGATCCAACAACCTCTTTAAAGAGTTCATAACTATATTCCTTGACAAGTACGTAGTGGTCTTCATTATAGTTACCGACTATTACTTGGATTTCGATGTTGCTGGTCGCATCTTTTCCGAGTCTAGAGCACCTTTCAAATTCTCTGAGCAGCTCGTCAAACTTTTCATAGGGAATCTCTTTGATCAAAGATCTAACTTTTCTCTGGTAGTTTTCCCTCCTAAGAATACTTTCTCTATGAGACCCACACTTCAACGGACGTTTCTTGTCTAGTCTCTTATATTTTTCTTCTCTTGTCATATCCAGATTGAATCTACTTTAGGTATTTTAGTTGAATAGTCCTTTTTCAATATATCACTTAAATTAACTTTACAATTCTCCAAATATTCCTTCCTTATATCTTTGAACTGATCCGGAGTACATACTATAGATTTGTCGAGTCTTTCTGGATCCATTCTAGATACTTCATTTAGTATTTCAATAAGTTCTTTCAAAGAGTCATATCTTTTTAGAAAAATAGTATTAGTATATTTATAAAAGATTCTTCCAATAAATCCAATATAATCACAGAGATAATCGCGGTAAAATTCGTCTTGATCCTCCAGATTTTTATCTACAAAGAATAGTTTGGGGTCTACCCCATCGACATACCTGCTTAATTTGGGAGCTATGCTATAAAACTGATTGATTGAATCTGATAAATTATCATATTCAAAGTACTCATTCATCCTCCCCAAGTAGTTCAAGATACACTTTGAAGATCTATTGAAAAAATTTATTACTCTTTTTTCCATTATTATCAAATTATAATCTAATCCAATCAAGAAGAGATCGATTCTCTATTAACTTGTCAATAATTCCACTCCTATCTATTAATTTTTCTAATTCACCCAATCTATACCCATATTCCTCTGACATAATTATCAAACAATTTATTTGATTCCTTAACTAATTCTTCAATATCTACCTTCCCCAAGCTAGGTTTGCAGGATAGATTCAACTCAAATATAAAATAATCGAATTTATTTCTTAGGCAACTTTCACCATCTCCATCATCACATTCATCTAGGAAGAGTCTTACTCTATCGATGTACGAGGACTTGATCTCAGATATAACTAGGAGATTAAATTTCTCCATATCAACAATGAATTTCTTTTGACACTTCCTATAAAGCTCATAGATTGCCTTACCAAACCTGTCCTTATACTCCTTATTCTCTTCCTCAGAGCAGTATTCAGATAGGATCTTGCTCAGACTTTCCCAGATCCCAAAATCATTCTTACTTTTTTCTACACAGTAGTTTGGAATAGATAGATTGAACTTAGATATTCTTAATATCTTTTCCAAATCATAACGTTCGGAGAACGTATAGTTCTTATTCAAATATCTCTTAGCTCTCTTTACATACTTATCGTACCTTCTCTTACACTCCAAGTGAGTCCCATGTTCAAGGGGACAGATTAGGTCCATGATCCTGAATCTGTCATCAACTACTTTATATCTCCTTATGGTCTCTAGTACTTTTTCTGAGGCTACTTTTCCATAGATACATTCGATTGCATGTCCTATCGACTCATACCATCCCTCGAGATCCGACCTCATCTCCTCTACGATCTCTTCCCTCCTACTCCTCATTGAATCCAGACTTCCGTCAGAGAATGACTTATTGAAAGACTTATTGGAGTAGAAAGTCCTACACCTCATGTCTACACTCCTCATCTTCCTAACGAGGTCGCAAGTACATTTTAGTAACTCATTATACACATACTCAGGAATTCCCACCTTCTCTCCATTCTCCAGTTTAAATCGTCTAATTTTAATCGAGAACTTTCTCTCTCGATAACTCTCAGGAAACTCATTAGCCTCGATATAGCTAAAATTTAGGGACTTCTTCCACTCGTCAAATAGCTTATTCATCTCGTTTAGGGCTATTTTAAGAGATTTCTTTTCATTTTTATTTTCCATACTAAAGTAGTTTATTCATCATCTATATTAGGGAGTGTGCCCTACAATCGAAGAAAAAGATATGGTCGAGGAAACAAGTCCTCGACCAAATTGATTTATTTCGCCTTGAGAAGTACTCCCTTATCAGCCAATTTCTCAACCTTAAGGACATCCTTAGCCTCAACTATCTTACCTACCAACTTATCAAAGTCAGCAGCACTAACTAGATATTCTCTGCCATCAGAAGCAGTGATCTTATGAATATCCGACTCGGTGGCTACTTCAGAAACAATGAACAGATTCTTATCCATCCTTACATACTCACCATCAAGATCTGGAGTTACTACACCATTCTTCTTTACTCTCGCAATAGCGCCCTGCATGGTCTCATCTTCCGCATATGCGGTCTTAGTACCAGCCTTTACTTTATAAACGTTCATTACCTAAAATATTATAATTATTTACACAAATTATCTCTAAACTCTGTCTCTCCTCCGACAATAAGTCTAGTTTCATCATCGTCATCTCCGACGCTTCCAGTACGAACCTCGTCGACCAATTCCTCTTCTTTTAATCTATTAGTTTTCATATTACTCGCATCTTGAATTTCCACAACTAGGACATTGCTCGCATCCACCTTGATACACCATATCTGCACCGCAGTTAGGACACTTACTCTTTGATTTTACTCCATCAGCAATATTCTTGGACAAGGCCCTCTTAACTCCCTTCTTCCAAGTATTCATGCCGATCCCAGTATCGTCACTTAATTTATCAATACACTCTACGATATAGTTTATTGGCATTCCACTGCGAAGCATCCAAGAAATCATTCTCGCATAGTTCCAGAACTCTCGATCAAACTTCTTGTTTATAGCTTCGAATACGTTCTCGTGCCCATATTTTGTCTTATAGAAGAAGTCATACCTTCGACCTCTCTCTCCACTCTCATTTGTCTTGATCTTCCTAATCTCACCTTCAGTAACCTGTTTTGGAAGGAATGAGAAATTATCGTCTACCTTACCAAGGAAGCATTCAAATGGACTGTCATCAAGGAATCCTATAAAAGCAATCCACCTATCGTTTCCGTTCTTAAACCTGTATACCTTAGCATTAAGGGATTCTGGTCTTGGCCTATTTGGATCAAGCTCCTTCTTAACTGGAGTCGTTATAAGGACGCCGTCCCTAGACTTATCTCTATAGATCGTTAATCCTTTACATCCAGTTTCATATCCGGTCATATAGATCTTACTAACAGTACCAACTGTCGTATTCTCAGGGACATTTACCGTACAAGAGATAGAGTGGTCAATCCATTTCTGCATTGCTCCTTGGATCTTAACCTTGTTAACCCAGTTGATGTCTTGGGATGTAGACTTGTAATAGGGAGACTTTTCGTAAATCTCTGTTAGTCCCTTATCATCCAATCCATAGATATATTTCTTACAGTCCTCATAACTAAGGTTATTATTGTTTACATAATACCAATCTACAAGTCCTTTATGTACTACAAGAAACTCTTCATACATATCACCGACTGAATCAGTAAATACTGCCTTGGATTTATCTGTTGTCTTCTTTCTCCTCCAGTACCACATACTGAACGCTGGCTCAATTCCAGAGGTTGTTTGAGTCATAAGAGATACTGTACCTGTTGGTGCGATAGTTAGGCAAGCAATGTTTCTCCTTCCATATTCTTTCCAGGTATCAAGGATGTCATTTGGAAGGTATTTCATAATTCTCTTAAGAAAAAGTCCTTCTCCATCTAAAGTTAAGAACTCAATGTTCTTATGGTAGTCCTTGAAAGGTCCTCTATCCTTAGCCATGAGGATTGACTCTGTATAGCACGAGATAGCAATGGTCTTCTGAATTGATTCTGCAAGTGATATAGACTCCTCAGATCCATATTCAATTCCCATCTCTGCAAGAAGATCACCTAGTCCAGTAATTCCTACTCCGGTCCTTCTTCCACCAAGAGTCTTACCTAGAATCTTATTCCATAAGTCAGTTTCTACCTTCTTAGTATCCTCATCCTCTGGATCGGACTTAATCTTATCTAGGATTCCTTGTATGTGCTCGGCTTCGAGATCGATCACATTATCCATAATTCTCTGTGCAGTAGCTGCTACTTTCCCAAGAAGTTCGAAGTCTACGTACGCACCTTCTGTATATGGATTCTTTACTATTGACTTTAGATTTATGCTTATAAGTCTACATGAGTCATTTGGATTTAGTGGGATTTCTCCACAAGGATTTGTACTTACAGTCTGGTAGTCTGGATAAATATCTGCTGGAGATTCTTTCTTAATTGTATCAAAGAATAGAACTCCCGGCTCTGCACTCTTCCATGCATTAAGAATAATCTTATTCCAAAGACGCTTGGCGTCAACTACCTTGAAATAATTTCCAGGAACTTTTCCAAAATACAGCTTGTCCTCTTCATACCCTTCATACTCTTCTGGGTATCCATCAAGATACTGACTATCAACCCCAAGATCATCATCACTAGCGTTAATTGGAAACTTCTGAAGGAACTTACCTCCCAAACTCACAGCGTCCATAAATTTATCAGTTATTTTTACTGATATATTTGCTCCGGTTATCTTACCCATCACCAGTTTACTGTCAATGAATGCTTCTGCGTCTGGATGTGTAATGTCAATGGATAACATTAGAGCCCCTCTACGTCCGTTCTGAGACACCTCTCTTGTAGAGTTAGAGAATCTCTCCATAAAGGAAACAACTCCGCTAGAAGTCTTAGCATCGTTTGTAACCCTAGTTCCTTCTGGTCTTAGTCTAGATAGGTCAAGACCGACTCCTCCTCGCCTCTTCATCAACTGTACGAGCTCCTGGTCAGTCTTACAGATTCCTCCATAACTATCTCTTGGATCATCGATCACAAAGCAATTAGATAATGAGGAGTGCTTATATTTATTACCGATACCACTCATACTAGATCCTCCTAAGATGATGTATTTGAAGTGGTAGAACATTTCTCTCAATAGTTCCTCGGTCAGTTTCTCGTTCCCATACGATCTCTCAATTCGCATGACTTCATTAATTATTCGATCATGCATGTCTTTTGGAGTAGACTCTAAGAATCTTCCATTTTCGTCCGTTAAGGCGTACTTATTAACCCAAGTTTTTGCTGCAAGTGAATCCTCGTCGAAATATTTAATCGACTCATCGATAGCAGTTTTCTCGTCAATAATTGTCATAAATTAGAAATAAATTAAGTTTATAAAGTTATCAATACATATGTCACACTGTAAAGGGAATCAGCCTCATCAATAAGACGGGACGAAAAAAATCCGACCAAACTCCAAAAATCAATCTGAAGTATGGTCGGAACTTTACTTTATACTTTACTATTCTTTATCTTCATCGACAATAAGTTTATTCAGGTCAGTTGTAAGATCCTCTTTCTTGATAAGAAATTCTGGGATATTACTTTTGATCCGAATCTTCTTATCCTCATCAACCTCGCCCTCTGGGGAGAATTTGTACTCTAAATCCCCTTCACTACTCATAAGATCTAGAACTTCTTTTGTAGTGGCATCTACGCCAATATATAGGTCATTTGGTATATCACTATTAAAATCCCTATCAAGAAGAGCAATGTGCAGATTAGCCAAATCAGGACCAAAGACGTAGTTACGAGCTGCATTACTTTTAGTAGCACTACCAAGGCGGTTTTTGTAGATCTCTTCATTTAGGTCAATTCTAAAAATTCCATCCTTAGGATCTCTCTCTAGATTATTTATTATATTTATGATACATGTATTGTCATTTCCCATGATAATACATCCATCTGTCTTTTCCTTCCCATCCACATCAGTATAATCATATGGGAGAGCCTCCACTACATCCGAGTAAACAACTCTTCTTACCTCCTCATTTTTCAGAGCTCCAGATACACACATCATAGAGTCATACACTGATTGGAACGATGGGCTTTCTTTAGTCGCAGTTAGGTCGTATGCACAGTTTAGGATGTACTTCTTCATTCCCAGATCCTTATACAACCTTATTGTGTATAGTGTGTTCTGGACGTTTTCTAGGTAATGACCAACAGGATCATCCCCTGACATTCCCTCATCAAATACAAGTCCCATGTGGATGAATGCATATGGAACTGATCCATCGAATTTTAAGTTAAAGTCGTCTCCTACATATGGTTGAAGTCCACTACTATCTAATGACAGTACTCGGAGGTGATCATACAACCCTTCAGACTCCAACAGTTCCTCCATCTCAAGGAAGGACTCTCTAGACTTATTTCCATTTTGGACTGCCCATACCACATCATATCCTTTCCACAAGAGTTCTCGGACTACAATGAAATCTCCTTTAGTTCCGTCAGATCCTCTTCCATACACAATTACTGTTCTTTTTCTACTTACCATACTTCTTTATTTTATTATAAACTGAATGTTACTAAATACTTTTGTTATCGCTTCTATCATCTTTCTCCTTCTTTCTGGGTGCAAATCTACTAGGAAATCCTCTAATACAACAATGCCCCCAGATATTTTTCTTTCATCATATCCTTTTGACTCAAGGAATAGCTCCCTATAAGTGAGATCCATTACGAGGTAAACAGCCTTTCCCAATCCATTTCCTGGTAGATCCATTATATTGTAGTTTAGCCATATTCCCCCATTCTTATTCTCTGTACATATATAAAACTTATTGAGGTAATCTCCGTCACCACTGGCCGTAAGAAATAGTGGCTTTATAGTTTGTTCAACCATCCTTAGGAATATCCCTATTCTATTAATAATAAGATTCCCCTCCTTTAATATTGGAAATTTATCCCTGCTTTCATTATCTATACTGCCTGGGATTCTAAGAAGGGAAGATTTATTCCACATGAGAGAATGAAATAGTCTAAAGCCCCAAAAAAATATAGGGGAACTTCCCTCACTCCACCAATGGTATCCATAATTCCTAGGTGGATAACCCTCCGTAAGAATATATCTCCTATCGTCAGTTAAGTATTCTTTGTATCTTTTAGGACCCCACAGATTGGGAAACCCGTTGTCATATACTTTTATGACTGGATAATCATATCCTGATTCGAACTTATCTGACAGGAACCTCAAGGCTTCCATGTACTTTGAAAATTCTGGATAACCTTTATTCTTAGGTGGATTCTTATAAATCCTCCAATTAAACTTACCTCCAGCAAAGTCTGCTGATACGTTTATATCTACAGTCCCTCCATACTTATTTAGGTCATCCTCTCCTATTTTATCCATCATCATGGAAGGGCCTTGTCCAGAAGAAACTGAGTGAAGTTCCTCTTCACAAATTCTCCTATCACTAGATAAGACAAAGCTAATGGATTTTTTAACTGCATCGATCAGAATGTCTCTATCCTTATCGTCAGTTAACCAAGTAACTCTATCAAATCTCTTTGAGATCCCTAAGTTTGGTATCTCTATATTTTCTATTTTCATCACTAACAAAAAATTAGGATTACCGATCTATCACAGACAGGCAATCCCCAAAAAATTATGAACAAAAATTACATGAATAACTTATCTTATGGATAGTAAGATTAGTAGAACTGCTAGTCTACGAAGTCCAGGTTTTCCACATTCTTCACTATAATTCTAAGGACCCTGTTATAATTAGGACTCTCTGCATATCCTAGATTAGATAGGAATGCTAGATATGTCTCTGTATTACTCTCATCACCTTTATACTTAGAGCTTATATACTTCTTGTAGCTAAGTATAGACTCTGTCCAGTGATTAAATCTCATGTAGGATCCATTTCGTTGACGAAGACCGAAAAGATTTCCTCCAGGTACCTTTCTGTAGTGACCAGTCTCCAGTTTTGCCTGAGCTAGGACTACTTTTGGATTTGGAATATCAAAATATAAGAGAGCCTTGTACACTGATGTGTCATTTGGCTTATCAGTGAAGAAGTCAATTGTATCCTTATTAACCGGAATACTTACTGCAAGTGTATCAGAGCTAATGTCTCTAATACTATCCCTTCTTTCCTCTATCATTTCTGTGAGGCTTCTCACACTCTTTTCTACTTTGTCAACTTTATTAATTACAAATAGGTTTGTAGATGCCATCGCTAGAATAGCAATACCACCAAAAATACTGAAAATCTTCATTCGATCAAAATTTCGTAAAACATAAGGTAATAATTAGTTGGTGTAGTGTAATTCTTCTATTGAATTACAGTCTAGAATCCTCTCCCTCATCTTCACTGAGATACTTGAAAAGATCGATCTCGGTCCTTGGAAGATTAAATGCTTTATTGAGGACATCCTCAATACCATTGATTGACTCTGCAAGATCTTTGATCTCTACTTTGTCAATCTTTTCAGCTCCAGTTTCCTTATCTGTTACCTTCCTAATGAGATAATCATTGTAAGAATCGTAGTCAATCTCGTACTTTTTCCCACTGTACTCGAAACTAACATATAGACTTCTTCCAGTCCTTGTAGCCTGTAAGTCGGATTTTACTGCGATCTTGTACATTTTGTGTAGGAACTCATAACTGTTGAGGTAAGTAATGATAAGCTGTCTACCCTTCTCTTCAAGTATCTCTACAGCTTTCTTACTGTGATCCTTCTCCCAATTGTCCAGATCTCCATAGGAAGCTACTACGATATCAAAGAAGGAAAATGAAATACTGGTGACATACCACTTAACCTTACCAGGTTCGTCTAATTCAACGATGATCTTATGATATGGATTTTCTCCAGTCTTTGAATATTGATTCTCCTGACGTTTTGTATATCCTGACGTCTTCAATTGATTCTCAAAATCTTTTCTAGTCATATATTCTGAATGATTTTTATGTGATTAATGATGATACAACTCTAAGGGACTAATCCCAGAAAACGAGTAGTGGAAGTTGCTGGATCAACAAAGAGACAGCAAGACTTCCACACACTCTAAAATTCAAAAAGAAACGCGTTTTTCATGTTTGGGAAAACATCCCCACGGGTCTTAACTATACGAGTATATCAACGTTTGACTCTATCCGTTGGTTTTGAGTTTTGTTACTCAAAACACAACTACTAGAGTTGTAGCGTATGTATAGCATACTAATCGTATACTATATTATACTAAACGCGTTTTTATAGTTAAGGGTTTTAGCCCGGGTATTGCATGCACTTTTTGAGATAACTAGTTAGTAATCACCTCTTTACGAGCAGTACTTTTTTCGAGAAAAATAGGTCCTTATTTAGACTGATTCTACGTTAGTTTCTGCCTTATCCTGACCTAAAAAATCACTTATAGGTATACAACCAATGTATCTCTTATCCTCAGCATATGTACTGAAGGATACAATTGCAACAAAGCAATCCAATGTAATTTCAAGATTCATGTCGTAAGATGATCCTCCAAAATCATCTTTGCAGTAGTCACTGTAATAGAAGGAATTTCCTCCTAACAATTTACGATCTATGTTTGTAGAATAAGACACTCCAATTTTTCCAAAGAAAGTCCTTCTAAAAATAAGTGTCCCAATTGAGTCAACGAACTTGCTTCCTTTTACTCCCCTCATATTTAGGTAGAAGTCTACGAGTCCTTTTACAACATCTCCTTCACTTACATCTATAGATGCAAGAAGGTCGTTCCTTTCGTCTTTGTTATCTCCTGCTGTAGTAAGCAGGACATTAAAGTATCTATTCTTCATAACCTCCTATTTTTAATAATATATGCCAATAGTATTTTTCCTCTCCAATTATCGTCGAGTAATATAAAATCCCACTTTTGGATATCTCCACTGAAATCCCATCACTGAACTTGTGTTCAGAAATAGGATCTCCATATGGAGAATCACTATAGTAACCATTAGTAATTTTATCGCGTTCCCCAACGTAAGGTGAATATATTATATTATTTGGTTTTCGAAGAGTCGTCTTCGGTATGTAAGTCCTAAATTCATTCTGATCCCAATCTGCTCCAATTAATTTTTTCGTATCATAGTGATCTACCAGATTAGCTATGGCATCCCCATATTCTACATCTATGGACGCGACTTTCATTTTCTTGATATTTCCATCATAATGTGGAAGTAAAACTAAGTTAAGAAACATTCTATTTTCTATAATCTATTTTCTCAATTCTTTTTCTGGACAGTCTTTCCAATATCCCTTCCCATCTCCATCAAAAGTCCACTCATCCTGAACTTCTCTAAGCCTGTATGGAGGGTCTTCCTCGTAATACATAGATTTCCTAGTAATTGCACGAAATCTTCTATTACACAGCTTCTTATCCTTCTTCTGACTCTTTCTAACTACTGCGAATGTTGTTATGGGAGTCCTCTTTCTAGATCTGCTCATTACTTATACATCTTTCTTGTTCCAAGTCTTTCTGGATAGTAGTCCCTACCGATCTCATCAATGAAATAAGATTTCCTAACTGACTCATTTAGGTCGATTGGCGGGTCCCTATCTTGATTCAGTCTCTCTTTCGTTATTGCACGGAACCTTTTGTTGCAGATTCTCTTTTCTCCCTTCATCCCATTTCGAGGAATCTTATCTGGGAAAATAGGCGTACGTCTCTTTGACCTGCTCATTTTAATAATGACTTCAATCTAAAAGTAGAGAATGTGGCGTATAATGATCCCTCGGAGAATGGGTACGACCAGTGAGCTCTATCGTACCTATCTTTATTGTATATAAATCTATAAGTCATTAGTATCTCTCCAACTTCCCCAGTTACCTTCAGAATGCATACCTTATAAAGTTTGACTATTTCTCCGTTACACTCTATCTCCTTCCAGTTCGGTAGAATCTCTAAGTCTTGCTCATAGTTTACGCTAATAAATTCATTTGAATATCTCTTCTTTAGGTAATCATATGGTAGGACATAGATCCCACTCAACTTAGGCTTTACAATTCCACAGTTGAATTTTACTTCCACTCTTCCCGGCTTACTTCTGAGGACATTTCCAATCCTTACCGGAAGAACTTTTTCCTCTCTGATCGATTTTATGTAACTATTTCTCTTCTTAAGAATCCCAGAATGTATTTGATTTGACTGTTCCTCACCTATGCAAAGGTTACTTATAATTTCTTTAATGTTATCATACATTCCCATTAGATACTCAAACCTATAAGAGAATCGATCACTCTCCATTAGGATTTGATATTCCCTAGTTCCCTTAGTATATTTTACATGTCTTGTAATTTTATTGACTAACTTATTTAACTTCCTAATCTCATAGAAGATTTTGTACTCAGTGGTTCCACTTATATATTTGAAGCCAATATAGTCATAAGAGATAAGTTCATTTAGTCGACGAAATATGTCTTCACTATAGTCTATTTTCTTTATATTATTAGAGATAAATACAAATAATTCTTCTATATGATATTCCAACCCAAAAACATTAATGTACGGATTCTTTATGCAAGTACCAAGCATTTTCTCTCCTAATTTTCTATATTTATGGAGCTTGCAGTATAGCATCTTAATGTCCCTTGTATCTTCCATACAACTATAACTTTAAATTTTCTTCTCTAATACTAATAAGAATGTCATTGACCATCTTTCTATCCACTTTGTTCGGAAGACTAGAGTTATTGAACTCCTCCTTAAGTTTCTCAAGGTCTTCCTCCGATCTCTCTATAATGTCTTCCAAGCAAACCTTTCCATACCTAATATCTAGCAGCTCCTGAACGTTAGGTCTTTTTACACTGATAGTTCTGTCCCTCACGATTTCGAAAGCTGTATCGATGAGACGCCTACAATGCATCAAATTTTTACCATCAATCTTTTGACCGTGTCCCTCTACATCCACATACCTCTGAGTATTCCTTTCCTTTAGCCAAGTTTGATAGCTATTATAATCATTACAGTGTTTGGAATATTCCTTACTGTTGAAATAGAGCAGAGATATAGGTTCAACTCCTTTTGGGATGTTTGGAGATACTCTAATCATATCCTCGCTAAAGATTCCTCCGGTATATCTTCCGACATCATATAAGTAATAGCAATCAGTCATGTGATCGATCTTACTCAGTGCATGATGACTTTGATTAACTTTTGGAGACTTAATGTAGTCTGAATACTTAACTGACCCATTATTTTCCCCAGTTGGCATCCAACAGAACTCCGATGGAGACTTCCTAACAATTCTCTCATTCTCCCAGTTCATCTTCTTGTTTAGTCCCTTTGCTTTTTGGATCTGAGCGTGTGCATATCCAGCAAATGAGTTGTAGCACTTCTTTGTTAGAAAATGCTGTCGAAGAGCTCTTAGGGTATTGTATTCGTCGCTAGTTTCTAGGATGCAGTCTTCAGGTGAATATAGAAGCTCCAACATAGTCGGATTAGCTGAGCAGAGTAGATTTAGGTATCTTCCTAGTTCATAATATGTTTCATCCTTATTCGGACAAATTTGTTCTATTGGATCTAATCCCAACACGCAGTTCTTATTCGCAAGGAAAATTCCTTTGTAGTCGGTGTCGGAGTTGGGACCATTGGTCCCATAACTCCTACTTCCAACAACCGCTTTAAAAAGCAGCTTATGATCTTCAATTGTATTCATATTCATCTTCGTTATCGTCTCCAGTTTCAAAGTCCCAATGTATTTCACACATATCTTCCCAAATTATAACTCTAAAATATCTTTTACATTTACTGGTTCGGAGTCCACCTCCATAACCTCATATTCAGATTCTTCATCGACACAGTCATATATCCTGAAGCAGAAGTATCCGGTTTCTCCCCCTTTGTGCAGATTAAATTCACAGGACATTGCATCAGGAATATTCCCAGAATGATCTCTAGTTAGATCTTCTGATTCTCCTATCTCTTCATCTAAGATGAGATGTGGCTTGGTGAAAATTGATAATGACGAACTTATCCCACAGTCATCATTCATTTTGTATTTATTGCATATCTCTGTGAGATCTTTCACTCCTTTCTTAATATTGTCAGTTATTGTAACTACTCCAATTAGATCAAGAAAGAGATCGTCATTAAATTTTACCTTAATTTCCTTGTTCATAATATTTTATAATGTATAGGATACCTCAAAAATTCTAGACTTTAAATCATATTTACATGATCCTTCATAAACCTCATCATCTGGGACTAATAGTCTTTTAATAATGTTTTTATTAACATATTTTTTCTTGTATTTTCTAATAGTACCTAGGATATATTCAGGTAGAAGATAGTTCTTTTCTCCTTCATAGATATTATAATTATCCCCTTCTACTACTGATAATGAAAACTTTAATCTATCATAAAACATGTCTGTACATAAAAGACTAGTGTTTACTCCTAGCTCAGATAGGTCATTGATTAGACTCTTTATTACGTATGACCATAACAATTTTTTCTTCTCATCAAGAAAATAAAGTTCACGAACAATATAGTATTCTAACAAATATTCTATGTCTATTTTATCAGTTACTATTCTTATAGGTTTTGAAAACTCATTATACTGGAAAGTTAGGGTAAACCATTTCCAAAATCTATTAACGTAGCATATGTGGTCATACTTTATCTCCTTTTCTTCTCCACCACCGTAGTGAATTAGTTCAGAGTTTTTTTATGACTAGGGAGTCGTTACCTACTAGACTAGTGATTGGCTTGGGGGATTCTATCCACTCGATTTCTTGTTGGCTTAGTTTGACTTTCCCAGTTAGATTATTTCCTAAATAGAATTTTAGCTCTTTTGTTTCCATCATAGTTAGAGTTTAAATCTCTCGGTTATTATATAACTAGGATCATCCCAATCATTGATAAAGTCACAGCGTACAACAAATTCGTCGTTACTCACATACATTAATCTCGATCCTATCGGTCTCATTCTTTCCGTAGGGACATGCTCAGGGACAAATACTTTGGTTACGTCTAATCCTAGTAGTAGATCATTGCCATCATCGTCAAATTTTTCCCAAGATTTTTCAGATACTTCTTTGAGATAACTTATCTTATCAATGTCTTCTTTTGTGAGGGATAGGATCCAACTAAATACTGCACATGACGACTCGTTCTCATCTGTAAAAAGGTTGTACTTATTATTCTTTTCCATATTAATTATATATTAAAAATCAATTTTAAATTCCTCTGTGACTAATATTCCATACTCTCTATATAGAGTGCTGATGTCACAATTTACAATAAATTTCCCATTACCTACATATATTAGCTTCGACTCGTTCAACTCTAATCCACCATAAGTATCCCTATTTTCTGGTTTGAATGAATTAGTTACGTCTAGGTACAATCTAAGTCTGTTATATGTACCAAATCTCTTATCTGATTCCTCAGTTATTTCTCTTATGTACTTGGCTTTTTCTACATCTTCTTCTGTTAGGACTAGTTCCCAATTACAATTGTCTATTTCAGTACTGTCCTCTACATTTAATAAATATCTCTTAGTCTTATTTTCTTTCTCACTCATAATCATACTCATAAATATGTAACTCAAACCAACCACAATTAAGATTGTATTCACAATCTACTTTGATATTGTCTTCCCCAAATTCCTTCCTAAGTACATCTCCATAAAATCTCTTGATCTTACGGCATACTTTACTCGGTAGATTATTGTAAACTAATTCTCCACTTATCAAAAATACGGCACTGTCGTCATCAAGTCCCCATGCAACAAGGTTTGCACCTATTCCACATACTGATCGAAGGTATGGTAGATTATCTCTAACTACTTCCAAATATTCATCGATCGAATTATCCATGAACTATTATTTAGGGCCCTTTATAATAATTATATCATATGAACGGTCATTACCATTCCCTATGCACTTTACGTCCAATACTCTCCCATCGAATCTCTTGTCGAATAGATTTTTGAAGAAAGTTAAGATCTCGTATTCTATGCAGCTGTCTAGGTAGTATTTTCCTGGGCTATGTTCACTACCTAATGTGACTATAAATTCCTCATCTTTATCCTCCCAACCTCTAATCGATAGTTTCCCGATTCCATAAATACCTTCGAAGTTTACGAGATTCTTAGCTATAAGATTCAAACATTCATCATTTATTCCTGACATCATACTATATCCTCTAGATTATTAAATACCTTTCCTTTCCAAATAAATTTCTTAGAGACCATATCGGTTTCTCCTAGTCTTACATATACTTCATATTTTTCTGACTCTTTATTGAAACGGACTCTAGCTTCATCTACCTCTATAGTCTTTATTCCGCATGATTTTATCCCAAGGAAATCGTCTTTTATATCTAGGTATCCATCCTTATCTCCGGACCTTAAATAATCCTCGAGATTGATACTAATCATAAATACCCCAGTTGATAGTAAGTTATTCATATAATTTATCTCTAGAAACACTACTACGGGTTCATCAGATTCTTCCTCTGTTGGAAGAAGTTTGGTTCTTGTAATTGAACCTATGGTATAGTCATAATTATAATCTTCCATTTTATTCAAAATACTTTAGTAAGGGTTCTAATTCACTAACTTGTATTGGTTCACTCGTTACTTCGTTGCATTCTACAATCATCCCTAGTTTTGTAGATAGAAACTTTACCTCTCTTAAATTTCTTTTATCATAACATCCATTTGACCACACAAACGGACTAGTCTTTATGTTTACATGTTTTTCTTTATTTACCGATGGAGGATAACAAAACAGTTCATAATTATTTATATTGAGCTCCTCTCCATCTATTTCCCCATCCTTAACATATATCTTGTCCATCGTATTTCTCCAAAAAATTACTCTCCTGTCACTCGTATCACGTGATCCTGTTGAGATATTAGTTTGGAGGCCCTTCTGTAAATCTGGAGTGGTAGTGTGCTTAGTGTCCTCTAACATTCGGACAACGTCGCATTTAGTCAGATCTAGAGATACAGAATTTTTTCCGTTATTTAGCTTAAAGTATACAGTCTTTCTATTACATTCCATATCTACATAATTAATTATCACCTTACTTTGTGAATGAACTCTATTAAGAATTTTCCCTTCCCCATTTTATAGATATATCTGGTACTTACCCCCAGATTTATGTCTCCATAGCTAAATGACAAATATTTACTAGCTACTTTAGAAATATCTGAGCATATCAAGAAAACACTACCAACTTCAAATTTATAATTCAATTCTACGATATCAAGTAGGAATCCTCCATTTCCCTCTTTTAGAAGTTTTGTAGTTATCCCATAATTAGTTTCCAATAATTTTTGAGCTATCTTAATAACCTCATCGATATAACTTCTATCCTCCGAATTGATAAAGGATATATCTATTAAATTTGATAAAAATTTTATTGATTTTCCTGGGGTAGAGTATTCAAATGGGAATATTACCCAACCATCAGAATATACTGGGGTACATGTATGTTTAAACGAAGTTGTTTCGTCTCTGGTGGGTATTGGATAGTATGATAGATTTGATGACACGATTTTAATCGGATCCGGTTCCTTTGGGTCAATAGGAACTTTCAGGTAAACCTCCCCAAATACACCGTCTCCGAAATCAAACTTTAGACTATTTACAGAAGTTCTAAGTACTTTATTTTTAAGATCTTCTATACTAATCTTTGCTAAGATACTAGGTCTGGCTAGAGAAACTGAATAAATAGAACGAGGTAGGTAAATATCCAGTTTTATCGTATTATTCTCTAGAACTATTGGAGTAGCATATACAGACTGGGAGAATTTTCCATAGTCATCAATATGCCTAATTTCCAATCTTGGAGAGTCTTCTATTTCTCCTCCATACTCATTGATATATTTCAGTTCGATAGGTTCAAGTCTAGCGTAGGTATATTTACTCTCCGCTTCCTCTATTATTCTTTTTGTATCCTCTTCTTCTAATATGAAAGTGTATATTGATCTGATGGGATCTTCTATCGGGCTGTTTGCTATTAATATAGTCTTTATCATTTTACTAAACTATAAATCAAATCAAATCTTACAGATATATTCATCCATTTCCAAATCCCTCAAGTGATTTGCTGATCTCATAGATATGAGCTTTGATCTCCCATTTTAAAAGACTTCGTATGACAGACTCGGACTCTTTTAATCCATCAATTATTTTCTTAATTTCATTAAAATTTCTTCTTATTGTTTTCTTACTTTCCTGATAATTTCTATCCGAGTCATCCTCTTCTAATTCAGCATATTTACTGAAATCAATCTCAAAAGGATCTGTAAAAATACAGCTTTGACCTCCATACTGATCCAACAGATCTATAGCTACCTGAAACTTGTTTCTTCCTATATATTCCAATCTAGATTCGATTATATCTACGTTATATTCACTACCCTCGATTTTTTGAGAGAAAGAGTCAGTTACGTCGAAAGAAAATCTTAATCTACTAAACTCCCCAAATTTTCTATTACTTTCATCTGTTACATTTCTAAGATGGTTGATCTTTTCTATATCATCCTCCGTCAGGGTCAGTTCCCATAGAGAGGGACAGTTCTCTAATGTACTGTTCAATGTCTTCAATAAATATTTTTCATTCATAATGTTATATTGTTATCTTTATTTGACATTATTTCTTTCAAATTCTCATCATCGTCTATTCTTACCTCCATAGTCTCCGTGTCTCCTTGGTCGTAATTGGTTATTACGTTCACTGCGAGGAAAACTTTTCCATCACGAACTCTTAAGGTAACTCCATCTAACATGGATGTATCTTTACACTCTTTATCTAAATAAGAGAGATTTCTATTAACAAAATCTTCTGGATCTAAAATTCTACTGAATTTTTTAGAGGATGACTTATGGAATACATATAGTTTTGCACTGTCTTTCTTTATGTTTACTCCTACGTCAGCGGACTCTCCTAGAGCCTCTATCAGCTTCCTAGCAACATATAGTGTCTCCCTATTAATATCTATAGCAAGAATGAAACCATCATAGACCCAATGTAGCGGACCACTCATCTTATAAAATAATCTAATCTTATCGTTATTTTCCATAAAAAATATTGGGAGGGAACTACCACCTCCCCGTTTAATATTAAACCTCCCATTTTGACATTATTTCTTTCCAACTTTCATTATTATCCAGTCTTATTCCGGAACTAAGACCTAAAAAATCTTCCAAAACAAAGAAAACTTTACTACATCGAACTACAATCTTCGCCCCGCCGATTTCAATCTTTTCTTCGTGAAGAGACTCCGGAATTATAAGGTCTCTGCAAACATTTCCCCTAGATTTAGGAAACACTTCATCAATTTTTGGATAATCCGGAGGCATCATTCTCGTAAAGGAATATACACTAGGATTGAATTTTTTAAGGCTGAATTCTATAGATATGGAAGTGTCATTCAGATTCTTACTTATCTCGACTACTTTAGCTATTTTTGATAAGATCTTTTTGTCAATATCAATTGACACTATAAATCCTAGATAATAGTAGTCTAATCTTCCAAGTTTGAAAAATATGTTTAATTTATCCTCCATAAAAAAAATATTGGGAAGGATTTTCTCCCTCCCATTTTATTAGTTATTGTAATAACCCTAGAATGTTTTTCTTAGACAAAGACTTTACGTCATACCCTTTTACAAGACCCTTGTCTCCACCATTATCCAAATACGACTTAAGAGCCTTGTAGGCATCATCAAACTTATCTGATTTGATGTAGTACTTGAACTCTACTTCTTCAAGATCTCCCTCATCGTCTTCCTTCTGTACAAAAGTACTTCCATTTGCATAATAGAAGAACCTTCCTTCTGAATTTGGTAGGATAAGTGCTCCTTTTTGCAATTTAGTGGATGTGATGTTCTCCGGATCTACAAGTCCTTCAATCTTTCCCATTGCTACTGATTCTGGTGTTTCTGTATTCTTGTGGATAACTAAATAATTCTCATTCTTCTCTTTCTCTTTTCCGTTGTCACTTACTCTAAGTACACGTGCAGTTACTAATGATAATTTCATAATTATATATTTTATTGGTTTGGTTATTCGCTAATAAGTTTGTACAGTTCCTCGAGATAGAAGGATCCTGTATTATAATATACGCTCCCATTCATAAATCTAAAGGATGATCTAAATGTAGATGGATCGACTACCAATTCTATCTCATTTGGATTCACATTCATTTTTACATATTTCTTAGTGTATTCGTCTATTTTTCCACTATCAAAATCCTCTTCCTTATTGTAACTGTCGACGCTATTTAAGTTTACAAAAGGTTTTTCGTATAGACCATCTATCAACTTGTCATTATGACAACTAATGTGGTTGTATGGAATACCAAAGAAGGAACAGTTTACTCCCTCCATCGAGAATGATATGCTCTTTGTAATTACATTCCCACTGCCTGTCTTGTGAAAGAAATCATTTAGATTACAACAATCCTGGTTTAGAAGGTCTACCGTTCCCCGGAGAATGTTTGAATTCCTAAATACAAACATTTTACAGTTGACGACTCCCACGCAATAATTTGTACATTCATCTCCACATGCCATTAAGTCACGTGCCCTAATAGCAAAAATTCCTGTATTTTCTTTTACAATTCTCATATTTTTCTTAATTAACTGTTTCTGAATACATATCCATTCTCGTAAGTATAGTCCGTACTAAAAAGGTCATTGGCAAATCTTTCATAGTCTATATAGTATGTAATATCGTCTGGAATATCTCCTCTCTCATTTAGAATTTCTTCTGCAAAATCTTCCTCATTGCGATATTCTCCCACGAAGTCCTCCCTAAACCTCTCAACTGCTCTTTGTGCATCATATTCCCGAATGTCTATACTATTAATATCTATCCAAGTCCAAAATGCACGAGCTTCGTCTCCTGAATCCAAACTGGATATCTCATATATATAGTCAAATAAATTTCCTTCCAGAAAATCTCTTCCTATCATTCCCTCTGGGATTTCATGCCAGTCAGTATATATGAGTGATCTGTTCTTTTCTTCATCCTCGTCTGGACCTTCCTCATAGAAGAGGTCTTCACAGTGACTTTCAAGCTCATTAAGAGATAGAAAGTTGGACAAATGTAGCCACTTTCCTTCTATTTCACGAGATTCCCTATCTACAGTGTTTACTAACACTTCTGCAACTGAAATATCAATATCAACGTCAATATGATTCATAAATAATAATTAAACTAGTTATTTACAAACTCAATACCTATTTATCGTGAATATTTTTACGAACTATTAAGTCACACCTACAAGTATCAGACAACACAGTCCTCTTTCCATCTTCTTCTATTACATATGCAGATTTCCAATATCCATAACATCGAACCTCCTTGTTTGGTCGTAAAATATCTCCAATGAAAATCTTTCTTCCATATTTATCAATAAATCCAGAATACCCACAGCAGGTACCATACACAATTTTAACTTCATTCCCGAAGAAATCTGTTATATGTCCGAATCCCTGTCCCACATTGAAGTCGTCCCCTAATCTAATAGATCCCTCTACCCACTCTCCAGTAAAGACGTCTTTAGCCTTTACTATTGGATTCCTCTCGAGAAGATCGAATATTTCCTCCGTGACTATGTCATAGTCGGACTTAGTGATAGTTCTATCTCCAATTCTTTCCAAATACTTGAATGAATGCCTTCCAGTATCAAATCGAATTATCTTGAGAACATCCGAATCTGTTAGTTCGTTTGTTATTCTTTCTGAGAAATCCTTCCTTTCATCTCCAGACAGTTTTACAAATGCTGGTCCAACACACCTGTGTAGATCATTTTCTCCCTTATCCAATACACTTATTCTATATCCTCCCATAGACATTGAGAACTCGATTGCATGGAAAAAGTGGAGGTCGAAGAACTGATAGTCTATCTTTCTTAGGTAATCTTCAAAGTAAGGGGTGATTTCTGCTACGATCATCTTGGACTCATTAGCTGCTGGTCCAAGATACATATAATTAGTCCTGTAATTTACTATTTCCATTTTTTAATTTATTTTCTAGTAGTTCTATGAGACGGTCTAACTTAAATTCATCAGAAATCAAAGGTTCGATATTGAGGTCCCCATATTCGAAACAAAGTCTATCATTTCCCATATCATATTCAAAGGACGCTCTAGGTTGTGAAGGTCTTTTATTTATTAATCTAATCTTAGATCTCTTTTCCTCATTGAACGGATCCTTTATCAGGCCTACCATGTCCAAAAATTTTCCACAAATTATGGATAGGGTAAACGACCACTCTTCAGGACAAAAGATAATTTTCCCCGAAATAGTACAGTTATTATTTGAACTTTTAAAGTCTCTGATTGACTTTAGAGTTTTTAGGAACTCCATATCCGCATATACTGCCATATAGATACCTTCAATTGATGCTATCCCTTTTGGGTGTCCTATTCTTCTCATTATTTCCCACTTATTTTTGTCGTACGTAGTAGAAACTAGGACCCAATTGGTATCTATATCATTTACTTTGTTCGATTCCATCTTTTAAATTTTCTTCTATGTAACTAATTAAATATTCGAGTTTAATATCAAATGAATTGTATACTATTCCATCACGGTCATCACATGAGAATCGAAGATATTCGCCCTCTGAGTTATATACTATAAATATAGAGTCCACAAGTGAATTGCTGTTTATCCACTGGAGATGTCCATTTTTTATGCTTGCTGGATCAAATATATTCTTTGGTTTAAATCCAGAGAAACTAAATGGGTACTTATTATATTCAAGTTTTCCCTCGAAAAGTAGGATTGGAAACGACTCTTTCTTCGGATAGAATTCAATGTTTCCGATAGTAATCGGGTCAGTTTCATTAGCTACTGTTTCCTCAAATAATCTTATGAATTTTAATATATCTAGGAATTTTCTATCGGCATATATGGCCATGAGATAATAGTTTGGAACACTATCTTCCGTATCGTTTAATTCATCCACTTCACTGAAGGCAGGTACAGCTAATATTCCGGTAAACTCATCTACTGTTTTTATTATATTCATACCCCTAAATTTTTCTCTAAGTATTCAATTAGTTTGTCAATATCAATTCCGTATGACCTATAGTCGATATAGAAATCCGGATTGAACTGCCTAAAGTAAAGTGTGGACCATCCTGGAGAGTAAACTATCACAGGTCGATCTGCGTCTCCTGTAAGTTTTACATAGTCCTTAGGATCACTTATCACTCCGTCTCTATAATCATCAATAGAGTCAAATTCCTTTTCTCCAAATCCATCTACTGAATAGAAACAGTTTATCCCCCTATCTAAGATTGAATTAAATAACTCGGATCCTTTCTTATCTGGATTTTTTCCAAAGAAACCTACCTGATTATCAAATGAGAATTCGAGGGAATTTACATTGGCCTTATTGAAGTTACTTCCAAAGTGACCCTTCAACTTGCTATGAACCTCTTTTATCTCTCTAATAGCTTTTAGTAAATACTCGTTTGCTGGAAAAATTGCATAGCTACACCCAGGTTCTCCAAATTTCTCATATCCATGAAGTTCGTTATATGCGCAAATAATCAAATTTCCTGTAAAATGATCTGCTATTCTCATAATTTTAATACCATAAATATATTGTATAATATTTACTTATATTTATTTCATAGGTTTTTCTCTAGGTATTCAATTAATTCATCAATATTAATCCCATACGATTTGTAATCGATAGAGAAGTATGGATTGAACCTAAAGTAGATTGTGGAACATTCTGGTAAGTATATTATACCTACCCTATCACCATCTTCAGTCTGTCTAATGTGGTCTTTGGTAAATTCATTTATGACTCCATCTCTATATTCCATAGCTGAGTCAAATCCACCCTCTTCAATCCTATCCACTGGATAAAAACCAAGGGACCCTTTCTGACCGTTCAAGATGGAATTATAAAACTCTGACCTACAGTTATTAGGATTTTCTCCAAAGAAATCTACTTGATCATAGAATGAAAATTCAATTGCCTTTATATCTGTCTGATTGAAATTACTACCAAAGTGTTCACCCAGTTTATTACTAACTTCTTTTATTTCTTTGAGTACTCTGAGTAGATATTTGTTTGCTGGAAAAACTGCGTAGTCACATCCCGGCTCACCATAAACTCCATCTTCATTTGACTCATCATATGCACAAATAACTAATTTTCCTGTGAAATTATCTACAATCTTCATAATTTTTATATTTGTTAAGTATTTTAATAATATCCTCCCTCCCCTGAGTTATTCTTTATACTACTTTATTTACTACTTCAAGTTCGTACTGCTCTTCTCCATCGTAATCTTTGCCAAGTTTTTTCACTTCAAACAAGAAGTCTCCGATCTCACTTCCTCCATAGCACTTAAATGTCTTCTTACCTACCTTCTCTACTTTGAAATCTGATGCTCCAGAACCTACATAGAAAGACTTTAGGACCATAGAGATCTCATCTTCTGAGTAGTCTTCTCCAGTTAGGTCCTTGAGATAGAAGAATGCATCGATCTGAGGGTAGTTAAGATAGTCTTCGTACCCATCTACAAGGCTAAATGTGAAATCATTATCGTCAATAATGTTCTTGAACATCTCAATCTTCCTCAAGGTCTCGTCATTGTACTTCTCTTCTACACTCTCTTTGTACTGATCAATAAGCTCCTCTGTGAATGCCTTCCTAATAAACTCCGTTGCAGGCCCTTCCTCTACTACATACTTCTCGCTATAATCCACATTACATGAAAATACTACACTCGATACTAATACAAACAGAATTGATTTGATAAAAGTTTTCATAATTGTTTACTTATTTTTATTGTTATTATTATATTGTTTCTTATTTTCTAATAATAGATATTCCTAAAAAGTTCATTGTTATCACTATTATCTAGTCTCTCACGGTACGTTTTAATCGTCTTTTCAAGAAACTCTTTAGAGAAATGCGGACTACAATATACTCCTTTAATCGTATTATCAAAAGACAGTCTCCAGTACGGTGATCGGTATTCTAAACTACATTCAATATAGTCCTTTCTATCTAGCTCGTCCAACCCAATTACCTGTCCCCAAAGTCTGCTCACATGTAGTGGAGTAATTTTTCTTAGGTCTTTTTCTAGATTACTTGAATATGCGATCCCTACAATATTAGCCCTTATACTCTCATTTTCCGATGGTTTTAATATATTATCCAAGAAACCATCTTCCACTTCAGTCAAGATATATGTACCCGGTGGATCCATCTCTACAAAAAACTTCATTTTCTACTAATCTCTAAGCTAAATTCTGAATAATCCTCTTCAAATTCTGCATTTCCTCCATCTTTCTCATAGAATCCCTCTACTGGAGAACTATATATAGATGGCTTGAATCTTTCATCATTCACATTGAATGTCTTGCAGAAGTTTCCATCTACTATCTCGAATGGTATATCTACTCCACTCTCATCCTTTAAGCTATTTACTTTGAAGTCCAATTTCGACTCTGGTTCAAGGAGTTTCTTCATAAACTTCTGAACTGATGTGTAATCTCCAGAAAATCTTAGTGTGTCCTTATCAATTGACTTCATTTCAAGCATGTCATAGTAATTGTGACCAATCTCAAGATCGAACTCATATCTTACTCCATATAAGTCGAAACAGTAGTCGGACATATACTTGTGGTAGTAAGGATAGATGTCAAACAAGATCCTTGTCTCAAAGTAGTTTTGGCTAGAGTCATGTACTACGTTGATTGGCCTAATAATACCATTCTTTATAACGTCATCTGATCCATGAATACTGTTTTGAATGCACTGGAAGAAACCATTTCCAAGGGTTACTGAAGCCGCATTCTGAATGTGCTGATTAATTCCAAGCCTTGCTAGCTTGTCATCACCGTCATCATCTCCGACTACCATAACATCTCCTAAGAAAGTCTCTACATATCCGGGATGATCTAAAGCCCACTTAGACTTCTCTTCAATAAACTTCTTTAGACCAGTTGCCTTACTGAAGAACAGATCAACAATATGGTTAGTCTCTTCGAGAGTCTTACCTATTCTCTTAGCCAGAGTCTCATTTGCCATTCCATATAGCTTTCCTAATAGGATAGTCTTGAACATCTTTCTTACTGCCTTCAGGAAGGCCATATCATTCGCCCTCTCCGGATATACAAAAGATGCTGCGAAGTTAATGTATGGATCTAACCCTCTCGCATAACAATCAAGCATGAATGGATCTTGAGATTCATAGGAGATGAATCTAACCTCAGCACCAGATATATCAAAATAAGACAGTAAGTATCCAGGAGGGGTACTGACGACTCTTTTTGTCTCTGAGACTGAAGAGATTGTGTGCATTCCCGATGACCATCTCTTAGACTTCTTACTTAATGCTTGAAAAGAAGGATACATCTTCACTACTCCTTCATCTCCGTATCTTCTTGTACTTATTCCGTCCTTGTTCGGAAGATCAGACTTTACAGAATAATCTGTAAAAATTCCCTTCAGATAAGTTGTCATAAGTTTGAAGTACTTCTTAGTGGAGTAGTAGCAGTAGCACATCTTTGCCCATGCATCAGCAGAGTCTTCGGTGACATCTATCGAATCCAGATCTCCGTACAGTCTGTTTATTCTGTCTCCTTCCTTATCAATAGACTTGAGATACTTATATCCTCCTACATTAGTTAGATCTTTTATACTTACGTCATACTTAGGATCTATCGTACTAATTATCTCCTTCATGTCTTTTAAATAGACCATCTCCTGTTTCCCTGATCTGTCTATTCTCCCAGAAGACTTCTTGAGTCCTCCTTCGTAAAAAGCATGATTAAAAACAAGAGACATTATGTCATCCTTAAAAAACTTGTAGAAAGAAGATCTCTTTATAGCCACTTCGTTTTCTTCATATAATTTCTTGGCTAGGTCATATACAATAAATATTTTGTTTTCATCTCCTTCCCTAGATAGCTTATCCATAGAATCTTCGGGAAGGGGATCTCCATCAGACAGTCCCAACTTGTATCTTTGGATATGCCCCCAAAACCTATTAAGATACAGGAATTTAAAGCTAGCAGAGTGAAGGGGAGAAAGAACGTTGTGAATATTCTCATCTAGATACCCTACGAGATCTTCCATGCTGATCATAGTATCTGAGTCATGTCTCTTTACTTCATTAACCTTAACGTCAAACTTAATCTGACTCAAGTAATGATCTATAATCCTCAGCTTGGACTTCATCTCGCAAAACTCTCTGGCGGACTCATAGCTAGTAGGGACTCTATACTCTACTCCATCTATTCTGAATGAGCAGGAGTCTACTGCTTTTACTATATTCCACCTAGACTTAAGGAACTTATCAGTTTCCATAAAAACCTTCCTTGACCTAGATGACTTTTCTATTCTATAACAAGTCCTTAGGATTATTCCTTCGATCTCTTTCCCTAGATCCTCTCCGAATACGTCTCTTAACCTATCTCTGCTTACTCCTATGTCTGAAGACTCATCTATAAAGTAATTGCTTAGGAGGAATGACTTACTATTCATAACATCCATTCCCAGCTCCATAGCTTTTCCTACTTCTGGGATGTCTTTTATACTTCCCATGTCTCCAAACCTACGAATCTTCTCTGAGAAGAAGAACTTCAATACATTAAGTCTGCCATATGCAGTCCTAAATGCAGAGTAGTCATACATCTTCTTCCTCAGATCCTCATCTACATAGATTCCTGTAAGGTTCAGTAGAGCCTCTAGCCTTAGATTGTTATTGTAGCAGTCCCAAGCCTTCTTAGGATACCTCTTCAGGGCAAGAGCCTTCAAAAGAACTGTATAGTAGGAGTCTTTGCAGCAGTATTCTCCTAGGATCTCTGCTGGAATACATTTGTACGAATATCCAAAATACTTTCCAATAAGTCTTTCAAACTCACTTATGTTTTTCGGATACTCCTTACATATCTCATCCCAAGTATAGTTATTCTTATAGTATCTGGAATAGTTGTTTTCGTCCCTTACTTTAATGAACTCTTCAGTTACACTATAGCAATGTTTCTTAGACTCTTCGATACTGAATCCAGTTACTGTAGAGAACTCCTCTGGTGTTAGCCTCTTCTTTCCATCGTCTCCCTTAACCCACAGAAGCTCTGATAGCTCTACATGGCTAAGTTTCCAGGATTGATTCTTCTCGTCTTCTTCCTCCTTCTCTTCTTTTTTAGTTTTCTTCTTTTTTCTCCACGCTTCTCTCTTGAACAACTTCGTCCCGAATAGCTTCGGAAGAGACTTCATCGTAAGATCTTCGAAAGAGTCGTCCCAAGAAGACACGTACAGATTCTTCATAGCAGTATACTTAAGAGAAAATCTTTTGTATACTACTCCATCCAGCTTATTGATAGTAGATGCTTCGTCAAACAGATTTATTTTGTTCAAGATGAGGTATGTCACTTTCATTTCAAATGCATTGTTGTAAGTGACTGAGTCCTCATACTTATCTAAAAACTTCCTGTAGTAGTCCTTGAAATACTCCCAAGACTCTAAATCCATAGTCTGCATCCACTCAAGATCGAAGTATGCACCGAATCCGTCCATACCTACGATTCCTACTCCCATCACAAAGAACTCTGGATCATCGAAAGGGAAGCTGTTCGTCTCATAGTCTAATCCGTAGAACTGATCAGTCCTCAAAAAATACTCGAAACATCTCTTTATATCTTCCTTCCCCCTGATTATCTTATGCCCTTTTATGGACCCAGCAGGCTTTTTGATGTAAGATTCATCATTTACGAATTTTTTGACGTCCTCACCAACTCCCTTGAATCCATCGAAGCTGAGCATATACCAAGGCTTGTTGGACTTCTTTCCAATCCCTGTTCTTACTTCAGCGTTCCTAAGGATGTCTTTGATGAGAATAGACTGTGGATATAGTTTGTCATACTGCTCCTTCTCTATCCACTGTATCTTTCTTTCGTAGGACTTATATACAAACTTGAATAGGATACCTTCTCGGGTAAGAAGGTAATCCATTTTGGTGAGATCATAGAATCCTTCTCCTCTTGGACCTAAGTGTACCTTACTGATCACATGATAGTATGGTTGCTTAACTCTGTCCTCTGATGATGCATTATCGTTCCATAGAATTATATACTTATTCCCTGGAAGATAATTAAAGTCTTCTACTTCTCTAAGATTTACCTTCTTTACTCCCTTGAAGTCTTCACTATCCAGATCTATGTCACTTCCATAAAATACTAGATAGGTTTCACTCATTATAATTTACTTACTACCCAATTGTTATTATTACTTCTATCGACCTTATAACCTACGTTCTTAAGCTCGGAGTCGAAATTTAGTCCACTTATCTTACTCAGCTGATAGTCTGGATGATACTGATGCATTACCTTTCCATCTTTAATAGTGATTACACAGTACACTCCATTATCTAACTCATAGGCCACTTGTCCAATGTGTCCTTCACTATCTTTTACTACGTCTCCTTTAGAAAATTTTCCCATTACTCCTCATTCATTTCAGAAATTAATCTTACAGCAGAGTCTGTTACTCTTCCGAGTCCTCCTGCCGAATACATATCTCCTGCGGATGGATTAGAAAAGTCATCACTCAAGTCTGTAACTCTCATTTCTACCCCATCGCTGTCAACTTCATATAGATTTATTCTCTTATTATCAAAGTTTTCTATGTTGTATCCTATACTATCCGTAGATGGATAATTATTTTCAAATAATCTATTTACGAATAACGATGTAGGGACGTTGTTTTTCCCAATCAATGTATTCTTATACTCTTTAATAGCCCAAGATAGCGATACTACGTTAATGTCATTCGTAGTAATTATTACCTTATATCCAAAAGAGATCAAATAGAATATCTGATGCATTACCATTGCAGTGTAATCAGGATGAAGACCTATTTCGGGGTCTTCAAGAATGATGTACCTATGTACGTTGCTTCCCCCCGACATGCATGACTTTATCGATCTAAGGAGAGATAATTGCATAGGGAATAGACTCAAGGCGTCCAAGTTCCAATTAATTGGGGACTTTCCATTCATCTTTACCCCATTGAATTGACATGGTTTTAGTGAGTCTCGGTTGGAAATAATCTTCCCAAATCCACTATTAGTAAAGTGATTTAGAATTTCTCCAAAATCTGCTCTATGATCCTCGATAAGATCTCTGAGTTTTTCCCTATACTTAATTCTTATACTGAATGGATCTATCTCTTTTCCTTGGTACCGTATATTTATCATACACGGAACCCTGCATGATGGTATCCACAAAACAGGTTCGTCGAGTCCGTCAAAAAGTCCCTTTTCTATAAGCAACTTTCCTACGTACACACTCCACTTCAATGTCATGGATTCGGCATAATCTTCTGGGTCGTAGGTCATCATATTACCTAAGACTTGAATGAAGTTACGTATCCCACTCCCAGTTAGGATAGTTAGGTCACTGTTTAGATCAATAGGAACTGTTTCATCAGTAGTTACCTTGCTTCTAATTAAAAATTCATTCATACCAATATATAAAGAACTATCGGGAGAGAACTAATGTAGTTACTCTCCCGAATTGATACAATATTTATTTATGATACAAGTGTAGCCACGATTTCTGACAGTTTATACTTGAAGTTCGTAGAAGTCTCTTCATTGCATTTCTCTACACCTCCGAAACGCCTAACATCTTTCTTATGTGTTTGAGTCCGAAGAGTCTTGTCTTGGTCAAGGTAAAGAATTTTCATCTCAAGAACCGTACCTTCTACAGACTTACTCATAATGATTCCTACCTCATCTGAAGACTTACTTGTCCTAATTACGTCCCCAACCTTTACGTCTGGAACCTTAGACTCATCCATCGAATATACAAACTCACACTTATCACTATCTAAGGTATAGTTAAGGCTCTTCAGTTTTTCCATGAACTTGTTTGACTCCTCCTCCGTACATTCAGTGAAGTCATTCATGTTGGTCAGTACGAGAGTCTTACTTCTATTTCGACTGAGTACTACTACATAATACTTATCTGGAGCTCCTTCTCCGCCAAGTTCTTTCTTAACATAGATTCCTGTGAATTGTCTCGATTTTACTACGCTATTTGTTTCCATAATTCTAAATATATTTTAAATTAAATCTTTGATACTTTCTCGAATCTGATTGCACTCGTTAAAAGACTTGAATGAAGACTGTTATAGTCATTCTTGCTGCTTACGCTCTTAACCTTACTAATAATAACTAACTTAATCCCCTTCCGGTTGCAGCTCTTTCCTAGACTTTTAATACTCTCATTGAAGTTCTCTACTTGCATAGAGTTGTCATCAATAACCTCCACAAAGGTAAAGTTCTTTCCGATATTATTGAAGAACCAATCAACAACTGATAGATGACCCTGTGGATCTGGATCTTTGCTCGTAACAAATAACTTAACTGATCTAGACATATCTTCAATCAGTTTCTTTACTGTCAAGGAGGGTCTGATTACCTCCTCCAGCTCAATTTCGATTACTACTTTCCTATTACTATCTCCCAATGACTTAATGAACTCCTTTGGAGTTAGCTTACTGATAGAGTCGGTAAGTGACTGAATGTTCGTGACCAGTACGTCATTCCCGTAGTCTTTGTTCTCTTTACTTTTGTCTACAATTGCCATAATATTTAATATCGTCAATAATAAGGTTTACTGCCCAATTGATTCTCCATTGTACAGAGCTGAGTTCTTAAGTGACTCTAAGGAGTTCTTTACATTCTCTGTTTCTTTCTTATTTAGGAGATTCCAGAACTTTCCTTCTACCGCAAGATCATAGATGAATTTACGTCCTTTTTCAGTCCATACAAGGCTCTGCACAATCTCGTTTCTACCGAGTCTATCCATCCATACGGATCTTTTCCTCATGTTAGCATATCCCTTCCCAGAATACTCTTGTTTGAGGAACCACTGTCCGCTCTGAGGGTATTGTACGCCCAAAGATTCAAGGACTCGATTTAGTCGGTATGCAGATAACCCGTACTCTTTTGCTACTTGAGTGGTTGTCTTGTCAGAGTCCTCTATTCTAAGAAACTCTTTAGTGTACTTGACTACTGGAGCATCTTCAGATACCTTGGTTTCAAGCTCCTTAATTCTTAAGTTCTTACTTTCAATTGTCTTCTGTGCAATAAGAATAGCTTTTGCAAGAATATCTACATCCGAATCAGAATCATCAGTCTTGATATAACCTCCAGTCTTCCTGATTGATGGAAGTACTTCCTCTACTACCCAATCCTGAAATCTTTCAGCATCTGGTAGTTTGGATCTCATAATCAGACGATATACTTCAGACTCTGGTATTAGATTTACTCCTGTTCCACCCGGCTTATTGTCATGCTTTATGAAGATAGATTTCACGGATTCTTTCTTACAGTTGTCCATTACTGCCTTTCTTGGGTTAGAATATCCAAGAGATTCTGCAACATCAACTGCGACGAAATATATCTCTCCTCCATCCACATATGTTCTTACTTTCCCAAACTCTTCATTTTTGAATACTGTCAACTCACTATTTGATGCCATTTTACTTTTATTGTTAATTATTGTCAATACGTAACTCATTGATTATCAGGCGGAGTCACTGCCAGTGACTTCGCCTCATTATCAGACACTTACGCGTAACTACTTGATTATCAGGCACCCAGCCGTTTTGGCGGGTCGCCTCATTATCAGGCACTTACGCGCAACTGAATAAGGGGAGATTCCGCCACTCTCTGACAGACTCTCCCCATCAATACTATTACTTATATTAGCCTAACATTGGCCTGATGAATACCTTCAGGATATTATCAGAATGTTTCGGAAACATGTCGTGAATAGTTGAAACTCCACACAAAATACCTCCAATACAGAAGGCAGTTGTTACTACTTTAATCGCAAATCCCATTCAATCTTAGTCCTTATCGTTATTAGATTCTTCTTCCTCTTTCTCCACTTCTTCCTTTGCTTCGTGATACTTCATGTTCAAGTAGAAAACAAGTACAGAAAGGACAAGACCTAATATGAGGATCAAGGGAATATAGTTTCCCATAATGACTTCTCTTACGAAATAGAATACCGATGACAGTATGTTCAAGATCGTGAATCCTGTAACAAGGATTGCACTTACTGTCATTACATTTCCTACGTAATTACCATAAATGTCTCGAAGGACATTCTTTAGATTGTTGAAATATTTCATATTACTTTATATAGTTATTAGTTTCTCAATTTAAGCATTACCACTGATACTACAAAGAATACCGATGACACTACAAGTCTGAATAGTGAATTTCTCATTTATTATTGTTTATGATTTATAATCTAAGTCTTCGTCCCAATAAGGGTTCTTACTAATAGTCCCCTTACTCTCCTTTGTTGATAAGGAAAATATAATGGTAGAAACAGCACATACTGTCAGTAGGATGATCGGGAATAAATTTCCAAATAAAGCCTCTTTTACATACAGAAAAGCTGTACATAGTATGTTAAGAGCGAAGGAAGATATGGCTGATAAGAGGGATACTGTGGATACTGTCGATCGATCTAAGTTTAATTTATTAATAAATCTTCTCATACTATCTCTCTCTCTCTCTTAAGTTACTCTATAGGAAAATCTCCGATAAACACTACAAAATTCATCAAAATACTCAACTAGCTCCATTTCTAAATTCCTCTCTATTATCTTTTACCATGTCGATACTTCCATCTTCGTCGTATCCATATACAACGACTGTTGGTCTTCCACAACTCTCAGTAAAAGATATTAAACTAATATCATCCTCTTCGTCCAGATTCTCCGTTTCAATGAACCTAATCCGCTCATCTCCAGACTTCCTTAAGTCTTTTACATCTATACCTTTTACTATATTGACTGCTTCCTCATACGAACTTGCTTCAACCTCAAATTTATCAGTTAGAATAGTCTTGACCCATCGATCCTGGCTGAAGTCGAACGTCTTCTTAGGTGAGTCCTTTACTTCATCTTCCATATGATTAATTCTCAAAAATATATACCTCTTCTCCTCTATCACTATATAGAACTCTATACTCGTAATCTAAGGCATTATCTAACTTTTTCCAATCAATAAATTCTAATAATTTATCAATACTCATATTCCTAGCAGAGTCCTCCAGAAAATCCTGGTTGTTTGCATAAGTCGCTATATGAAACCTAAGAATACTGTTAACGATTTCTTTCACATCACTGTCATTCCCAACTAAGTCAGAGTTTAGAACTGACCTAACAAGATCTTCATTTCGTTCCCAGTCAGTATAGTCGTCATAACGTTCAAGCTCTCTATAGGCAATAGTCCAACCTTCTTTTTCGATAATATCCTTAAATTCTTTTACAGTCATTTAATATATCTCCTCTAAATAAAACTTCAAAAAACTCTCTCCGTCAAAACTTCCACCTTCTATACAGTAGTCCGTCTTTAGCTTCCTTATTATTTTGTCTATCTTCTCCAACATTACTGAGCTCATTGGCCCACCATACAATAAGTAATATCCACAATCATCAAGCATTACGAAGTCTTCTGTGGGGAATGCTTTCCTTACTTTATCTAATATGATTTGATATGGAGGCGGAAACTTCTCATATACGGTCTCACTACTTAAGTCTGACAGTGTCTCCATTTTCTATGATATTTAGTGTTAGTAGAACATTATCCTCAGTGCAAGTGTAAATTACCTTACGTCCATCTTCTAAATAGACTATTGAAGATATGCTCTTAGCTACATATCTCTTTCCCTTGTATGAGTTTCTAACTGAATCTACTCTGAGTGAAGAGCTGTCAGTCTTACAAGTATCGTAGTCTATCAATCTCTCATTGATCTCTTTTGCGATCTCCGATTTCTCATAGTCTGGACTTCCAATCGATTTCTTAATTCCAAATTCATATCCGATAACAAAGCCAACAATAAGAATTGCTACTAAAGTAAGGGCTTTTATTATTGATGTATATATTTTTGGAAGTTCACTATTTACATTCATATTCGTCTAACATTTTCTTCGATATTACAACCGTATCATCTTCGTCACAAACATAAAAATTCTTTGGGATTCCGGAATCGGAGTCTATGATCTCACCATCCTCTACATATAGATTTGGATTGGCAAGATCATTAACGCCAGACCTATCTGTTGATTCTCTAATAATTTTGTCGGCTTCTTCCTTAGACTTTGCTATCACGTAATAGTCTGTTCTAAAAACTGCTTCCCTAGTTGAGTATTGGGAATAGTAATAGGTATTCTCTTCTTCTTCAATTAAATAATCTTCTTCCATAATTAAATATAGTTTATTGTTCGATCTACTAATCCTCCTCTAAATGTATCTTCCTTGAATTTTAATAGATGTCTAAGGAAATCCCTTCTACATTTCTTATTCAGTTCTCTTAGGAGTTTCTCATAACTTTCAAAATTTCCATTGTAAGCTACTGAGATAAGATACTCTATAAAGTCATCTACCTCGTAATACTTCTCTTGCTGCTTAAATGTCTTTCCTTTTCTCATAATATATTAATTCATCCTCCATTCTCCAACGGCTCTCAACTTTTTCACTGATTATTTCATAGTTTTCGTCGAACTGGACGTCCATTATTTCTATGTCTCCTTCATTGGGCAATTCCCTAGTTGGCAGGTTATTATTTATTCCCGTAATTATTTTCGATATGGCATCTTCATAGGAATCCGCTTTTACACTGAAATAGCTTTTCCTATACTCTATCATTTTAGTGGTCTCAACAAACCTAAATTCTTCCATAATTTGTAGATATAAAAATAGTCACCCACAGAGTGGATTTACCAGACTGTAGGTGACATTGATTTGTTATTTCTCTTGGATTCTTATTCTAAATCCTCTCTCGTTTGATTCTAGATTGTCCAGATTATCCTCAAAGTACATTTCGAACTCATTCCTATTCCCATTCAAAAATCTCGATAGAACTTTATATGCACTTACTAAGTACTCTCTATCTAGATCTCCATAGTATGTAATGTATAGAATATCCCTAGTCTGACCATATATTCTATTGAAAACTACGTCCTTAATTTTCTCACCAAATGCCCCTTTCAGGAGATACTTTACCTCTTCAAGTTTATCAATACTTTCCATAGTCAACAAACCTTTTGAATATAAAAATATGGTCCAAACTCATCATTAGAAACCCCACTTCGAATAGAGCTCCCAAATCTAGTTACTTCATCGAAGAATGAATCACACATCCAGTCTGGAATAGATTTCGTTTGATATGCCTCTCCGTACTCGTCCCTAACCTCGGTTCTAATATGAGCCTCATCCCTAACTAAGGAGATGGTTATATAAAACTCCTCCGGATAGTCACTATTCTCTTCGATAGATTCTTCCAATCTCTTTCTAATTACGACTCCTGCTTCGTAGAGGAACTTTGTCTGATTGAACTCATCTTCTTCAGTTTCTCTTCGTTTTCTTTCGCTAGTTTCTTCCGATACGCATCCGCACGTCTCTGACTTGCACGATGATTTTTTTCTAACTGTGTCTTGATCTTGTTCGTCTTTTGCATTCGAAGCCTTTTTCTTGTTCTCATAATTATTAAGTTTATTCATTAAAGTTTCTGACGATAAAAAGAAGTTGTCAGATAAGTCGCGCATACCAATAATCCCATCTAAAGCCGATTTATTATTGTTACTGTCGTATCCTAGCAAGTTGTTGAATGTATTGCACATAATATTTTTATTTCTTGAAAATTAATATACTTCAATCATCCCCATCTACCAGATCCTCTTTATCCCCAAACTCTTCATAGAACATGTCATAAAGATCACCATTATCAAACGGGGCTAAAAATCTTTCTGGATTGATCCTATATAGATAGAGTATCTCCCGCGAAGATCTTTTTCATTCATCCTTTTTAGAGCCTCCTCTACACTAAGATTCTCCAAATTCTCCTCACAGACGTCACAATAATCAATTAACTCTTTAAGAGAGTATCTACTATCCCATACTCCATACTTAGTAAGTAAGAAATAAATCCAATCACGGTATCTAAGTGAATATTTATTAATCTCCTTTATCCCCCTTTTTAGAATACCCTTTGGGTCTTGAAATTTCCAGAATATTGAAGTGTAATCTCCGCATCTTATTGTTATGGCCTTCTTAACCTCTCCTCCCTTCTTCTTATCGGATACTTTATCTACCTCCCCACTGCTTAATTCTCCTTCTTCACATCCTAAAAATGCTTTCTTAAATAATTCTAGATTAAACTCAATCTCCTCCTTACGATACTTCTCTGGGATACATGTTACTACGAAGGAAATAAACATTTTATATCCACCATATTGTTCAAATGGACCATATTTCTCTTCTAACCTTGACTTTAACTCATCCATACTAATTAATTTTATTTGTTCATTACTATTACTGATCTAAGAGTGTAATTTTTATCGAAAATATCTATCTCTTTTCCATCGTTTGTCTCTAAAAACAAGAATTTACTGAATAAATCTTTCAACTCTTCCATCTTTAAGTTGGATAGTATTGTATTTCCAATTGCTTCAGAGAAAATGGATCGTACTCTATGATTACATATGAATTTCTCATTGAACCTTTCTATCTCATCCTGTAAGGTTTTTTGACCAGGATCGAGTTTTCTACAGCAATACCTGAGATAAGTATATACACTTGTCAACTCTTCATTGGAATGGCTTTTAACATAGTCAGCAAGACTATCAGATCGAGCGTCCATCAATTTCTTGACCTCACTCCAAGAAACTTCTCCAAAATTAATGTCTGAAAATTTTATAGTTGAGTCTCCATCAAAAGATACTTCAAGACAGTTCCCATCAACTACTCTAATAGCCATCACTCTATTCGGTGATTCGCTATCTCCCTTACTAAAGTATATGCAAAAATCCTTTCCAAATATTGTTGGAACAAATTTTCGTTCCTCTATTGAGTCATCATTACCGAGGACAACCATAATTGACCCATCACCACTCTCATCAATATCGCCCCAAATTTCTATCTCCGTTAAATTTACTTCTTCATCTCTTACGTAGTAGCTTTCGCCCTCAATTGCTGATGCAATAAATTCTAGGATTCCGAACTCATCTGTTGGAGAAGTTTCTACTCTTTCCCCTTTAGTCCATAGACTTACTTTGGGTTTGTCTGTGTATACGTCATATCCAACATTAAGAATAAACGGTCCAACATACAAGTCCTTTATTAGACCGAAACTTTTCAAAAATTCTTCAGACTTAGTCATGTATTTTCTTTCTAAATAGCAAATCAACTTTTGTGTTTTCGAGATCTTTCCTAAGATCTATCTTATTTCCATTGTCATCTATGAAGTCCATTCTCCATTCAATATCATCAATGATTTCGTTTAATGACTTTTCCTTATTTACACTTGATAGGATAATATCCATAACATAACTGTCCATTCCACCTACCCTTATGAACTCCAATTTCTTCATAAGATCTTTGATTGCTTTACCTCCAGTTAAATTTACTTTTCCATCCCTTTTCGCTAAATACAGGATCCCAGATATTACCTGATTTACTAATACTGGAGTATAGGACCCACTCGGACACTTGTTCATAATAGATTGAACCTCATCGATGAAACCTTCGTCTCTCATTTTTACCAATTCCTTTATCTCGTCCAAGGAAAATACTCTATCAAATCTACCTCTGTGGATAAACCCTCTTCCAAAGTCGGGGTGGAACCTGACAGAATCTTCACTTACGATCAGTACTGTAGGTTCTTTTCTATTAACTGATAGATAAATTATGTACTTCCCATCCTTCTGAGCAGCACACTGTACGAACTCGGTTCTCTCCAAAGTTTTTAAGTTATCTATCGTAATTGATCCATCTACCTTCCAAAACTTGCAGTCTAGATTTTCTGATTTTATTTCTTCACCTAAGACCTTGAAATATATCCTTCCACTTAGTTCAAGGTACTTTTCCATTACCTCCTTAGGATCGACAGTTAGATGTTCTGGTTTCTCTCCATAATTACCGGCATCAACATCTAATTCACAAGGATTTACATTGAACTTAATATAATCAAATGGTCTGTTGCTGTCTTCTCTGAAGTCAAACAATCTTGTTTCCTTAAGAGCCTCTATAATTTCTTCAATCATCTTTCGTATCTTTCTTCATAATATCTTTCCATATCTTGTGACTCCTTCCAATCTGGATAATCATCCTCTTCTACTTCGTCAAAATCATCTACATGATAATCGTCATATGACTGCCCGTACATACTTATCCCTTATAAATTTTGAAACATGGAACATTGGAATACTTAGAATCTTTTAACTCTACTTCATTCCCGTAGATTGTAACGAACTTATACCTTTTCAACCATTTTAATTTATCTTCATGGCTCATATCAGAAAATACGCTGTTTTCACCAATAAATTTGTCATATAAATAACTGTAGAATCCATTCTCCAGATATTCTACTTCATCGTCTCCTTCAAAGAAACTTTCTGCCTCCTCACTTATTGTTATCCAATTGTCATGGTCTTCCTTTGTAACTAGATACCTAAGATAGTATATGAATGCATCCATCCTATCCCTATAATCGAACTCTTCTCTAATATAGTCCTTAAGGAGAGGATCTGATAGCTTTTCAAGAATCCAATCAGAATCTTGTTCAATAGTAAATTCATAGAAAGGATCTATAAAGTTATCATCGCTCAAAATAAAGTCAGGACGATCCTCCTCAAGATTTACCATCATACAGCTAATCTTAAAATAATCTATATCAGAAGTTGCAAATACAGTAAGACCTTCGAATTTTCCTATCGGGTAGTAGTTATATACATTTATGTCTTTGTTTTGATAGTCTATTACACGTATAATTCCTTTATTGTATTTATCAATATCCACCTCAATGTGTCTACTAATCCTTCCAAATTTATTATGTATTAAGTCCCCCTCTTTTAACCTTGATAACCTATCCTTTACATATTCTACATCAACTGGCTCAAGATTATCATCGGTTATCCTCAATCTCCCTGAGTTGAAGGTAACTCCTCCATTCTCCTTAAGCCTTTCAAGTAAGTTTTTCATATTAAATCTTACATCTTTTTTAAGGTTAGACTTAGTGTCTTCGTCCAACTCAAAATTACCTTCGTGATAGACTAAACACATTTTACCATCCTTACTGAAGTATATTACTGTGGATCTTTCATAAGCACATGGGATTAGTTCATACTTATTTCCAAAATTATCTTCAAAAGAGATTGAGTCATTTGGTCTTAGACTGAAGTTTTTAATCTCCTCTTCTAACCCATTTATCCATACTTCTTTCCTTGAAAACTTTTTCCTAACTTTAGCTTTTGAATGATACCTATCGTCAAATACCATATTTATATATGGTGAGCCAAATATAAATCCACGGTAATGTGCCCAAATACAACTTCTCTCAGGAGAAGACCCAAACTCCCTTTGGATCTTAGTATCTACAGAATCTATCATTCCATTGAGGTGGAATGTCCACGATCCATTAATATATTTTGAAAATGTATCTCTAACAAATTGTTCAGACTTTAACATATCCATTTACTTTAAAAATTCTTCACTATGATTTAACTCATCTAATTCTTCATCTGATTTTATTCCAAGAATTTCTTTGTCCTTTTCTTTGTTAAACACGACTATCCCCTCACTGTCGTCAATAAGTCCAATCTTTTTGAACCACTGTCCAATATAGTTCTTTCCATCTGTGGTAAACTCCAATTGTTTATTCCAAGTAGTTGGTGAGTCTGATCCCTTACTCGGAATATAAACTAGTTTGGCAAAGTTCTTATCAATATACTTACAAGTAAGTTCATAGTGATTTCTCAATCTCCTAATTACTTTGAACTTTAGAAGCAGTTTATTTAGAATCCCTGGACCTGTTCCAAGGTATTTAGCTACTTCAGTCGCTAACATTAATCCATCAGAGTCCGTGACATATCTGTAAAATTCCAAGTCTCCCTCCTTTACTTTAAGCATCTTCCTCGTTTCCTCCAAATTGAATTCTGCCAGCTTCCTCTTGTTTTGCTCTTCTGCAAGCTGATGGAAGAGTTCGGCCATTGCTTCCGGATTTTCATAATACTTCTTAATAGCCTCTGGAGTGGCATAGACACCAGTCTTCATAATGGACGGAATAACTTCGTGGGTTATCCATCTCTTAAACTCCTTTGCTTTTTGGAGTTTACTGGAAAGAATCAAGGAATATGCTCCAAATTCATTTATCAATACAATCTTTTATCCCCCCATATGAGAGGGTAACGTTTCGTTACCATCTTGTAAATCAGATAGTTGGACGGTAATCTTATCACTTTCGTCCACATGATCCTTAATTGCCTTCCTACTGTTCTCATATTGGAGGCAATCTGAAACATCTCTTCCAGAGAACCAAACCTCCCCGTCAATTTCTTTTGCTCTAATCTTTCCAAATTCTTCTTTTTCAAAAATCTTTATGTTACTCATCTATTTACCTATTTATTTATCTATTTAATACTATGTTTTATAAGATCCAATTGAGAGGGGAACGAATTGGTCCCCTCTTGATAGTCAGATTGTTATATTTAGTCTTGTACCACCCTCAATTCACTTGATTTGTAGACATTTATCAGTATCTTCTCCATTTTTCTTTAAATGATCATATAATGACATAAACTTAAATTCTTCACTTCTTCGTCTGTACCACCCATCATTACCACTATCTACAGAGTAACTTCTAACTTGTGGAAATTTCTTTACTATGTCATACTCTACGCTATTTAGTCCTCCAGCTCTATCTACGAAATCAATAAAAGACTTCAGTCCAATATTGTCGAAGAAAATTCTGATCCTATTGAGGAACCAGCAGTATATATCCCTAAGATATTCAAATGATCGTTTCCAATGATCTTCGCTACAGTAGTTAAATTTTTTGAAGCCATACTTTGGAAACTTTTCTCTCCCCTCATAAAACTCATTATATATTTTTATATAATTTTGGATTCTTTGGAAAAACGTCTCCCAAGGGGCGTCATCTACAATAATTGGATCTTTTATATCTATATCCGGATCTCCCGCATATCCACTATGTCTAAATATCTCACTCTTTTTATCTAAATATGTGAAGTTAAACCTTTTGACTTCATTTACATACTCTACAGTTCTAATAGAATCTCTGAAAAGTCCTTCTAGGTCGAAATCTCCAACCCAACAGAGAATATTAGAGTACATCCTCATCCTTCCTATGTTGAGATTGATGTCATTAGAGTACTTTTCGATTTCAAAAATATTAAGAAATAGGTTGAAAAAACTAGTGCTATAACACAAGACATTATCAAACAAGATCTTAACCTTCTCTATATCTGTATTCATACCTATTTAATCCCAGTTGATCCGAATCCACCTTCACCACGTTCAGTCTGCTCCAGCTCATCTACTCTTACGAACTCTGCCTGTTCTACCTTGTTAAGTACCCCCTGTGCAATCCTATCCCCTGGACTTACCCAGAAAATATCTGAAGACTCGTTTCTGAGAATGACTCCAATCTCTGCTGTATATCCACTATCTACTGTACCTGGACTATTTGCTACGAATATTCCCTTCAGTGCCAGTCCAGATCTTGACCTTACTTGAAGCTCATATCCAGAAGGAATGCTCATCCTAACTCCAGTATAGATTAGTTTAGTTTCTCTTGGAAACACTGCTAATGGACTATCATATTTATGAGACATTCTAAGATCGACTCCTGCGTCACCTTCATGTTTGTATGCTGGAATATCTCTCTCGTCGTCTACTACAATTTTTACTTCTAAGTTCATATTATTTTTCTCTTATAGTTTAATTATCCTTCGAATTAAATTTATAATCTTTTCAAATATTCCTGGAGAATTGTCATTTACTTCTAGTTTTCCTAGATAGAAATTATTAATAAATTCTTTGTAATTTAACTCCTCAATAACAGATATTTTTCTAAAAGAACAAAATTCCTTTTTGTCTATTGAAGGGTCTGGATATTGAGCCAATACTTTGAATAGCTTTCTTTCGTAAGTTCTTCTTATTTCTTTGATAAGTTCTTCACGGTACTTGAATATCAGGAATCCAGATTTATATGGAGTCGTCATCGTTGGAACTTCATAAGTCTTCCCGGGGCTAACCAGAATTTCGGTTGTAATATCCCTACCTTCCTCTGTAACTAGGAATCCAGTATATACTGCGTCATTAATGTACTGTCTTACTATGTAATCATATACCTCTTTAATGCATAATCCATATCCACTACTAAATAAATGGAATTGATTAGTTATTTTATCCTTAGTAGTTGAGTCTATCAACTCAATGAAAATATGTCTTACTGAGTAACGGTAGAATATTTCGGTATTTACCTGTATTCCAATAATATCACTTACAGGTTCATCCCTAATTGCCCTAAGCAACCAACTCCTCACCTTACTAGAGTCTATTCCAAATTTAAGTAGGGATTTTTTGTTTAACTTTCCTGACTTAAGTTCCGATATAGTCCTTGAAAGTTCTTTCTCTAATTCTGGAAAATTAATTAATAGTTTTTTCTTTTTATAGTATACAATTACTAATAGTATATATGGAAATAGTTCTATATACTTCCTAATTATTTCCATAAGATTTCCATCGCGCGATTTGTTGTAATATTCAACTATTTTTTCATAATCATACAATACAGGCGTATTATCTAATACAGGTTTGTCATCTGATACTGGAGTATCATTGCTGTGGTCAAGATTTTTAGTTTATCCGGAAATTGGTCCGGGTCTATGGGATTGAGACGACCTACTATATGAATTGTTCATAAGCATACGTCTCGTAGTATTATTTAGGACCTGATTCACAACATAATGAGATCCCATAGTAGTTGTAGTGAAATTGTTTATAAAGGACATTAGAATAAAATTATAGCCCAGAAAGACTATAACTGTCTAACTGGGCCGGTTGATTACTTTTACTTGTTGAAGAACTTCTTTGCACTCTTCCAGTAGTAGGATACTACACTTTCAAGAAGATCAGATACCTTCATATTGGCTATTTTCTTAATACTTGAATGAAAGTCATCTACTTCTTTGTTTTCCTCTACTTTTACTACTTCCGTCTTTTCGCTATTATTCTCCATACTTTCTAAGATATACTTGTCTATATTCGTCTTCTGCTGCTTGATATCCACTGAGCATTGGGATAATAAACTGAATGAAGATCTCTCCATTCTTAAGATATTCAAATTGAGTGCTGTCAGGAAGAGTTACTGTCATTTCTTTCACAATTCCAGAACTGTCGCACTCATAATCGATTCGATTTGATAGAACTGTTACGTGATTAATCAGAGAATCCCTCGACAGCTTACCAATGAAGTGGTCATAATCCATTTGATTAATCTCCATGTAGATAATGTTTGATGCTGAGATAGACATTCCACCCCGAATAAGAGTTACAAGTTCAGGACGTGTACTAATCTCAAACATTCCTACACTACTTGCTCCTGTATTGATATAATCAAATACTCGGAAAGCTGTGCGATAGAAACTTACTCCAAATTCCGGATCATTGAAAAGTCCATCCATATCAGCTTTGTCACTGACTTCCCCAACGATCCTATTCATCTCAATAAACTTCAGTGCCTTCTTGATGTTGTCTCGAAGAACTACTGTATCAACATAGACAATCTTTCTCTCAGGGACTACAGTTCTTTTCATCTTTATTCTGTCCCCACAACCTGATACAAGCACCAAGATAACTGATGCGATCAATACTAATTTTTTATACATACATTTTACTTTATTAGTTTACTATTTAGTTTTTTGATTATTGTAAGTGCAATAGAAGATCCAACAGCTAAGATCGAAGATAGGATTGACTTTATTAAATTTATTTTCTCCATACCTCTCCCTTCCTATCTGACTCCTTAAAAATTTCATCAAGTTTATCGGTTGTCCTACTATTAGAGGTTTGTAAAAAGGACAGATTAGTCATTGGAACTTTCTCTGCTGTTTTTCTTCCTATGAACTTTACATAGGCATATCTTCCATCTTTTTTGATTATCACCCCATGAGCACTTGGATTGTCTCTCTTCTCTACGTTGGTTTCAATGTCCCACCCATCTTGATGATAAGCTGGGAATCTATCTCCATACTTAACTATCATCTTTCTACTCTCATCATATTCGTACCCAAAGGTATGCATAGATTCGTGGAAAATAGCTAATCTATCTTCATATCCACCAACTGGCCTTATATAAGGTTTCTCAACATACTCAATCTCTAATTCCCCTAATTGGCTAATATACTGTACCAATACTTTCGATTTTCTGTCAGTGCTGTCAAGAGAGAGTCCAAATACCATTCCTATTCGATTTGGGTTTGGTATTTCTACAATATCCCCCAAATCAAAATCCCCCATAAAAGCCCCGGCAAATTTCTTCTTATAATCAATCTTGTGGTAATCAGAAAAGAGATTATAATAGATCAATGCTTCAACCGGATCTAATCCAAACCTCAAGTAAGTTGTCATTGATAGATATTTTCCTAGGGTTCCATCTGGCCTCACGTACTCTACAGTAGTGTTTCCATCCACACTCTTAGAAGCAGACCTAACTATCATCCCACCTCTAAAGAAATCTATGTATGGAGTATTAATCATTACATCTTCTCCATTTACCTGATTAAGCCAATCAACCATAATTTTCAATATATTTTAAATCTCTTAAATCTACTATTTCACTTAACTCCGATATTTCAGATGAGTCTTCAAACTGAACTGTAGCTGTGTTGTAAGACAGTTGTTCTATCTCTCCAATTCTTCCTGATGGGACATGTTTCACTTTGTCCTCACATCTCCATATCATGGAGTAGTGTGGAATGGGAAGAACGAAGTCTCCACTTTTCTTTATTCTCATACATTCTTTGTCGAATACGTACCCAAAATTCTCTAGTCCTTTTCTAAGGATCTCAGAGAATCTTGGACATAGGTCATATACATACCTTGCCATAACACAAGTCCTAGCAATATTTCCAGATTGATCCACGTATTCGATCTCTACCTTCCCATTCTCATTCCCTCCCTCTGGGTCTAGGTAATGACCATTAGTCGATACTACATATCCATAGACTTTTTGATTATCCCTTGATCCGACTGGATCTCCCAAATTAAAGTGTCCAACAAACTTTCCAAAAAAACTCTCACTGTCATTGTCGCATGCACCGTTGTCAAGGCATAAGAACTTAAAATTCCCAGTGAACCCTTCATTGAAGAGTTCATAGAAAATCATCTTTTCCAGTGGATCAGGTTCACACAAGTCATATGTAATTGCATTATACCACCCAAATAATCCATCCTTCTTGATATACTCTACCATAGTATACCCATTAAGTTCACTTTCAATTACCCTTACAGCTAATCCTCCGTGACCTCTATCCGAATATATCTTACCGAGGCTAACCGGGATTTCCTCATTCGTAAGGTTAATAAATCGATGTTCTTTCTTTAATTTCATTTTATTTTACATATTTGTAGTTTTCCCCTGCATACAACATTTCTACGACTTGCTCCACTTCCGATTGGGTTCTTCCTCCTTCTTCGTAGTAGTGTTGATTGTTTCCTGATCCTGTTCCATCTTCTAGATATAGGCTTTGAAGTTTACCATTATTATCAAACTTCCAATAGATTGTTGACTGATCGTCTAACTTAATGTTTCCTGTAACTGTCTGGATCCTTCCGATATAATTAATTTCGTGATTAACTTTTTCGAATAAGTCACATACAGTATAATCGCTAAGTCCCCAGTAATCCTTTACATTATAAAATACTTTTCTCTGATACTCCTCGCAGTTACTGTCTCCCTTCTGGATCATGTTTAGGACATACATCATCTGTACGTTATATACGCTATCAGGGATCCAGCTTTCCTTCTCTAACCTCTTCTTAGCTGCGTATATGTCAAGTTCGTGGAGCTGTACTAATTTCTTTATGTGTGGATAAATATCCTCATGCTCCATTTCTGGAGAATTGGAGTTATATACTCTTGCAGTTACTAATCTTTCCGTCGTACAACTGTAGAAGGTAATCGTCAGTATGAATAATAGAATAAGTTTTTTCATCTATGAATTATTAATGACAAAAGTTTTATCCATCCGGCAGCTAATACGAACGAACTTATGATGAAGAATGGGACTGAAAAGGTAATAGAGATAAGAGTCATAAACATATTGGCTCGCTTACTCTCCTCTTTTCCTAAGTAACAATCAAGTAAGTATTTAATGGATTCTATAAATCTGCTTAAGAAGAATACTCCACAGGATAATCCACCGAAAATGTTTACTATTGGACTTGGAGATATATTAGGTATATCCATACAGCTTAATCATTAATAAGGTTTGAAATACAATTAAACAAGATAACATAGCTGACAGCGTTATCGCCAAAAATCTACTCCCATATCCTGATTCCGAGGAATATCTAATAATATTTTTACAGATTATAATATCTGCAACGATAAATAACGTCACTAAGAACAAGTAGATCAACATCTCGAGTAAAAATGTAAGGGAGAGACCCAAGTCTCTCCCTAAATTTGAATTGTTAGTTGTCTAGATACTCTACTGAGTAAGACTTTCGTCCTGTACTGTCAGTATCGATGAGTACCTTAAATCGGAAATCAGCATAACCATCGCGCTTGCAAACGAACGTGGTTTTGTTATCTCTTTCTACCAAACATGTAGCTGCTCCTGAATAGTCATAAACTGAATTGGCAAATACTTCAAGATCCCATACGTCAAGTCCAGCCGAGTCCTTTGCCAAGATCATTTCTTTAACCCCTTCGAAGTTTGTAATGTCTTCTACCGAGTCACAAACAAAGCTCATAACTACATACTTGAAATCATTCAAGTAGTCTCTTGTAGGATCTGACAGATTACAACTGTCCAAGATTTGATTAGACCAGTCCTCAGCAAGATTCTTAGTAAGCTCTCTTTGAATTACTTCCCTTGCTTGGCACTCACTCGTAACATACTTCTTACCATTCTTTCCACACGATGTTACGAGAATTGCAGTCAAAGCTACTGCAACAAATACTTTCAAAAAATTCTTCATTTCTTCTGTACCTTTTCTTTATATAATTTATCAATCAATTGTTCTACCTCTGGACTTACTCGTTTTCCTCCATGAATGATAGTTTGGCTACTAAAGTTCTCGCCTCTTACACTACGGTAAGTGTGCAATGCCCAAACATCTCCCTTCGTATCATCGCAGATCCAAGTAAGCATGCAGTTATCCTTCTTGAGGTGGATTTCTCCCATGATAGTCATATCCTTATCATACTCAAGAGAGATATTGATAATGTATCCAAGTACATTCTTTACTCTCTGACTAATTGGAAGATTCTTATTAGAGTCTCCAAAATCTACTCCACTGATACGGTGATTCCAATCTTTAGGGTTGTTAGACTGAACTACTGCTGGAGTTTCCTTTCCAAGAAGCATGTCCTTCACATTCTTCAAGACAATGATGTCTTCCCTTGTCAGCTTATCGATTCCTCCTCTACAGCTGTTAGCATAGTTGTTGAGAGCTTCCAATCGAAAAGCAAGTGCAGTAAACTTCAGTAAAGAGTCTTGCCTAAATAACATCTGTCCAGTGGCTACTCCCTCCTTGTAAACTACTGCATCACAAGTGTCACAATCATACACCTTCTGAAAAGAGGCGCAACTACTCATTGACAGTAATGATACGACTGCCAGTACGGATAATAAAATACTTTTTTTCATCTCGTTTTGTTGTTATGAATGATTAGGTTATATTTCTACGTATAAGGTTATTTGCCTCCCAATCGTGCCAGATACTCTTCTCTCCAAAATAAGATCTTTTCCTCTGGTACGATAAATTCAACATCCCAACTTGGACCAGCTGTTCGGCAGATTAGTTCTTTACTTAATCTTCTCAATCTCTTTCTTTGCATCCTCTGATGCTCCCTTGATTTTATATTCAAATTTTTCAATCTCCTTTTCTGTAGGTACTCTCAAATCACTTGTCTTGAACTTTATTTTGATAGGAGACTTTCCATCAGATGTCACACTGATAAGAGTAGTGTAGAAGTAACTGCTCTCTTCAGGAACTACCTTACCAGTGAACCCTCCGGTGATTGTCGATGCAATCTTTTTATCCCAATCCCAAAACTTAGGTGGCTTTAAATACTTGAAAATATTCAATTTAGAATCTCCAACTTTGAAAATGCATTTGAATTTTTCATCATAGTAAAATCCATTCTTTTCCAGCCTCTTTTTGAACTTTGACTTATAGTAGTCGTCTGCCCCGTATATCGGATCTAAATAAACTGCATAGCTGGTTTCCTCTAAATTTCCACCAGATACTGAGAGTATGAGTGCCTCATCAGTGTCATCATCATAGTCAAATACAACTCCTAGTCCCTCCCCGGGAAGTACGACAATAGTACCTTCTGGGAATGGTTTATTACTTATGTATTCATTAATAGGAACTATCTCCCCACTATCCAGAGTAACTATAGTATTAAGAATTTCCAGATCCACATCATAACTGAATCTAGGAATATCTACAAAACAAGATGGAAGTAGAATCTCCTTAACAAATCTTCCATCGAAAGAGAAACATTTTATATATGGATCATCTCCATTTGATTGATCAAATGTCTCCGCACAATAAACATGGTCTCCGTGAAGAGAGTCCCAATAATACTTCCCTACTTTAATTTCTTTTATTTCCATTTTATTATTTAATTAATTTATTCAATCTATATTTAAGATCAATCATCTCTTTCTCCTTAGGTAATCTTAATTGACCGTTACTAAACACCATCTCTACAATATTTCCAATAGAGTCTAAGATGGACAAGGTGGTATTGAACACATCACTCTTGTCCTTTAGAATCGTTCCAGTAATATCTCCACTAATTGTAGATGCAACTGGGATCTCCCAATCTTTTGGAGGAGTTAGATAATTTCTAATATTTGACTTTAAATCTCCTTTCTTGAATATGAATTGGAATTTTTGTTCATAGTAGAACCCATTCTCTTCAAGATTTTTATTGAATCTTGATATTATTTCTGGATTAGGAGGATATATTATCCCTTCATCATCGTAGATAATAAACTCCTCTAGATTCCCTAAGGAAACAGATAATAGTGTCAATTCATCCCTGAAGTAACCTGAGTCTGGACGAAATTTCATTACTATCCCAGTTCCACCACCAGCTAATCCAACTATTGTTCCTGGAGTATGTATTTCTGAGTTTTTTGGTATATGACCATCTTTTATAGATACTCTTCCATTTTTATCAATAAAAGTGAGGGGTTTCATATCGTAGTGGCCAATTATTTCTTTGTTAAGTAAATCTACTGGAACATAGGTCTCCCTCAACTCTCCACCGTATTCCATGTAGAAAGCCCTTATGTAAGATTCATCAACAAATCGTTCAAATGTCTCAGCACAGTATACTACAGTGTCGTGAAGTAAATCCCCATAGTACTCTCCTACTTTTACATCCTTGACGTCCATATCAAATAAATTTAATCATTAATTTGTTTGCAGTTTCCATCAAATTCTCGTAAGAGTCTACTTTAACTTCCCCTACTGAATTCATCTTCTCAATCATTCTGTTTTTAATCTCTTTCGTTTCCATATTAATATTCACTAAAATAATTTGTAAGTTTTTCAAGATCTTTCTCTGTAAATAAATGTTCCATCACCGGATCATCGAAATTCTCTAATTGATTATATACACTTACTCCTTTTACGTAGGAGTCTACAGTTCCATCTAAGTATCCATATTCTGAGAGGAAATCTTCTTTGCTAGAACATGACAACCTAAGTCTGTAGTCTGACATCAAACAATAGATCAAATCTCTGATATCAAGTTCATTTTTTGCTGTTTGATAATTGAAGAAAATTCCACCCGTCTTTCCAGACGCATCTAATCGAACCGACAAGAAGCAATCATATTTCAAATGTTTTTTAGTGAACAATCCATCCTGATCATTGGACTCAGTGTAATAGATTCCGCCAATCCCTACTTCTCTACACAGCTGAACAAATTCCTCATCATCACAATCGTCCGGCCTTAGAAGTTCAGGATCAGATCCAATGAGGTTAGCTACCCCATCCATTCTCTCTAAATAAATTTTTTCAAGTTCCTTTTCCATAATGTTTTATAAAATTGATTATCTGTATAAATATTTGAAATAAACTATGATTGGATAAACCGCTACGCACAAGGCCCCTATAGCCTCAATAAATACGTTGTTTATAAATATAGCCGCAAAAATTAATAACGTAATTGTAGGGTACAGTAGTTCAACAATAAATTTTAAAATATCTTTCTTATCCATTACTCTATCCCCTTCCATCTTTTAAATATAAGTATAGATATTACTGGAGAAGTGATCATTGATGCTATACCAAATGGAATATTTTCCTTGTCATTATTGTACATAATGTAAATCCCCATACCTATGAGCGATACTAAGGAGATCAGATTAAGTACGATTACAAAGACATCAAACCTCCTTGGGTTATTATCTATCGACTCTTTAGTTTGTTGTAATATGTTTTTGCCCATTTCCATTTCTTATTATTACTGATTACTTTTTCCACTTTCTTCTCTGGTTTGATTGAGTCAATCTTAGTTGTCTTACAGTACTTCCTGTAATCAGAATCGATTTCCTTCTCCAGAGTGCTCTCCACTCTAACTCCTTTCTTTACAGTTTCTACCGTAGGAGGATAGCTGACAGATGTTCCATTGGTGTATAGAATAGTTCCATCGAAATCACACCACCATCTAACAATAATATCATGTACATATACTGTCCCTTTAGTACTGAACCTTGAATTTCCAAAGTCTACATCTAACCTATTGATCTTACTATAAAATACTTCGGCAGCTTTGTCAGATTTCCCTGACTTAATCATCCTGATTACATCTTCCTTACTTACGCTTTCAAGAGTCTTATCTGACAGTCCTCCTTTCTTGATTCTTTCCTTACATAAGTACAAGTGTTTGTAGAACTCTTTGTCCATTCCAGTTTCTCGACTCCATTGTGACAGGAAAACTTCATCACGATAGGCTCCAAGCACTTCATACATAAGTACCTTCTCGATCTCAGACTTAAGTTCCGACTCTCTATCTGGAGTAAGATACTCTACCCCATCATTTACTACCTTCGCTTTGAATGATGTTTGGTACAGATTATCACAGCTACTTAGTGATAAGAGTAGAACTGCAAGTAATAACAATTTAGTCTTCATAGTGCTCTTGATCCTCCTTGCTTAAAATTGTCAAATCATATTTTTGCTTTCCTAAGAACTCCAATCCTTTCTGAGTTACATAAACTCTCGTGTATGTCCGATCGGGCCATCCCGTAACAAGCTCTTCCTTCAACTTAAAATAGTCTTGCTTAACATAGGTCTGCTTTGGCTCATTCCTGTTCTTGAAGAAAATACCCATCTTTCTCAGTAGTTTATAGAGAGTGTTCCTTCCAAAACCTAACTTAAGAAGTTTGGATGCCTGACCAATATCAACCAGATCTTCTGTATTAATCACCTTGTCCATGAGTTCCGCCTTAGGCCTGACTACTTCCAGTTCCTTGTCTTTTTCTTCGATCATCCTCTGCTGCTCAGCTGCAAGTAAAAGGGCTTCTCGGAATGTCTTTGGAACATCGAATCCACTAAGAGCTTTTTCTCTCTCCAACTGTTCCCAACGTAAAACTAATTTTGCTCGGGCTTCATCATTGTACTTTGTAGCTACATAAAGACATTCAGTCTTAGTAAGTGAGTAACAAGGTCTTATCTCTCCTTTAGAGTCCTTGTAGTTAACGAGCTCAAATTTGAGCCCGTTGACTTTTTCCCAAGACTCCTCCATTTTCTCAATATCCCTAAGGACATTTTTATGGAGTTTTCCTGTAATCTCTGCAATCTCAATAGAAGTAATTCTCTCAGTGTTCAATAAACTATCGTTCATAATTATATATTTTATATGTTAGTAAATTTGTGATATCAATTAGACGGGCTCAAATTTGAGCCCGTTGATTATAATATGTTGATTTTCAAGTCATTAAACGGGCTCAAATTTGAGCCCGTTGAATTTCATGCCTTATATTACCTTATCTCTTTAATCAATTCTTCAATCTCCTCTTTCGAAAAGAAGTCTTCGAATAAGATTTTATACATCCTTTCATTATCAAACACTCCTCTCCCACTTTCAATCATTTCCTTTACGCATAGGTAATCATCCAAATAGGTATCCAATACATCCTCTACTACTGGCATGTCATCTATATCACTCAACGACTCTATGATCTTATTACCACGTCTTAGTGCGAACCCTTCAAACTCCCCAAGAGATCCATAATACTTTAGTCCATACTTCTTCGAAAATTCATCCTCAATTTCTGGCCCTTCAGCTATATCAACCAACTTACCATCTATGAGGTTTCTGTAGAAGTTTTCAGTTCTAAGATATATCTCCCTCAGAAATAAATCTCTCTCATTCTTTTCCATACTTTGATCTCAATAGTTCAATCTCTTTCTTACTGAATATCTTCTCGAACATCTCTTTATAATATATCTGCCATCCGGTGGCCTCTTCTCCTTTGAATTCTTTCTCCGATACCTCATCGTAATCCTTAAGAAATGTCTCAAATATCTCACCAACTTCACTCTCGAACTCTATTTCAGACAAGGAGGGAAGATACAAATAACCAACGCTTCCTTTATCCCAAAAGGTCTTAATCATCACAATGTCCCCGGAATCATTTTCCTCATCTCCTACGAAATTGATGTCTGGAAAATCCTTGTCAGTCTCTGTAATTTCAGTTAAATCGTTGTAATTAAGTTTCTCGTCAGTTTCTTTCTCACAGAGTCCGTTGACCAAATCAACTAAACTTTCAACCTTACTTTTCATAAATTAACAAGTATAGAAATTAGAACTAATATAATTGGTATTATCGCACAGATCACAGAAAGTAATGGTAATATCCTCATAGCACATTGTCTAGTTTTATTTTCATACAACGAGTCATCCCTGTATTCTATGATCATCAATACTAAGAATGATAAAAGGAAAATCATACTTAGGATCATCGGTATAGCGTAGAAATAGATGATTAATGCCTTATCCATACTATATACTTTACTTTAAGTTAATAAACCAGTCCCCTGAATCAGAGTAGTGGTATCTACTCAAATATGTCGCGAATCGCGACACTCTTGATTATCTGATAGTTACTATCCAAAAATTGAAGTTAAAATCGTATACAGAACCCAGAGGAATGCCCCTACAATCGATGCACCTGAAATTATTCCAGCTGTATAGAAAAGTGCCTCACCCAAATCCTCACTAAATATAGCAATAACGATAGCTAAAATAATTACAATTACTATTGTAAAAATAAATAATTTTGTACTCACATATAATAATTTTAAATTGATTAGACGAAAAAAAAAATTACCGCTATCCTCACGGACTGCGGTAAATTAAAAAAACATTATGATGAAAGTCATGGTGTTCCCGCCGAGAATCGAACTCGGAGCCTACAGCTTAGAAGGCTGTTGCTCTATCCTATTGAGCTACGGAAACAGTTTGTACACTCAGAATCTTCGCAGATAAAAGTGTACAGTGATCAAATTTATAAACACATGTAATGTGAAGTAGGGTAAACCGGATTCGAACCGATGATCTCCACATCCCAAATGTGGCGGAATGACCTGACTATCCTACTACCCTGTTCTCCATGAATGTGACTCTTCATGGATTTCCACACCTAAACCAATAAATGTGGTACGGAGTATAAAATTATACCTAGGATCTAGAGCTCCACGGACCCCGTGAACTTACCCATGAGCTAAAACTCATGGACTTCGGACTTCATAGAGGATTGGCCTTTCAAAAGATTAGCTCTTACATCCTCTCCATCCGTGTAATCGACAGTTCCTGCCGATATATTCTTATTTAATCCTAAACGAAGGATATTGATAGCTGCATTAACATCACGATTGTGATTAGTATGACAAGATGGACATTCCCATTCACGAATAGACAAGTCTTTTATATCCTTATTGACATTTCCACAGACATTACAAGTCTGTGAGGATGGGTAATATCTGTCTATCTTTACAATCCTCTTCCCGTTCAAATCAGCCTTATATGTTAGCATATCAATAAAACTACTCCAACTTACATCAGCTATGGATTTAGAAAGATGATGATTTCTTATCATACCCTTAACATTTAGGTCTTCAATACAGATAGTATCATATCTCCGTATAAGAGATATAGAACATTTATGGAGATAGTCAGCTCGGCTGTTGGAAATCTTTTCGTGGAGTCTAGCAACTTTGAGTCTTTGGTTTTCAAACTCTCTGCTACCTTTCTTCTTACGAGAAAGATGTCTTTGCGCTCTTACAAGTTTGTCCTCGTATTTTCTTGTATATTTATTATTCTTGAAAACTTCTCCTTCAGAAGTGATAATAAAGTCCTTTAACCCCATATCCAAACCAACTGACTTATTAGTCTTTTCAAGTGGCGTTTCATATTCTTCTTCTGTAAGTACAGATGCAAAATACTTTCCACTCGGAGTTTTGGAGACAGTTACCCTACATATTTTTCCTCTTATTTCTCGATGTACTCGACACTTGATACCATCTCTAAATTTAGGTATGAAGAGTCTGTTATCGGAAATAGAAGCAAATTGAGGAGCAGTAAAACTGTTCTTAGAACGCTTGGATTTAAATTTAGGGAATTTTGTACGCTTCTGAAAGAAATTGGTATAGGCTACTTCAAGGCACTTGATAACAAATTGCAAGGATTGAGAATTTACTTCCTTAAGCCATTCGGTTTCTTCTTTCTTCTTCAATGTTGTAAGTGTCTTCATCTGTTCATAACAACTATCACTCTTACCAGTAAGCCTGTACTGTTCTATACGTTGATTGAGAAAGTAATTGTACACAAACCTAGCACATCCGAAATGTCTTGCCATCAAATCGGTTTGTGCCTTATTTGGGTACAATCTAAACTTGTATGTTCTATTAATCTTTCTCATATTTGCTTGTAAAGATAAATATTATTCGTAAGCAGCTAAAAGACGTGCATATTTGTGGAATGAAAGATAAGTATAGTCACATAAGGGAACAAGTACTTTTGAGGTGTCATCTTATTTTCCGAGCGGGAAACGGGGCTCAAACCCGCGACCCTCAGCTTGGAAGGCTGATGCTCTATCAACTGAGCTACTCCCGCAAACGCAGGGTCCGAACCATATCTTAGATGGTCAGACCCCGAAACTCAATCTACTTATAGATGAGCAAAATTTAGGTGAAAGTATGTAGACAAAATAAGTTGATCACTCTCACTTTAGAATACGAACTCTCACCCACTCCGCCACTGATTATGGAGAATAAACAGTCCCAACCTTTAAGCATTGACGGAAAAAGAGGCCGTTGGGATCTACTCTACGTAGAGGGTTTCAGTTCTAAACATCCGATATAATTTAACATCATATCAATGTAGCCGTATTAGGGCACACATACTGAACTGAGAAAGAATGTGTTTTTGATCGACTTACTATCAGATCTTGCGGTATGATAAGTAAGTACTGTCTTTTAATTTTTAAGACACCCAATGAAAGGTGTGCGGTGCTTGCGGAACTCGAATCCGCGACCTCCTGCGTGACAGGCAGGCATTCTAACCGACTGAACTAAAGCACCTTACTATCTGCTAAATTAAACCAACGGATTTTCTTATTCTCTGTATTACTCTAGTGGTAGTACAGTATTTATCTGCAACTTTTCTCCAACTACCCAACTCCTCATATGACTTTTCAAGGTCCTCTCTGCTTGGTTCTTTAGCTAATTTTTCCTCTTTCTCCTTCCTGGAACATTCTGGACACAAATCTCCTTTCCTAAGAGCCTTTGGGAATCTTACTCCACATCTCTTACACTCCTTCCCGGACCTAACGCTCAATGATGTTATATCTTCATTACC